CTTTATCTGTAGCAATAGATTTTGTTGCTCCTTTTTTATTACAAGTGTAACAAGTTTTATATTTATTATCTTTTAATTCTTTTCCGCAAGCTTCACAAGCAAATCCTGTAGATGTTGTTTCTTTTTTAGGTTCTACTACTGCATTTGCTCCAGTTAATTTTGAAACATAACGACTTACTCCTTTTTTCTCGTAAGTTACAATTATTTCATCACCTTTACTTAATTTTTCCAAATAAGGAACTACATTATCATTCAAATTATACCAGTTGTCATCCGATAATTTAAATGCTTTATTATCACCTTTTTTTGCTAATATTTTCCCCTTAATTTCCATTTTTATTCCTCCCTTATACTAATAGTTTTAATAAATTGTGTTTTCATTACTATTTGACGCAATTTTTGATGTGCTTCTTTTTCTGTTTCTGCTTTTATTTCTGCTCTTCTAATAAATAATTCGGTATCCCAATAATCTAATGTAAATATAAACATTATTTTTCCTTATTTATTTTCTTCTACAAATTTTTTAATTTCTTCGATATTTTCTAAAATCAATCTAGCTTTAGTTAATCCAAAAGCAAAACCAAACTTATCATTTTCATCTTTTTTTAATTTTAATATAGGTTTACCTTGATATTCGCTTCTTTCAATCATTTTATTTCTCCTTTATAGATTATATAATTTAGAAAGTTCTTCCCTTATACTATGATAAGGAAGTTTATTTAAATATAAATTTTTTATAGGCAAATTAGATAATATATCTTTCATGGGTTGTTCTATATGTGGTGGTAATTCTAATAAATTAACTATTCGTTTCCTCCTTTCAAATTCTATTTCCGTCTTAGGTTTTTCTAAAAGATTATCAGAAATATCTCCTTGTATTTTTTCTAATAATACTTTTTCAGGATTTTTTATAATTTTAAATTTTTTAGTGAGTGGAGAATAAATTTTTACGTTAGGAATACTTACTAACATTTCCCAATCTCTATCCGAAGAAACTAAAATAATTTCTTTATCTTTATAAAATCTACTTATCATACTCGCCCAATCGTCTGCTTCTAATCCAAATAATCTACAGAAATTCCAATTAATATTAGGTTCTAATTTACTATAAAAATCGTCAAAAGTTTTATATATTTCTTTCCACCAATCTTTATCTTCATAAGTTTCTCTAAATTCTTTTCTTTGAGCTTTATAATTAGTATCTTCTATTTTACGCCAAGAACGACCGTAATCGCATGCCATTATTACTCTATCTTCTAAAGTTGTTCCTACTTTTTTTAAAGTAGAAATACACATACGCATAAAAGTATAAGTAGCAGGCAATTCGGGTCTATTTCTATAACTAAAAATAGCACGATGTTTCAGAAATCCCTCATCTAAAACCACTATTTTATTCATTTATTTTATTTCCTCTTGAGGCTTAAATTTATAGTCTTGAGACCAATTTTTTAATTGTGTTTGTGCTGTAATAATAATTTTCTCAGAAACCGACACGTAGGCTTCTAAAATATTTCGTACCCTTCTAATTTGAGATACAGATTCGCTTGCTTCTTTATCGAGAGCAGCAACCGTTAGTTTTTCTCCTTTGCTTTCTATTTCTCTTTTTTTCTCTACAAAGTAATGTAATTCTTCGTTCTCTTTATGAGCGATAGATAAAGAATACAAAGGTTCAAGTGTTCCATAAGCACCTGTTGCTTGATTTAATATTTCTTTATATTGGTCTATAGTAGAAACAACTCCTTGTAAAAGTTGTTGAGAAATATCGTCTAATAAATTAAAAATATCTTTATAATCTTCTAATAATTTATTTAATCCTTCTACGTTATCGAAATAGTTAAATTTCATTTTCTTCGTCCTCCTCAATATTTAATCCTGTAAAAATTGTATAACTATAAAGTAATAAAGTACTAGCAAATTCATTAAGATAATTTTTATCTTCTTTTTTAGAATAATATATTATTATTTTTCCTAAACTCTGTAATATTTGAGTTAAAGTTTGTTCGTAATTATCTAAATCATCTATTACAGAAACTAACCTCTCTTGCATTTCTTCACCTCATTAAGTTTATTTCTTATTGCTTTAATTTCTTTATGCCAATAGCATTTATCAATCTTAATATTTTTTTCTTGTAATTTAATAATATTCAATCCATCTCCCCAATATTTAAAATGATTAAGCCTGTATAATTCCTCTTTGGCATAACGTAATCTTGCTTTGAATATTTTTGTTTTATCTTTATCAATCCTACCACAACAATTACATCCTACGCATATTTCTCCATAAGACCAGCCAGTCGCATAACAGTTTTTCATAATTCCATAATCTATATTATTCATACTCTCCTTCAGTCCTTTAGTTTTCCTTTCGCAAATAGAGCCATATTTCTCCCAATGCATCACAAAGATTATTACTATAGCTAAATGTTTGTAATGCCATTTTATCTACATTATGTCCTACCTGATACCTTACACTATCATTTTCAGGATATTGTTTTATGCTAACTTCTCTTGGTAACTCCTCTAAAATCTCTGTGGCGAGAGGGGCAGGGTATAGAACCTTGAAATCTACATAGTTTTTAGATAATTCTTTTCTGGAAAATATATCTATGTAGGCAGTCCAAGATTTTGTATTCTCGTGATAATTGCTCCCTTCACAATACCAAAATTCCGTTTCCTTTTTCCACCCTGATTCCTTCAACTGCTTGGCTATCTCTAAACTTACACAATGCTTATCCATTTAGTTTTCCTTTCGTGGGGTTATTAAGACCTCAAAACTTGAAATATGTATTCTTACCACTTTTATATCTGGCTTAATATCCATTATATATTTCAATCTCTCTTGCATTATTTTAACCCCCGCTCTTAAAATTAATACACCCATTCTGATATTCAGAACACCCACACCATTTCTTATGCCAGATTTCTTGGCCTTCCTTACACCACTCAGCGCATGCCTTATTCCACTCAGCCCATGTCCTATCCCACTCAGCGCATGCCTTATCCAGCTCAGCGCATGCCTTACGCCGCTCAGCGCATGCCTTATCCCACTCAGCGTCTGCCTTACACCACTCAGCGTATGCCTTATCCCGCTCAGTGCATGTCTTATCCCGCTCAGCCCATGTCCTACGCCAAGCAATCGGTAACTCTTCTATTGCTTCTTTTGGTAAGAGCTTAAACAATCGCAATCTTATTTCTTGTTCATTCTGGGGTTTATCTCTTTTTATCGCTTCTACTCTCTCGTCATAATTATAACAATGCTCAATCAAAATATTATGATGACAATGAATAGAAAGACCTGATTTAATTATACTCTCTTGCATTTATCGCACTCCTTTTCTAAAAATTCTATCATCTTATGCATAGCTATCTTTGGAGAATATCTATATCTTTTATTTAATTTATTCTTCATTTAATTCTTTAATAAGTTGTTGAATATCTTCATCAGTTAAATTAGAATCATTTATATCACCATCTGGATATTTAGATAAAGAAGGATAAACAATCCAAAATAACCATTCTCTAATAATTTTTATTTTATCCATTTTATAATCCTACCTGTAATCTTTCTTCTATTCCAATTTCTTCCTTACCAAGATTTCTTCTCATATCATCAATACACTCTTCACAAGGTAAATCTGGTTCTGGAGTACAATCTCTTTCGTATTCTTTATTACAAATAGGACAAGTATGAATTAATCTCATATTAGTCCTTTGAGTTTTCTATCAAGATTTTTAGCATCGCTTAATGCTTTTTTGCTTGTTTTTCTATTTTTATCTGTATAATGATTTTCTTTACAGACACCTATCCAATATTTACCTATTTTTAAAGCACAAAAACCTCTTAAAACTTTTATCATTCTTAGTCCTTTGGGTTAATCCCAGAGATTGAAATAAAATTTCTTAAAATAATCAAATGCTCTCTCTAATTCATACATATAACCTTCTGATAATTTTTTATTTTTTAAAACTTTCATTTCGAATAATTCGGGTACTAATTCGAATCCTCTAATAATTATATCTAATATTGTTTTCCATTCTTTCTTTGCTAATTTATCTTTTTGTTTTTGTGTTAATTTATTATTGATTCTATATTTTTCATAAATATCACTAGGACAACCATGATGTACTTTTTTTAAATGTTTAATTCCTTCTGTAATGACTTTAGCTAAATAAATATCAAAATCCCAAGTATCTTCGTTTGACCAACCTCTAAATCCTCGTTGTATAAATGATTTTATTTTTAAGGGTCTATCATATAACCAATTATACCAAATATAAAATCCATAGTATCTAATGTCATCTAACCATGTTCTTTTTGAAATATTTTTAATAAATTTAGGTGTAACTAATTCAGTTTTCATTTTTTAATTGTTTTATAATTTCTTCATGTAATAATTCAGATGCTTGTCCTCTAATTTCATTATCTATTACTTTTTCTAAATTTTTACATAGATAATAAGTCGTTATTTTTGTTATTAAATAAAGACATAGAAAATAAATACAAATTCCTAATATAATTTTAATGATTATTTTCATTTTTCTCCTTTAAAATAATTGGGTAAATCGCTTAATTCTTTTGGAAGTAATCCTCTTTCGATTAATTCTTCTGTATGTATCATTGCTCCAACATTCCAAATCGCAGCAGCTAAATGGTCTTCATCTCTTTGTCCTTCTAAATGTTTATAAAGATGCCTAACTGCACTATCAAAATAACGAGATAATGGTTGTCCTTTTTCCCAATTTCTATCACCATACTTAACTGCTCCATTTTCAAAGTGTTTGGCTAATCTCTGAAGCATAAGAGGGCTGATTAAATCATAACGACCTTTGCCAATGTTCGTATCTCTTACACTGCCCGTTTTAAATTCTTGTCTTTTTCCTGAATCTTTTACTTTATCGTATTTCATTTTTTATTCCTTATTTCTTCAAGAGCTTCTTCACATTGTTCAATTACTATCTTAATACATTCTTTGCAATATTGACCAAAAAAGGTAGTTGAGGCTGTATTTTTATTTTTACCACAAAATTCGCATTTCATTATTATTTCTCCATTATTTCCCGAAAGGTTGAATATAAATAAAAATATAAAGTATAACCAAAGCTAAATTCATTCCAAAACCCAGATTCCAATCTTTTTGAATAATACCAATTATAGTTAATCCTCCAAAAGAAGTAATAGCAATAATCTGCAAAATAAATTTAATATAGTTAATCATTCTTTTTTTCCTCTTTTATTTCGATTTTGGGTTCTTTTCTTTTAAGTTTATATTTCTTATCAATAAATTCTAAATAATCCTTCAAGCTATTAAATGCTTCTCCACCACTAACCAAAACACCTTGTAATAAACTTTTAGGTAATTCTTTTTTCAATAAATCGGTAATTAAATAAATAGGAATATTATGTTCTAATGCTATTCCACATTCAAAAAAACTGCCACAATTATGTACGATAAATCCATTGGCTATAAAATTTCCTGTTGTTGTTACTATATCATATACGGGTAATCTATAATACTTTTCCGAAGTAACAAAATTTCTCATTTTATCAATAGTAACTGTTAATTTTTTTCTTTTATATTCTAACTGACTGGGAATTTCAGCAAAATATAATTTACTTAAACAAATACATACCTCTCTATGAGAATTAACTTTTCTATTTTTTATAAATGAATCTCGTAATTTTCTTATATTCTTAGAATAATGTAAATCTAATTCATTACAATATTTTTCAAATATTGCTATTTGTTCTTCATGAATAATGCTCTGAGTATAACGAATAGATTCTTTTTCATAATATCCATCGGCATCGATTGCTCCAGCAATCCAACCCTGCTTAAATGAAATAATATTATCGTGAAGATGTTTCCATTCTTTTAATATTTCGTAATCTCGAATAGAATAAGTAGCTACTTCAAAATATATATTATTGTTTTTTTTCAATATTCTTTTTTTTGGATTAAATTTAAAATATTTTAATAAATTATATATTTTATCTATCTCAATCTCTTTATCACTTAATGCAGAAACTCGATGTGCTACTTTAGATTCCCAGAAATTACCATCGTGTTGTAAATATCCCACCAACCATCCCTTTAAAAATAAATCATTTTGATAAGCAAATGGCAAACTAAAAACTTCATTTATATCAGAAATAGATTCATATTTACTTCCATGTTTTTTATTTGGTGATAAAAATTTGTGTTCGGGAGTTGTTATTATTTGATTGTCAAAAGAATCTTTTGTTAATAAAGTATTTTTTTTGCCTTTATAATATTTCTCCATAACAATTGATGTAATTAATTTAGATACTCCATTTATTTTAATTATTCCCTTTATTTTATCCCCTATTTCAATTTCTCGAATTGATTTAGATGTCAAATCATCCATAAGAATTTGACTATTTTCTTCAATACAAGGTTTATCTCCTTTACTATAAGTAAAAGTTAACCAATTAGACATAGTTACATAATCAATATCTCCTGGAATATGTACTAATTCTTCTTTTCCATCTATATATTGTTTACCTTTCCAAATCTCTTTGGCTTTTTCTTTGAATAATTCCCAATTACCAGAAGCTACCCAGCCAGACATTTTTTCTTTTATTTCTCCTGTTCTTAAACCTGTTTTTGATGTTTCTAATTTTACAGGATTAATCGGATATACATTTCTCAATAATAATTCTTTTTCTACAATTTCTCGTTTTTCTGTGCCGTCGTCTTTTTCGACACAAATTTCCATAGAACCAATAAGATATGTAATATATCTATACTGTTCTTCTATTTGTTCTGGAAGTGGATAACCTCTATTTTCTTCCATTAATACTTTACTCCTTCAAGAAACGCTTTAATTCTAGGTAAACTAATAGATAAAGCTAGACTAGATTCGGGTACAAAATCTAAACCTACTTTATAACCATCTACATTAGAAGGTATTCCTATTAATTCTCCTCTAATATTAAATAAACCTCCACCTGAATTTCCAAATGTACTAGTATTGTCCGACATATAAAAATCTTCGTCTTTATTACTTAAAATTCCTTTCGAAATTGTTCTTTCATATCCTAACGGATTACCTATAGAATAAACCGTATCTCCCTTTATTGGTTCGTTTTCTGCTATAGGTAATTCTTCTAAATTATCATCTAATACTTTAATTTGAAGTAATGCTAAATCATTATCAGTATCATATTTTTTTATTTCTGCTTCATATACTATTATACCTCTTACTATATTATTTTCGTCTGATTTACTATACATTACTTTTGCTTTTTCATTTATACCTTGTTCATTTATCCAAATAACATCGTCTATAACGTGAGCACAAGTTAATAGGTACATGGAATCTTTTGTCTTTTTAATTATAGTACCAGACCCCATTCCTTCTAATCCTGACACAACAACACTTCCTTTTAGAAGTTTTTCTGTATCTGGAATAATAGGTATAATATCTTTAATTTTAGATATATTATCATTAGTATTTTTTTCTAATTCTTGAACAGTAGCTAATATTTCTATCATATTATCAAAAGTTTCATTATTCATACTTACTAATTGACTAATTTTTCTATTTATTCTTTTTTCCGACAAAGCGATTTTCATATGTAAATTAAAAATATTTAAAATAACAAATACTATCAAAAAAACCTTAAACGTTACTAATAATACTTTTAACGCTACTTTCAAGATTTTTTTAATCATTTTACTTTTCCTCCCCATAAATAAATCTATCCTCTTTTGGTTTTTGTTTTTTTATTTCTGCTATAATAAATTGAAGTAAACATTCGTATTTATCAAAATGATAAGTTGTAAAATTTATTATTAATGCAATCGGAGTATCTTGTCCTACAATATAAACATCGCAACTTTTACCGCAAGTATCACATATTTTTTCTTTATAGTGTAGATTATTACATTCTTTACATTTAATTAACTTATACATTTTTATTATTCTCCTTTTTAATTTCGTTTCGAATGAACTCTAGCAAACATTCCTTATTACAAAAATGACATTCCATTCCATCTAAACCACTTCCGTAACCAAAACTAACTGTTATAGATATATAATTTCCTTTTTCTGTAGATTTTTCACAATTGTCACATATATATCCTTTGAGAATATTTCTATGGCATTCCGAACAGCCTTCAATATTTTCCATTTTTTTCTCCATTTAAAAATAATTTATATAAAAAATTATCTATCTTTATCTTTATTTTTTCTAATAAAGTTTTTCTGAAAATTCTATTATAATTATCAGAATATCGTTTATTATATCCTACAAATGGTTTATCCATTATTTCTTTCTTTTATGTGTTTTTCTACGTCTAAATTTTAATCCTTTAGATGAAGCTAATTTTTCTAAATATTTATCAAAAATTAATCCTAAAACGTCTCCCGAAGAATAAGATAATGCGTATAAAATTAATAAATTTATATTTTTAATATTTTCTACTATTTGAGAAACTATATATACCCATAAAAATATATTAATAAAAGCAGTTATAAAAGATAATAATTTATTACTTTTTTGTCTAAATTTAGAATTTATAGTCGTTCCAAATGCTTCCAATAAACCTATTATAATAACTATTATATATTTAATCATTCTCTTTTAATTATAAATAAATTTTATCCGTTTTTTATTAACAAATATAAACCTACTAATAATATAATTAAAAAAATAATATTTATCATCTTATTTCTCCTTTTGTAATTTTAAAGATAATTTAATTAAATCATGGTCTATATTTTCTATTTCTAAAGCGTCTTTATGAATAAGATTTTTTAATCCTCGAATATCATGTCTTTCAGAAATTGCTCCTAAATCTCCCGATATAATTTTTAAATCTCTTATTATTTCACCTAATCTCTTTGCATCATTAATCGTCTGATTATAATCAAAATTAGGAGAAGAATAATCTATGCCCAATTTCTGACAAACTTCTGCAATAGTTAAACTTATCCTTTTGCCTTCCATTATAATTCCTCCACCCAATTACTTTGATGTAATAAAAATCTTCTTCCACATACACATTTATTATCTCCATCTTTATATATATCAATCGTTAATTCTTCTTTACAATAAGGACAAATAATACCTGCCATTTCCTCATCAATCCAAAGAAAATTTACTCTTATTTTATTAGATTTAATCATTTTTTATCTTTTTGATAATTTATACAATGTTCTTCTTCACATATAAATTCATCATTATCTGGATGATTACATAAAAAATTTTGTTCACAATCACATAGAGTTCTAAATTCGCATTTCTGAGAAAATTCTTCCCATACGTTCATAATTACCATCTCCTCACAATAAAAATTACTCCCACTATTACTAATAAAAAAATCCAAATATCAATAATTCCAACAATTATCATTCGACATCTCCGTTAGTTTCTCTTGCTTCATCTTCTCTTTTATCTAAATACCTACGTCTAAATTCATCTGCACAATGTTGAATTGCATAAACACAATCATGAAGGGTGGAATATCTATTTTCTCTGGTTGACATAAATTTCTTCATAAGGGTAAATACTAAATATTCCAAATCTCCTTTAGTTTCTATTCCAGTAGAAGATTTAATTGCTTTCATTATTATATAATATTTATCTCTTTGAGTTTGATTAATATAAGGCATTTTATCTCCTATCTATTAATTCCTTTATCAATTCAATACCTAATGAAAATATTACAAACATTCCTACTAACCAAAAAAAACATAACATTATTATAACTATAACTTTTATCATTTTAATTTTTTAGATAATATATATAATAAACTTCCAATAATCATTGCTATTAAAATCGCTAAAATTTTCATTTTATTCTTCCCTTGCAGATAAAATTAAACCACATTTCGAACAAACTCGATTTAAACCTATTCCTTCGAAAGTATGATTTTTAATAATAATCTTAGGATTTTGGCATTTATTTACATCTATTGCTCCCTTTTCTTCTAAAATAATTATTTCGGTATGACATTTTTTATCCATTTTCTTTTCTCCTATTTTATTTGATTTATTTCTTTTAAAAGGTCATCAAATACTTCTTTTCTTAAATTACCATTGCTGTAAAAATCACGCCAAAATTGTCTGCGTCTTTGGCGATTAATTCCTGATTTTTCCATTTTTTCGTCAACGTATTTAAGTATTTTTATACAACGTTGAAGGTCTACTTTTATTTGTTGATATTTATTATATTCTTTTTTCTTTTTCTGATATTCAATATCGAAAACTAAAAATAAACTATTATATAATCTTATCAGTTCTCTTAAATAGGCTTTTCCTGTATCTCGGAACAGAAAAATAATTTCTTTTAAAGTTTTTTTAATTTTTATTTGAGTATATAAGTACTTTATTAATCCTAAATGTAATCTAACAAATTGCATTTATTCTCCTTTTAGAATTTAATGGTAAATTTTCCTAATACTTTCTCAAAAAATCCTCGTTCTCCTTTATTAAATCCTGTTCCTACACTTACTCCAAATGCTGAATTTTCACTTAATTTATACGATATTCCAAACGGATAAAATCCCCCATTCGTTAAACAAACGTCTGCAACCCACTTAAAATATTTTGCGTATCTAATTCCTATTCCATATTCCATTCCTGCTTTTACATTACTGATTCCTAATCCACCAACAACAACAGGTTCTAAAATAAATCCATACGGTTTTAAATATTTTCTCAAATTATCTAAATCCTTAACCTTAATATCTTTTAATACTGTTTTTTTATCTTTATCTAATACTTGCATACTTCCGTCTTTTTGGATATGTAAATAATGTTCGTTTAATTTTACAAATTCTTCTTTTCCTCTCCAATCTATTACAACAGGTTTTCCTAATTGTCCTTTATAATAACAATAACCCCCCCAAACACCCATTACAATACCTATAATTGCCAATCTAATTAACCAAGTTCTAATCGATAATTCTTGACTTACAGTTTTTCCCCATAAATCCGACCTAACAACTGACGTAATTCCTGTTACTAATTTTTTTGTATCAAATTTTTCATTTTGAATTTTTGCTTTTAATTGTCCAGAAATTAAATTTTTTAAAATCCAAATTATTATTCCTGCCAAGAAACCGCCACTTAACAATAATATATCTTTCATTTATGCTCCCATTGGTTTTTTTAATTTATCTAAAAAATAATCTAACGATTTTAGAGGTTCTTTAGGTTTTCCTTTTCCATCTATTTCTTGTCTATGATTAACTATACCATTATACCATTTTGTTATTTCTCTAATCTTATTTTCGTATGTCTTTTGACTTCTTCCTTTTTTTCTCATAATATCCTTTTATTGAATATAAATATTAATAAAAAACAAATTATTGCTATAAATAACTCTTTTAATATTTCCATATTACTTTTTAATTAATAAAGTATTACTATTTAGTTATAACTAAGTTAAAATACTTACTATAATAAAGCGTAACAGTTCTTTTTTGATTAATCATTTTATATCTTTGTAATTAAATAAAAGGAGAGAAGATATTTCCTATTGAATTAACCATTATCCTCATCATTATTTATGGTAGAAAATAGATTCTTCTCTCCGATTATTATTTTAATCTTTTTTGTATAAAATTCTTGCCAAAAAGTTCTGTTAAAATTTGCTCTTACATTACATGAATTACATAAAGTAATTAAATTTTCTTCATTGTAATTTATATGATTATAATCAATATGATGAACATCCAAAATTCTACCTCTTACTATCAAATGTTCTTCTTCGGTCATACCGCAATTTTGACAAGTATAATTATCTCGTTTGCGAATTAATTCTCTAAGTTCATCATTAAATTCTACGGGATACGACTCATAACCTTTACCATGAATATAAGCACCAGATAGTATACCTTTTCTTATTCCTGTCCTTTTTGCCCATTTATGATAGCATTTTTGACATCTAATTCCATAAAAAGTTATATGAGTACCACAATCCATACATTTATTATTTTTGGTTTTACCATGTTTATAATTGTAATGATTTTTACCTGTGATAGTTTTAAAATAACATTCTTGACAATGTTTTACATCTTTAGTTATTTCTTTACCACATTCACAATAATATTTTTTAAAATTTTGTTTGCGACACAAATCAGAACAATATTTTTTATTAGAACCTTTAAAAGATTTAAATTCTTTATTACACTTTGGATTTTTACAAATTTTGATATTCATTTTATAGTTTAAATCCCTTTGATAATTCTATTCCTTTAAAATCTAATTCAAATGCCCAAGTCATAGGTCTGGTCTTATTCGTACCAAAAAACCATTGTTTAGGCTCTGTATAAATACCATATAATTTACGAGCATAATCATCAAAAGGTATCCATGCCCCGTTAGTTAATAAAACTCCTTTATCTCCTATTGGTTCTTTTTCAAGAGAATGAAAATGACCCATCATATAGACATCGTACTTTTCTTCTGGTAAGTTTATATAAACATCTTTAGCTTTTCTAATTCGAGTAGTTTTTGCTCCACCACCGCTTTCATCTCCATGTGTCATAAAAAACATGTGATTATAAACTTTAGTAGAATAATATCTGGATGTAGGGATAGTAACTGTTACTTTATCATTTTTTGCAGTTTTAAACATTAATTCCAATGTTTTATAAATATGGTATTCTAAATAATTTTCAACTGGCATATCTGCTTTTCGATTACTCGTTGACATCGAATGATTACCAACTATACAAAAAACTTCTATTTTTGGAAATAATTTGCATAATTCATTTATTAAAAATGCAAAATCCCTTACAGCATCCCAAATCTGGTTTCCTGCTATTTTGGTTATTTTAAATTCTTGCCCTTCAAAAACATAGCCATCTCCTTCTATTAAATCTCCCAATAAAAATATATTTAGTTTTTCAAAACAATATGTATTTCTTTGCATAGAAATTATCTCTACAATCGAATCTAAATATCTCTGTAACATTATTTTTCTAATACTGTCATTGTAAGTTTCAATTTCTTTTTGTAAAGGAGGATAATAAACTTTATTCGATTTTCCTATATGCATATCGGAAATAATTGAATTAGCAATTTCAGATTTTTTATTTTTTTTGTAATCTATTAAACATTTTACTGGTTTCAATCCACATACATATTTGTCTATTTGACTATTAAAAATTTCAAATATTTGATTATACATTTCACTTCTATTATTTTTGTTTATTATAGATTTATCTTCTTTCTCATTTTCAATCATTTTTGGTTTTCCTCTCGTCAAATTTGCTCTGCGGTGCATAACAGATTTATAGGAACGATTAAGTTCTCTCGCTATCTCTTCCGTAGTTTTGTTCTCTTCTACCATTTCAAGTAATCTTTTTTCTTCTTTATCATTCCATTTCATTTTTTTCTCCTCAAAAATTATATTTATCAGGAGCAAAATTATAAATTTCTACTATATAATATCCTATTCTAAAGATACCTATATCTTGTGTAAATAAAATTCCAAAACCTAAATAATCTTTATCTTTATAAATCTTCATATTATCTCCTAATTTATTATTTAACTTTAGTTAATATTTTTCCTATATAATATTCTTGCCAATAATTTCGATTGTAATTTGCTCTTGTATTACAAGGATTGCAAGTAGTTATTAAATTATCTTTTTTACAATCTATACAATAATGTTTTTCGAGAGTAAATCCTGTTTTGAAATTAGGATGATTTTTGGGATTTTTATATTTTCCTTTTTGAGAACAGTGTCGACATTTTTTAGAATTATTTTGAATTAACTTTCCACAGTCTTTACATTTATTATTATCAGAATAATGATATTTATTCATTTCTAACTCTTTCTTTTAAAAAATTTGTATATGCAGATAATAAAAAATCCTCTATTTTATTTCCGATTGTTTTATTTATCGGATAAACAGAGGATATAACTTTTCCATTAGCCAAAGTAATACGAGGATATGAAATATAATACCCTCCAGTTGGCTTTGTATAAATTCTTGCTTCGTTTATTCTTATTAAATTTTGGAAAGTAAAAGAAATATAGCAAACTAAACCTTTATCGGTTGGCTTGATGGGATAAAATGTTAATTCACTTATTTCTTCCTTTTTTCTTCGATTAGTCATCTCTTTATCCTTCTACTTATAAGTATACTAAAAAAACTCAAGAATTTAAGTAATATTTTAATTTTTTTTCTAATTCTTTACTTATTTGACTAATTCTCGCACTACTAATTCCAAATCTTTTGGCTATATCTACCTTTTTCAACCCTTTTTCTTTCAATAAGATACGAATATATTTTTTTTCTAAATCAGAACAAGAAATTATAAAATCTTTCATATCTATATTTTCTAAAAAATCTTCTTCTTTAGTATCTAAAATTTGTAATTCTTCTAATTCTCCTTCGTTATTTTCCTTATTAAAAGGTTTATGTGTAATACTTTTTATAAAATCTTTAGTTAAAAACGAGGGAGTCCAATCAAACATACAACTATAAAGATAAGTATAGAAACTTTTAGATATATCATAATTTTCTATAATTCTTAATATTTCTAAAATTAAATCTTGTTCTACGTCCATATAGTCGCATAAATTATAACTTCTAAGATTAAAAAATCCTTTAATACATTCGCATTTATCACAAGTTTTACATTCCGTTTTATTTTCGATTATACATTGACGACAAAATTTACATTTATGATAAAGAGACAATGGATACCATTTTCTTTCGTAAATATATTTTGCTTTCTTTCTAATCAAAGGTCTAAAATATATAAGTATTTCTTCTAATAATTTTTTATCTTTTATTTCTTTATATAGTTTTATTTTATTTTCTATATCTAATCTATTTTCTTCATTAAGTTTATTATTCATTATTTTTTCTCCTTCTTTCTATTTCGTCTAAATTTAAAATTTTATATCCTTCTTCTCTTAATTCTCCCGTTAATAAATCTTTATCTTTTTCTGTAACTCCTAAAAATTTAATTTTATCTTTTTTCTTATTCATAATTTCTAAAAATTCCTCGTGCATACTTTCTCCTGCTTTCTTACCATTTTTTAAAGCAAGTTCGCAAATTTCTAAATAATCTGATATGTTCATCATAAAAAGTGCTTGTTTTTTATTTTTCATTTTAAAATTCTCTGACATAATAATCCGACATTCTTTACAAACGTATAAAGGATAAACTACTTCTCCATCGTCGCTAATATTTATAAATTCTCCTTTAAAAATATACTTACCACAAAAATCGCATTTCTTTAATCCTAATAACTTTAAAATTTTATTCTTCATCTTCTTTAACCTCTCTCATAAAATCATTTCTTTCATCAAATCTATAACTATTTTCTAACCATTCTTGTTCTGTCATTTAATTATCCTATTTGTTTTTTATAAACTTCTTGTGCTAATTTATCGTCGGGATTTGCATAAATTAGGGTTGTTTGTAAGGAATTATGTCCTAAAATACGTTGTATAACTAATGGACTAATATTTTGTCTCATCATATAAGTAGCGGAAGAATGTCTAAAAATATGAGTAGATATATTTTTATTTAAATATTTTCCTATTTTCTTCGATAAGTAATTAATTTCTGCTAATGTAATAGAAAAAGCATTATTTAATTCTTTTTCCGAATTAAAATAATCTGTTAAATCTTTAATAATTATATTAGGAAAATAAACTATTCTTTCAGTCTTATCTTTTTGCCCCCAAATATTTACCGAACAATTTATTAAATCTATTTTTTCTCTATTTAAAGAAAGTAATTCTCCTTTTCTAATTCCTGTAAAAAATAAGAATTTTAAGATAGCATTGCATTTAGTAGAAGACATCCCTGCTTTGCTATAAGTAGAATAATACTTTATTCCTTGTAAAAGTTCTTCAAAAGTAATATATTTAGGTTGTTTTCTTTCTACTTCTAATAATTTAATCTTAAACCATTCGTTATTTTCTTTGGCAATATTTAAAAAAGAATAAAATGACCTCCCTGATTTTATAAAATTGTTTTTGCTATTGCTGGAATAAGAAGAACAATTAAAAAAATCAGTAATATTCTTTTGACTAATATATAAATAATCTATATTTTTTTTATTACAATATTGTAACCATAATTTTATATAATTATAATAAACCATTGATTGATTTCTTGCCAATAAATATTCTTTATATCTAATAAGATTTTCCATATTGCCTTTTTTTATAAATTTTTTGTAGTAATTTACCTAAAATTATAGTTTCTTTATAATCAAAATAATTACTTTTGATATTACAATTACATCGGCAACACGCCAGAATAATATTATCTAAAGTATATCCTTTATTATTATCTTTTCTATCTATCGATAACCTATTTTTATAATATTTGTTAGTTTCTTTTTTATCTTTTTGTAATTGATTTATATTTCTTTTGCAATAATGACATTCTTTATTCTGTAAATTATACCAATTAATAAAATCTTCTTTTTTAATTGTTACTTTTATATTTTTAGTTTTTGCTCTTGTTTTTAAGCAATTATAAATTCCTTCTGGAGTTCTATTGTATTTTTTAGCATAAATTAATCTTTTTTGTTTATGTTTTAAATATTGTATTTTATTATATTCTTTAATAATTGACTTATATAACTTATATTTCTTTTTATTGTATCTATTCTGATATTTTTTATATTTTAAAGAAGTTTCTCTATATATTTTTAAAACTTTAATGCCCTTTAGAGATTTTATATATTTTTTTCTTAAAATTTTTATACATTTTTTACAGTAAGAAGTAATGCCTTCTTTAGAATATTTCCATCTATAAAAATTAGATAGATGTTTTCTTTTTTTGCATTTATTACAAATTTTTGTATTCATTTTTACACACATCCCCAACAACAACCTTGTTCAATATTTTCATTTCATTATTAAGTTAATATGATATTCTTTTATTTTTTCTAAAAATGTTATTACAAATTCTAAAGCGTCTGTTTCGGAACATTCTGCAAATTGTTGAACAAAATTAGAAAGTATTTCCATAAAAATTATTTCTTTCTCATTCTGCTTTTTCATTTAATTTTCTTTGTTTATTTTCCCATTGTTTTTGTGTTACGTGTCCTATTACATAACAAATTCTTATACTATCATCTTCTTCTAACTCTATCATTTCATTACATATTTTGCATTGTTGTTTTTTCATTATTTTAACCCCTGCAAGAATAATAAACCTTTATTTGTAATAATACGCCCCCTTGAAGTTCGACTTAACATTCCTTGTCTCAATAGGTAAGGTTCGGTTAATTCTTGATATTCCTGCCTTGTTTGATTAGCAATAATTGATAATGCTTCCATTCCAATTGCTTTTCCGTTAGTATCTTTAAGATGATTTAAAATTTTTACATCTATATCAGTTAATCCTTCAGATATTATGCGGTTCATTTTCATAACCTTATCAATATTTCCATTTGTTGCTATTACAAAATCAAAAAATGAAATAGCCATACGGGGCGTGTAACGCACATTTCTACTTATAATATCATAATCTTCTTCTGGAACATTTAATTTATGTATTTGTTCATTATATTGTTTTAATAAACATTTGATATTTTCCGCCGAATAATCTTCTAAATAAATTTTACATTGTATCCTATCTAAAAATGGTTGACATCTTTTTGATAATATCCAAGTATCTGTCGTTGCCCCTATTAAAATAAATTTTCTTAAAATTTTTCCGGCTAATTTAAAATCTTCTATAATAGGCAACATATAAGTTAAAACTTTTTTATCTAATTCTGCAATTTCATCAATAAATAAAACATTTGGTAAATCGCTATCTTGATTTTTAACTAAAAAATCATTTAAAGTTTCTATTTCAAAATTACTGCCCACATATACATTAAAATTAAATCCTAAATTTTTAGTTATTATACCTGCGAGAGTAGTTTTTCCATATCCAGCATTACCCATTAGTAAAAAATGTCGGGGAAAACCTTTTTTAATAAGTTCTATTGTTAATTTTGCTTTATCTTTTGCCTTATCCTGCGATATATATTGTTCAAAAGTTTCGGGTCTATACATAAATTTGGTAGGAGTGTGCGGTTTTTGTATATAACTTTCTTGTAAAGATTTTTCTTCTGGAGAATTTTCGGTATTCTTTTTTTTCATACCAAATAATTCCATAGCATAACTTAATCCTGTCGCTTCCCAAATAGTATCAAATATATCCATTTTTTATCCGTTGTCCTTATTTTTGCCTTGATTTCTTGCCATAGTAGCCCTTTCTTGCCCTTATTAATAAAAAAGACCTATCTACCCTCTATTGAGCCAATTTCTTGGGTAAAATAGGTCTTATTCTGCCTTAATGAGTTCTTACGAAGTGATTAAGGGCTTTAATAAATTATTTATTTATAATTCTTTATAAATTTCTTTTTCTGTGTCGGCTTCATACTTTAATCTCGGAATTAAGCCACCAGCGATATTATTTTCTTCAATAATAATATGGCTCTCTACGAAATTATCTTCTGTCGCTAAATAACCCTCAATATCTTTCGGATTATCTGCTTTTACCAAAAATTCGCAATAAACTCTAAATACTTTTTTCATCTTATTCTCCTTTTTCTAATTTCTCAACTGCCTTGTTAAGTCCTGTTAAATGTCGTTTTATTTCTTTTAATCTATCAACTCTTGTTTCTGTTTCATCTAAAATTTCCCCTAATAGATTATGTAACCCGCTTTTTGTATCTTCATCTAAATTACTTTCTAATAATGAGTTTATTTGTTTTTGTAATAATTGTTTATCTATAATCATCTTTTACCCCTCCTTTCATAATTTATATAATAATTCTCTTATATAAATACAAATATATTTTAATTCTTTTAATATCAAATGAAGATGTAATAAATCAACTACACAAAAAACTAATAAAACTAAACCTAAAAATAACAATAATATGTTATTCATTTTATCCTCTATTTTATCATTATACAAATTAAATTGATTAAACTGCAAATTAAAATAATTATCAAACAAATTGTTTTTATCATTTTATTATAAATCCTCTTTTTTCAAGTTCTCTTTTATAATTTTGATAAACTTTTTCTCCCATTATCTCTTTATTTCTCTGTATTAAACTTAATGTTTCGTCGCCACCTATTTCTTTAAACCATTTATTTATATTTTCTTCTGCTTGTTCTTCTAAAGATTTCATAACTATTTCGTCTAAATTTAAGATATGTAATATTTGTCCGCAAAATGCACAATGAGTAAAATGTTGTCCACTTTCTATAAGTTCTAATTCGTCTTTTTCAAAATCTGAACAATGATTATCACAAAAGAATTTTATTCGCATTATTTTTTACCCTGTTCTGTTTCTATTAATATCCATTTATCATTTATTTTTTCTTCAATTCTAAAATGAGTTATTTGTTCTTCATTTTCAAAAGAAAGTATATAATTATCTACCTCATCTCTTGTAGAAAATTGTTTTGCTTCTATTCTTCCTTTATTAGTTACTATTCCGCATTTATACATTTTATTTTATTAATTTAGATAATAAATCTATAATTATTGTGAGTTTATTAGAAATTTCTGCTAAACCCATTATTATAAGTATAATTGCTATAAATCTTAACATTTTTATATCTCCTTCTTAATTAAATTATTTATTTAAAGTTTAAACCCTGTAATTAATTCATCTACTTTAATTCTCGGATAACTAACTGCTCGGTATCTTTCGATATGTCCTACTTCTGCGTCAGTTATTAAAGTAATATCGGCAATTATTTCATTTTTCTTAATAATAATGTTCTTTGCCTCAACTTCTGTTCCACTTAATTTAGATAATCCGTTAGCCCTCAATTCAAATAATTCTAATGCGGTTCTTACTTTATTTTTGTATTCTTTATTCATCTTATTCTCCCTTTTTGATTAAAATTATAACTCAACTATTTTATATTCAAAAGCACAATTTTCTTTAGCAAATTGAATAGCGTCGTATTCGTTATCAAAGTTTACTATTTCTCCGCTTTCATTTATCATAGCCCCCATAAATCCCTCTGGTAATAATCCATTCCACTCTAAAATTATATACATTTTATTTCTCCTTTATTTTAACTCTGTATCTATTGCTTCTAAATTACCCGAATATATAACACCCTTATCATCTTCTACGGTAACACATAAAATATCCTCGTCGATATATTCGAAACTTCTAATTTCTAATTTAATATTTTTATTTTTCATTTTAAAATTCTCCTTGTATTTTTAATCCGTTACCGTTTATACTTATACTTTTTATATTTCCTTTTGTATCAACTATTTTTTCAATAACAGGTGCATTTCCTATTATTCTATCTATTTGTTCTAATTTTATATTTATTTTTTCTATTAATTTTTCTTCATAAGATTTCCCTAACTTAACATCGACTTTTAAACCAACAATATCTATTTTATTTCTATTAAAATTTTGTCTAAAAAATGGTCTTAAACTTATTCTTTTAGTATCTAAAATTCTAAAAGAAGTTTCTAATACATATTGAGTTTCTTCTAATTTATTTACTCTATTATTAACATCGTCTATTCTTGAATTAGTAGAATTAATATTATTTTGTAATTTATTATCTCCATTTATTCTTTGAGTAGTTTCAGAATTTATATTAGTAGTTAAATCATCACCCATTTGTATTCTATCAAAATGTTCTACATCTATATTATCTTGGAGTGTATTATCTATATTTTGTAAATCAATAACTGTTTGAGGGTCTACATCTTTTCCTTTTTCGCCTGTATCCCCCTTATCTCCTGTATTTCCTGTATCGCCTTTATCTCCTTTTTTTCCTGTTTTACCTGTCTTACCTATATCTCCCTTGTCGCCTTTTTCGCCTTGAATTCCTTGTTCTCCCTGTATACCTTGCTCTCCATTAAGTCCGTCTAATCCATTCTGCCCGTCAATTCCATTTAAACCATTTATTCCGTCTTTTCCGTTTAAACCTGTTATTCCTTGTTCGCCTTTAATACCTTGAACGCCCTGTATTCCTTGCTGTCCTGTCGCCCCTGTATCTCCTTTTAAACCTTGTATTCCTTGAAGCCCTGTATCGCCTCTATCGCCCTTGTCGCCTTTTAATGTTGGTATCGTTGCGGGGTCAACCCAAGTTCCTATATCATCTTTTTCTCCTTGTATTTCTCCAGAGTGAATTAAAATATAACCTTTATTACCATTACCACAGTCTTTTACATTACCTATTTCTTTACTCGGACAATTATCTCCTACACAAGCATAAGCCAAAGAAGTAAATAAAACTAACCCAATTACTAATACTAATACTTTTTTCATTTTTACCTCTCCTTTTTTATTATGTTAAATCTATATCTATTTCTTGATTAAAATGATTATCTTCTAATTCTGTGGTTAAAATATGACATTCAAAAATATCAAAACCAAATTCTTCTTTCGCCCATTCTTCTGCTTGTTCTAAATTCTCTGCTTTTACTAAAACATCTAAAGAAAACTTAAATAACTTTGACATTTTTATCTCTCCTTTTTTATAATGTATCATTTATTTCAATTTCTATTTCCTCAATTTCTTCTTCTGTTAAATTTTCTCTATTTTGTATTTCAATAGTCGCTTCATAATCACTAAATTGAGGGTCTTGTTTTTCATATCTAAAAGCAATTACTTTTTTACCATTAACTTCTAATTCATATCTTGTTTCAGTTTCAAAAAAAACAAACCTTTCATTTAATATTTTAATCATTTTTGTTTTCCCCCTTTAATTAAAGTATATATTATAATCCATACCAGAGCAAATTATTACCAACCATAAGAAAACTCTATTCTCCATAAAAATTTATTTTTATATACTATTCTTTCAAATTTAAAACAACCTATCCTTAAAGCAAATCCTTTATATTTCTTTCCTATTTTAAATCTGGTAATTTTTATCATTTAATTTTTTTTCCTTATATATAAGTATAAACTATGCTTAATAAGTTCCTCAAAACAAATAACTTATACTACTTTCTTAAATTGAGTTTTTTCTTTCTTTTCTTCTTGCAAATCAAGATATTTTCTTATCTTTACTGCATAAGAAATAATATCGGATAGAGTATATTTTTTTCTTTCTCTGATTAACTGCTTCTCTGCAAGTGTAAAAAGACTACCTGTTTTACGCATAATATCCTCGCTTTCTTTATCCCTTAAAAAATATTGTTCTCGCTAATACTAACGCCTCTAATCTCTGTTCAGTATTTAAATTCAAATCTAAACCGTCAATAATTTCGGCTAATACTTCGTTTAGCAAATCTTCTAAATTTTCCATTTTATCATTAATTGCACATTCTATATTTTTTATTACTAACCCATTTAATTCTTTAGATATTTTCATCACTCCTCCTCAAATTAAATCTTCAAATCTTGTAAAAGTTTTTTCTAATTTATTCATTATCCTAAATTCTTCCACCCATTCTGTTAAGTCCTCAACTATGGTCTTACGATAAATATATTCCCCTTCTATTGTCATTAAACTAACCCCTGAATTGATTTCTTGCATTACTTTTTCTAATACTTTATTATACATTTTTTTTGTCATTTTTTGTTCTCCTTATTTGATTAATTATTTAATACAATTCTCGCAACCCAATATTTTAGGTTTTTTTCACTTTCAGTTAGCATATTATCTAACCACTCGTTTAACAAAGAATAACCTGCGTCAAAATCAAATTCATAATCTCCATCAAATTTTGTTCCATTTATTATAGTAGTAAATTCTTGCTGAATATAATATTTTTTAACTTCTTTTTTACATTTGAGGCATTTCATTTTTTTATCTCTTTTTTTTTTCTAAAATTTGTTTACTTAAAATTCCGTTCTCTCTTTTCCAACAAGCCTCACATAAATAAGGTTCTACCATAGGATTAACGTGTCCTATATTTTCTTCAATTTTACATTTTGAGCATTTATATTTCATAATTTAACCTTCCTAAAATTTAAAAATATTTTTTCCCGGTCAGTCTTCTAAAAATCATTTTCTCGCCTTCGGTTCATTTCTTTTACAAATTCTACACTACCTTCAGTTCCTTTTTGCACTTCAAATCTACTCGGCACATAATTTCCGTAATAATCTCTATATCTTTTTAATCCCAAATAACAATACCCCTCTTTAATCATATCCATAGCATATCTACCTATGCTACCCTCTAAATGCCAACATATACCACTATTTATCATCTTTTGCACTCTTTTTATTTCTGCCATTTTTATCATTTTGACCTCTTTTTTATAAGTTATTGTTATTATTAAAGTTATGATTATTCATTCTTGAAAAATTTATTTTCCCGGGCATGGAGACAAAAATAAAAATTTTTTTAAGCATCTGACCGGGCACAGAAAAAAATTTAATTTTCCAGAAGTTAGTTCTGGTCATTTTTAACCTCTTTTTTCGGTTCGCACTTCTCACAAACCCCCTGCCAAACTCCCTTATTAACTTCTACTACCTCTTTAAAGGGTCTTTCTTTACAAATATCACATACAATTATCCTGTTTTCCATTTTAAATAGGTTAGTCATTTTTATTTCCCTTCTAAATAATCGCCTATCCACCATTTAGAAAAATAGTTATTTAATCCAAGAAAAATTTTTAATCCTGTCTTATACCATAAATAATTAACTAAACAATGTAATTTATATCCTATTTTTGCTTTAAATTTCATTTTTCCGGTCTCCCGGTCGGATAAAATAAAATTATCTAATTAAACTCAATACTGCTGACTTATCTTGTTCACCTAATCCAATTAAAACATCTGCTACTGCGTCAAGTTCAAAATCGTAATACTCGCAATTATCGTATCTTGACAAAATATCTGTGGTCAAAACTTCGTTCACTTTCCTTGCCAATAATCTTTTTTTTGCGTCGGTCATCATCTTTTACTCCTTTTTTATGCTACAATTTCAAACATTTTACTACATTTACTACACTCTAAATGATAATTTCTTGTAATTAAATCTATTATATCAAACCCATTATTGATAATATTTGCACTACAACATTCACTTTTTAATTTCTCAATTTCCCATTCGCCATATTGTAATAAATATTCTAATTGTTTTTCTGTGGTATCTATTTTCCAAAATTTAAAATAATCCCATATACTTAATTCATTATCTTTATCATCTGTTCCTACAAAATCAATATCGTGATAATCTGCTAATTCTTCTACTATATCTTCCAAAGTTTCAAATATCCTATTTTCTTTCGTGCCTACACCTTGCAAATCAATTATTTTATACATATTTTTTCCCCTTTTTTATTGTTAATAAATAAAAAACATATTCCAAAAAATCTATATCCTACTGCATTAAATTTTGTCGCTATCCATTTATGATAAAACCAATTACCTGCGGAATGTTTCAGAGAAGTAAAATATATATTTATTTCATAACATAACCACTTAATTACTATCATTTTATCCCCCTTCAATATATTTTATTGCCTTTTTTATAATATAACATCTTTTTTATCTTTACCTGCAAAAACTCTAAAACATTTATCTATAAATTTTATTTCTTTTTTTGTTAAAGTTTTTAGTTTTGTTTTTTTCATTTTAAATTACCCCCTTTACAATGTTAATATCAATTTCTTTTGTTTAGTTTCGCCTCTTAAATAATCGGCTAAAAATTGTATGCCAATTTCTGCAATTATCCTATTACCACATTGTATATGTCTTTCTTCTATATCCTCATTCCTTTGACAACCGCCCTTTTGTCCATTATCTTTAGTTAATTCAAGGTATTCTATATCATCTTTTTGTGTTAAATAGGCAAATATTGTCTTTCCACTTGCCCTTAAATCTAAAAATGGTCTCCCGGCCTCGTAAATAATTTTTCGCACTTCGTTATTGTCGGCACAAATAATAATAAAATCATACTCGGCTATCTGTTCGGCTAATTCTATTTTAATATTTATTGCTTTATATCCTGTTCTATCTGCCAAAACTTCGGCTTTATTTCTATCTAAATCTTCTATTTCAAAATTTTGGTAAAGTAAATTTTTTTCCTCTACTTTATCATAATCTATAATATCAATAGCCATAGGATTAACTCTATTAAGCCCGATTAAATCTCTTTTTATCATTTCGGATAAACTTCGGATAAAATAACTACCAATACCCCCACACCCTATTACTGCTATTTTTAAATTATCTTTCATTTTCAAACTCCTTTATCGCTTCTTTTAATAATCTTTCAATTTCAGGAATGGAGTTTAAATTTTGTTTACCCATTCTAAAAAGTAACCAATTTTTTGCGTATTTATATAATTTTGTTTTTTCTATTTTCATTTTTAATTCCTTTAATTTTTTATGAAGCCAAGAGTGGAGTTTAACTTTTATGGTAACTCCACCCTTTAGGTCAACCTAAATCGGAGTTACCTAACCACCTATCAAACTATCCGTTATTACGATTTCTCTCGGCAATTCGGTAATTCCGTCAAGCGTAACTTCATTGACGAATTTTCCGTCTGCAAAAACAAACTTGTCCTTTAACTCCACTTTTGACTTTAACTCATCAATCGTGGCTACCTCTAATCTTGTATCCCCTGTTTCGTCTAATACGATTACCTTAATCATTTTTACACCCCCTCTCTTTTACCTCTCTACTATAAGTATAACACACCTTTTGCTTTCCCGGAAGTCCTTTACTCATCTAACTCGCCCCCGGCTAAAAAGAATAACTGCCTATATGCAATCCTCTCTTGATAATTCCCTAACTTCTCAATGTTCAACCATATTGCCCTTGCCCCATACTCGCTTATCTTTTCCGTCATCTCATCAATACTGACAAACCTTTTTCCGTTTTCCATTTTTACCCCCTTTTAATGTATTGTACTAATTTCTTCTCGGAGATTTCCGTCGTTCATCATAACCATACAAAATTGAAGTAATTTATCGTATTTGCAAAGATAACTTCCCTCTTTTGTCTTTTCGTTAATACAAATATAATCATTTCCCGGGAAAGTCCACACACCCACGTCATTATCATTTTTACGTTTTACAATATAGTTTTTTAATTTTCCCTTTACCACATAACCACCCTCTCTTATAAATACTCTTGTCTTATTTTTCTCTAAAAATTCATTAAATAACTGTTCGGCTCTCGCCTCTGCTAATCGTCTTTTTTCCACAAATCCCTTTATCTTATCAATTAAAATGTCCTCTAATTCTGCCCCGGCCTGTAAAGTATCACAAATACTACCAATTGCAGTTAAACCACCCCCACTTAAATATTTAAAACTATCTTTTACAGATTTATAATCTCTTTTTACCCTAAAATTATCTATACTAATTTCCCAATGGTCTTTATCCTCTGCTTTTATGTTAAAATGTATAGGTATAGTCGTTCCGTCTAATCTTATTTCTATGGTCTTTCCGGATAATAATTCTAATTGCGTTCCGCTAAATAATCTAATTTTCTCTAAATAATTTTCTAAATTTTGTATTCTTTCTCTTAAAACAGTTTCGTCTATGTTGTTATAATATCCACCGCCGATAAACTCAATGGCTTTATTCATTTTTTGTATCGGCATTTTTACGTCATTTATTTTAAATCTTAATTTACCTTTATCATTATGATTATTTTCTATTTTAATCTCTTTTAAAAAAGTTTCTACTTTCGTTTCTTTATCATAAGAATAAATCTTAAAATTCAACCATTTTTTATTACAGTTTTCTGTTAATTTCTTATCTATCGGGGTTTCGTATTTTCCTACTCTATAAACTCCCTCTAATTTCTGTAAAAAACTTCTATAATCTAACTGAATAAATTTATTATTATAGTTATCTTCACTTACTAAATCATCTTTATCAAAAAGTTTTACAACCTTATCTTTAAATTCTATCTTTAATCCTTTATTTTTATCAATAAAATAATTATCCTTAATTATTGTATCATTATCCTCTAATAAAGTCATTTTATCATATTGATTAACTAATGCTTTAAATCTTTCTCGTTCCTGTATATCTTTTAGTTCCTCTGTTGTCTTTTCTTTATTCTCTAATTCTTTTCCCTCTACTTCTATCTCGGCTAATCTATTTTTAATTTTATCTAAATCCTCATTAAAAATTAAATAAATTTCTAACAAATCTATCTTGCCTAAAAGTTTAAAACTTAAATTTTCTTTATCCTCGTATCGTTCAAAATTTTTAATCTGTTTATCGGTTATAAGCATATCGTTATAAATATAAGATACTAAATTGTTATTCCTATAATAAGTCCTACCACCTTTTATACTAAACACCCGGCCAGTATCAAGATAATTATAAATTCCCTCGTCGCTTGATATAAAATACAAATAATTATCTAAATAAAATACTCTTGTGTTTCCGTCAAATTGAAATACATTTAATTTATGGCTATCCTCTGTATCGGGTATTTGCCTATTCTCAAAAAATCCCGGTTCTAAAATCTGTTTACCAAATTCTACCTTTTGCCATATTCTTAAATAAGTTTCGTCATTTTGTTTTTCTATATGGTATCGTTTAAACATTTTTTATCTCTCTCTTTCGTTTAATTATATCTATATGTTTTTGAAGTTCTACCTCGCTAAACTTATTAAGATTAACAAGGTCTTTCGGAAAGTCCGGTTCTAATACTAATATCTCGGCTATTAGTTTTTCCTTACCCGGTTCTATTGTAGTAACTTCGGCTTTTTGCTTTTTAAGGTCTTTAATTTTATGCTCTAAATCTAACCTCTCTACACTTCCCGGCCTACATTGAAGTTTAAGTTTTCTTAACCGCCTTATCTCTGCTTTAATTTCTTTAGGTTCTGTCATTTTTGCCTTTCATTATAAGTATAACATATCTTTTGCTTTTCCGGTAGTCCTTATTTACAATGCTCGGTTATAATTGCCACTTCGTCTTTATGTTCCCGGCCATAGCAACCACAATTTATTTCTGCTTTGTGTCCGCAATTCTGATATTTTCCGTCTTTTATCCAAACTTGTTTTTCATAATCATAACTTAACTTTGCTTTATCTTTACTATAATAATTCCGGCTCATTTTACACCCCCTTATTTTCATATCCTTTTTCACCCCACAAGGTATCACCTCTATCATTTTTCAATGCTTTAAGATAAACTTTTTTGTAAATCGGCACTAATCCAAACCCGGTCAATAAATCTTTTTCTATTCGCTTAAAATTTTCATTATGTCCGTATGTTTTTGTAGTATCATAATTGATAGAATGTCCTAATTCGTGCAAAACATAAGCCCTAAAATATTCTATACCCTCTAAATAAGCCCAAATAGGTATGCTAATTTTCCGGTTATCATAATAAGCAAATCCTCTTTGAATATCTTTTACTCTAATTTTTATCGGCTCTCATTTTTATACCTCGCTTTTTAAATCCTAACTAAAGTATAGCACATAAATTACTAATTGTCAAATTATTTATTACTATATATATCAATAACTTACAACATTATTTAAAAATAATTTTTTAATTTTTCCCGGTTAGATGCCAAAAATAAATTTCTATTTGCATAAAACAAATTAAAAATCCTATAACTGTCAATATATAAATAATCATTTTAATACCTTTTTTATACAAATAGTTCCAAATTTCGCACAATTATCTATATCTACTTCAAACCAATATAATAGGGGTAATGTCTTAAAATAATGTCTTTTATTACATAAATCACAAATATAATCTCCCTCAAATATACCTATAAATTTTAAGGGGTAATTATAACCTTTTATTTTATAAAAATTCCCCATAACCAACTTAATCATTTCCCGGCCTCTTGTTGATATAATTCTCGCCTTAATGTTTCGTGTTTATCCTCGCTTGAATTTAAATATATAGTTATAATCTGCTTATTTATTCCAATAACTAAAATTATATCAAGTCCTGTTTTATATGGTATTCTGTAACATATCTTAATCGGTTCGCCTATATCATTTAAATAATATTCAAAAATCTGCCCGGCCTGTAAAGTTAATTCTTTAATATATAAGAGTAACCCCTCAAGGTCAATTACTCTAAATTTTAAATGGTCAAGACAATGCTCTGTATATTGCCAATTAAGGCAATTTAACCTTTCCGTAAATTCCCCCAACCGTTGCCAATGCCCCGGCTCTGTATATACTGCTTTGTGGTATCTTAACATTTTAATTTTTACTCCTATAATATTATACCTTACCTTAAAATCTTTTAACCTTGCCCTTGCTACGCCCGGCTTTTAAATCGCTTTTAATTTTCCCATATCGCTATAACTAATTTTCCTATTCTAATATAAAACCCACCTAAAACTAAATGTTTAAAAAAACCATATCTTGATATTAAGGTTTTACTAATAGTTAGACTATACATTTTACACCCCCTTTTTTTTTATTATTTAACTACATACAAACCTATTTCCATATTGATAAACTTTACGCCCGGCCAGTATTTTGTCTGATATACCTCTGTGTTTATCTATCCACTTGCGAATTTTAACCGCCCGGCTTAAAATTAATGCTCTTGTCAATTCTTTATTTTCTCTTAATACCTGCAATTCGGCTAATTTAAATATATTCATATATCCCCCTTTTGTTAGTTTATAGTTTTAATTACTTCTAAAAAATCGACTCTCTCTTGCCCGGAAAAATTATCTTTAATAACTTTATTCAATACACTTTCAAATTCAAACCTTTCCCAAGTCCTATTGTAATAACAAACTTTAGTTTTCGCTATACTATACCCGGCTTTGTGCAACGTTGCTATATGTCTAAAACCGTATCTTGTGCTTTCCGAATTACAAACTATATTATACTCATTATTTAAATTAAATATACGCATTTTACACCCCCTTATTTTTAAAATTTTTGTTTTAATAATTCTTTGCTTTGTCTAATAGTTTCCCTTGCTTTGATATAAACTTATCCTGTATCAAAGCCCAAGCAGTCCGGCCATAACTCCCCTGTAATTGCCACGCCCGGCCTGTTTTTATCAAGTGACTAAATAGTTTTAATGTTTCCTTATCGTTTAACTCCCCGGCCTCGTATCTAATGATGTAGTCTAATTCGCTAAATTTTACCATAACACACCCCCTTTTTTTATAACTCTATTTCAGTATCTTCATTTAAATAAATCGCTGTTAATTTTTCCCGGTTATATCCTAAATTGTAGTCTATTGCTTTCAATAAATCTGCTTCACAATTGCCTATATCTATCCAACAATTAGCCCCCCAACTACCAAACCGGAAATTGCCTCTGGCGTAACTCTCTATATTCCACCTATGCCTGTCAATTTCAAACTCTATTTTGTATATATCGTAATTTATTATAATCCCGGTCAATTTATTTATTAGGGGATTACTTATTTTGTGTTCTTTATATGCTTTTTGTCTAACTTCAAAATAGCACTCCCCACAATACTCGGAATTTTCAAAAGAATGTATATCATCATTGTAAATCAATTCGCCACAATTTTCGCAAGAATAAAAATTCTCTGATATACAATTTTCACAGTATAAAGAATTGTCAATATTCTGTAAAATTGTAATTGAAAATTTATCCCGGCAATTTTCACATTCTTGGAAATATTCCTCATTATATTTTAAATCATTTATAAGAGTTAAAATTTTTATTTCAGTTAACTGTATCTTATTTCCAAAACTTAATTGCCCCCTTGCTAACCGCCCGGCCAATTTATTTTCAAATTCGGTTATATTGCCCTTTTTTATTAGTTTATTTAACATTTTATCCCCCTTTATTTAACTATTTTTAAACCTAACTCCCGGCCTACATAGTTTATATGTTTTTGTGTAGTTATACTCCACCAACCTAATTGTTTCAATTCCCCTGTTTCATTGTCAATAACTGCTACTTTTTTGTTATAGGAATAAACTTCATTCCCTATAACTTTTAAATTTTGCTTATATCTATCCATTTTTTTCACCCCCTTTCTTTTCATTTAAGATATACCCGGTTAACTGCCAAACCGTTCCCCCCTGCAAACCAAAAACTTGATAAAAATAAATCGGCTCTGAAAAATAATGATAATTATTTATCAATTCGCTAACTATTCCGTTTATATCATTACTTTTTAAATTTTTTATAACCTTTTTTGCCTGATATAGCATTTTTTTATCTCTTGATATAATCATCTTTATTCCCCCCCTTTTATGCTGATAAAACTTTAATTTCCTTTACTAACTGCCCGGCTTTAATTATATTCCTATATAAAAAATTTTCTCTATTACCTTGCTTAAAATACTTTGTATTAGTTATAACTTTACAAGCAAAAGCCGGGTATCGCTTACTATTGCCTAAATAATAAAAATCATATATTATTACTTCTCTTGCTTCATTAAATCCCTTTACTATAAATCGCTTTCCTATGAATTGTCTTTTTTTGTCTATCATTCTATCCTCGCTTTTTGTTTATTGTTTTTTAAATTCTAATTAAAGTATAGCATATATTCCCGGCTTTGTCAATACCTTGCGTTGTTTTATTTTAGACGAATAAAATAAACATATCACTTTATAATTACTCAATGAATATATAACTCCCCTATAATGTCTTTTGATATCTTTCAATGCTCTATCAATATCACGCCCGGCCTTGTCAATATACCTTGCTTTGTCTTTAGTTATATCGTATAATCTGCCCTGCTCAATTCCTATTATATAAATATATTTACTATTATTTAATAAAAATTCTGGCTTTGGCTTTGTATAATAAAAAGCCCTTGCTAATCCGGATATATTTTTATCGTTGTTAGTATAATAATTCGTACCAAAAAAACTTGGCTCAATATATCCCTTAAAATCGGTATTACTATAATGATATAGTTTTATCATTTTAATCGCCCTCTCTTAAAATTCCCTTGCTATAATATAATTGACTTTCCAATTCCCGGCCTTTTAAAAATTCTTTTAATAATATATCATCTAATCTATTACCTATATATTCCCAGCTATGCTTTAATAAATGTTTATTGTCTATACAGTCTAAAATATATAACTTGCCTTCTAAATATAGCCCAGCCTCTAATATATCAAGCGAATTATATCCTTTACATCTTGCTAATTGATTATGATGTAAAACATTACTTTTATAATGCCTTAAAAAGCCCTTGCTATTCTTTATTATAATATACTTTGTTTCCTTATTCATTGTAGCACCCTTTATTTATAGTATATCTCAATATAATACTTCCCGGTCTCATTGTATATCGTACAACCGCTAAAATCCCTCAATGCCTCTTTAATAGTAGTTTTTAAATCTTGCCTTAAAACTTCTTTATATATCCTATTAGGCAATACTTCTATTTGTTTATCAATACCATTATAAACATAACCGCATTTAAATCTAACATAAAATAAAGCCTCTTGCCTATACTTAGTTTTTAAATCCTCTAAAATCCAAGTATTGAAATTATAAGTATTGGCTATCCTTAAATAATCATAAAAGATTTTGCCTTCTGTATTACGCCAAAAACCTCTTATAGATGTTTTGGTTCTACCTTTAATCTCTGGTATAAATACTTTAATCATTTTAGCACCTATTCATTTATTTTTAAGTAATTATTTAAATCTAATAACTTATAATCTAATCTATTTAACAAATAAGTCTTTAATGTTTTAATTGCTAAATGAATTTTAAAATCATTTGCTTTAATCTCATAATCTATTTTGTTTAGTCTGTTCATTTTAACCTCTCTTTTTGTTTACTTCTATCTAAAGTATAACATAATAAAGTCTATTTATCAAGGTTTCAAGGTAAAATAATTATAACTTATTATAATACAATAAGTTAGGGTATAAAATAATTCTTATTTATCCTAAAATAAATTATTAACTATACTCTAATAAAATCTATCTAATAATACAGGGAATAATAAAATGCAATAGCGCACACTCGCCGAAATAACTCATCTTTATTCAATTATAATTAACTATAATAAGTTAAATCTAATAAATTATACCCAACCTATTGAAGTATAACAAGATAAGTTATAGGCAGGGTTCATTTTAGCGGATTACAACAGGACACCGAACGATACCCCCACTATACCTTTCTTTCGATTTTCTACCTTTTTCAACCTCTTTAACTTCAACACATTAAAAATTAAATCCACTCTAAAAATCGTAAAAACACAAATTGGTCGAAATATGCCCATAACGGACATTAATATATATAATATCGGAATAGGATTATTGTTATCTTTTTTAGTTATAATTAACTTATTTCTTTTATTTAGGATTAATTAGCGTTTTTTTTCGGTCTTTTTATAACTTCTACCCTCTTCTACCTTATTGATATTATTATAGTTATATTAATACTAAATTAGTATTTATCAGTATTTTATTAGTATTTCAAATCTACCTCTTCTACCTTATTGAAAACAAATAACTTACGATTTCTACCTAGTTTCTACCTTTTTAGAAGGTAGAAGATACTAGTTAATTTTAATACCTATATATATCTACCTATTTCTACTATTCGTTAAATAAACAAGATACGAAAAAATTACAGATAAATGTAATTTTTAAGTACTAAAGGAGGGAGAAGGAGAAAGTAGTCGTGCTGAAGTTGCCCCCTACCCCCGACTTATTATTAGCTAAGATACTATATTTCTACCCTAATCTACCTTATTGTAAATAAAGAAGTTAGAAAAAGAATACAATGGTCGAATATATATAACGAGAATACGGTAAGTTAACCTAGCTTTATTAGGTTAACGTATTAGGTCGATAAGACCTAATTAGTAGACCATAGGGTTCTTCTTTTACGAGTATTTACGTAGTAAATACGAGTAAAAGATAAATTATTACTTTTATCGTATTGTATTGATACTTTATATCATATAGATTAATATAATATATAAGTATACGTTGGTATAATATTTATACCTTAACTTATTGTAATTATTATAGTTATAAAAATAATAATATATTTACTTAAATAATCGGTATTTTCGAGTATACTTATAAGTAGAAGGTAAAAATGTTCTTTAAAATATATAGACCAATTGAATTGAGTAGAAAGCAGCATAATAACCGATAAAACTCGGTAAAGATACTATTAATAACAAACGTCTATCTCGAATGATAGAAACGCAGTTAAAAGAAACTTATAAATAGGCTGCACAAACAAAACTTTAATTCATGGTAAATTGTTGAAGAATATTATGATAACGATAATAGTTTGTATAGTTTGGTTATTTTTTATGTGGCTTTTTGGGCTAACTAAAAATATACCAAGAATTTGATTTATTCTCTTTCTGATTTCTTGAGTTGAGATTGGCTAATAGTAAGCAATCGAAAAACAAATTAAGGATTCAGATTCAGAAAGAGTTATTATTGCTTGGAGGGCGTTAAGCTCTGCTTGATAGCTCTCCTTTGCTAGCTTCATACTGTCGATTGACAGATAAATGGGTAGCTACTGATTATCGGGGGCTACCCGACTAAAAATTAATTAAGGCTAAAGATAAAGTTATGGACTGGGAAATCCTGGTCGATTTTGTCTTTAGCCTTTTTTATTTGTATCGGGTTAAGGGATTTTTACCTCTTCCATAAATTGTAAGTTTAAAATGGGAACTTATTAACCCGATTATCACGATGGTGAGAAATACTTCATAGAAAGTTAAAAAGTAATGCTCACCCCATAGGAGAATAAATGATATTAGATTTATATATAACTTATAAAAAAATAGAAGAAATAGATATAATTCAAGACCTCATAATTAAAAAAAGAGATTCTGTAACTTATGACTGTTTTTTCTATGACGAAAATAATACTTTAGTTGACATTACAGGAGCCACATTATTTTTTACAATAAAAGAAAAATCATCTGATACAGATGAAACTGCAATTCTTAAAAAAACAATTACTTCTTTAACAAATTCTACAGATGGTGAAGCAAAAATCGAATTAAACCCAACTGATACTAATTTAACAGTTGGAAATTATATTTATGATATTCAGATTAAACTTTCTACTGGAGAAATATATACTTGTTTAGAAGGAAATATTTGTGTTAAACAAGATATAACAATCAGAACAAGTTAAAATGACTAGAGAATATTATTTAAAACATGGAAAAGAAATTTTAAAATATCATAAAAAATATTTTATAAAAAATAAATGTTTGGATTGTGGAAAAAAAGTTAGTACAGAACATACTAAAAGATGTAGAAAATGTTATATAATTTTTTCTAAAGGAAAAAATGCGACCAATTATAAAAATGGTCGTTCTTTGATAGAAAAATTTTGTATTGATTGTGGTAAAAAAATAGATTGGAAGTCTAAAAATAATTATTGTAAAAATCATGTTGGTAAATATGTATTGCCAAAAGCAGAAAACAGTTATAATTATATAGATGGAAGATGTTCTAAAAAATATTATTGTATAATTTGTGGAAAAGAAATAAGCCTTTCTTCTGGTTTTTATGGTAATAAAAAATGTAGTTCATGTCATGCTAAAACAAAGACTCCTACTTTTGGAAAATTGCCTTCTCATGGAAAAAGAATTCATTATAAAAATAATTGCTTTCGTTCTACTTGGGAATCAAATTTTGCTAAATGGTTAGATAAAAATAATATAAAATGGTTATATGAATCAAAAACATTTAAATTAGATAATGGAACTTATACACCAGATTTTTATTTACCAGAATTTAATTTATGGATAGAAGTAAAAGGCTATTGGCGTGATAATGCTAAAGTTAAATTTGAATTATTTAAACAAAAATACTGCGGCGAAAGAATAAAAATTTTAGGAAGACAAGAATTAAAAATATTAAAAATAATTTAAGGAGGAAATTAAAACATGATTGATAAATCATTAAGTTTTGGAATTCAAAATTATTTTTTTGTTACTCAAGACGAAACAGACCCAGTTTATGTTTATGTTGGTTATCAAAATAAAAAAGGTTCTACATTACTTGGTCGTTACAAAAAAGACGATACTGAAGGTTTATACTATATCGCTGTCGGAGCATTTGCTGGAATTTGGGCAGGTAGAGTAGGATATAGTTACGCTTTACCAAGTTTGCTTGTTGAACCAGCGATTTAATATGAAACATTATTGCATCGATTGTAAAAAAGAATCAATCCGTAAAAGAGATAACTATATCTGTCAAAATTGTTCGATGATTGAAGAAGAACATTTGATAGTAATAGGTACTAATTTACATATTCATCATATTGATTATAATCATATAAATTACAATGAAGAAAATTTAATTACTTTATGTAATTCATGTAATGTAAGAGCAAATTTTAACAGAGATTATTGGAAAAATATTTTTCAAAATAAAATTGCCCAACTAAATAAGGAGGCAACCAAAAATGAGTCAATATAAATACAAATTTAATTGTCGTAGTGGAGTTTTTGATTTAGTACCATCTACGATTATTGTATTCAAGGCATCAGTAGCAAATTATGCTGCACTTCCTGCTGTGGGTAATACCATCGGAGATGCAAGAATTACTGAAGACACAGACCATTGGTATTCATGGGATGGTTCTGTTTGGAATGACCAGGGGGTTTTTATAGCATCAAATTGGGAAAATATAAATGGTCGTCCATCTTCTCCAGTTGCGGATATTGATGATGCTGTTACAAAAAGACATACACAAAATACAGATACTTATTTAGATAATATAGTTAAAAATGTTTTATATGTTGATGGGAATAGAACAGATGTTTATACTGCGAATGGTTCGATAACAAAACCATTTAAGAAAATACAAGATGCTATAGATGCTGTAACTGCTCCTTCTGCAATTAATAAATATCTTATTGAAATTGCACCAGGTGCTTATTATTCTGATGCATTAGCAATAAATAAAGTTTATATTACTTTTAGAAGTTGTGGAATTCAAGGAGCAAGAATTTCTGGTGCTATAACAGTAACAAATCCTTCTGACCCTACTCCAGAACAAATTACATTTGTTGGTCTTAGAATAAGTGGCGGACTTACTTGTTTAGCATCTCATATTTGTATAAATGCAGTAGATTGTAATATAACTGGTTCTGATTGGGTAATGAATCCAACAGTTCCTACTGACGACGAATACTTACAGGTATTTGGTGGTCTTTATAATGTAACTACTACCCTTACAAATGTATATACTTATTTAATGGGGGGCGGTTATTATTGTACTTTTGTTGCTACAAATAAAGAATTTAATATAAATAATGCAGATATAAATGACCCATTCCAAGTTACTTTGAATGGAACAGTTATAGCTTCTGCTTATGGTGATAGAACAGGTAATTCAAAATTTATTGTAAATGCTGGGGCAACTTTAAATATCGATGCAGACACCGAAGGTGGTTCAGTTTTAACTTTAGACCCAGCAGCAATATTAAATAGAACTACAATAGCAGCAAATATAAAAAATATTCCAGCAGGTACAATTTCTTCAACTAACGTTCAAGATGCTATTAACGAATTAGATGGCGAAGTATTAAATGCAATTAAATCTACTGCTGGTGGAGATTGGAAAAAAGTTACAGCAATAGAATACAATCCAGCAACTGGAAATTTAAGAGTTAGTTACGAAGAATAAGATAAAAGATAATATACTATTTTTTAAAGAGATGAAATAAAAATGGCAATCAAACAAGAAATTCTTACTAAACAATATATTATTGTAGATGGAGTTGCCTACGCTAGAACTTCTACAGGAATTAACGCTGCAATAGACGCTTTAGGAAGTTCAGGCGGAGAAGTTTTTTTAACAAAAGGAGATTATGATATTACTTCTTCTATATTAATCGATTATAATAATACTACTATAGAAGGAGTTGGTGATGGAACTAGATTATTAGCTACAAATAGAGCAACTTTTGATGATGCTACAGGTACTCTTTCCGAAGGAGATACAATAACAGGAGGAGTTAATTCATATACTGCTATAGTCGCTAAAATAACTTATAATACAGCGACAACAGGAATTATTTGGTATAGAAGTTTATCAAATATATTAGATTTTGAAGACAATGAAGTTCTTAGTAGTGGAGCTAATAATATTACTTTAAATATAACTCCAACTCAACCAAATTTTCTTTGTTTAGATTTTAATGGTAAAAATAATTGTAAAATTTCAAATTTAAGAATTATAGGTGGTAGATTTAATACAGCATCAGTAGGTGCTATTGGCGGAGGTTTTTGCGAATACGATGTAATAGATAATATTACAATAGAATATTTATATAACGAGAATACAGCAGCTGCTGTATTAAGTGCTGCTTGGGCTAATTATTATACTATACAAAATTGTAGAATTAAAAATTGCGAAAGTGTTGCAATAGCAGGTGGGGCAGGTGTAGAGAATAGACTTATAATTATTAATAATATTATTACAGGGGGATGTAATTACTATGCTATAGGTGGCTATTTGGAACATTCTATTGTGAAAGGTAATACTATTAGAAATACTACAGGAGTAGGCATTCAAATAACTTCTCATGAACATAATACAATATCTAATAATAGTATAGAAACTTGCGGAAATATAGGAATTTCTATATGGTCTAATTACAATACAATCGTAGGTAATACTATTAGCGATACAGCTTCAGGATATGCTGATATAAAAATAATTAATGATTATAACATAATTATAGGCAATAATTGTTATGGAGATGGTACATCGGATATAGGTATATGGCTTGACGAAGCTGATTATTGTATTGTAGAAGGTAACTATACTGAAAATCATGATATAGCAGGTATACAAATAGATTCAGATTGCGATAATAATTCTATAGCAGGTAATATTTGTAAAGATTCTATTCCATATATAAATAATGGAACGAATGGAAAATTTTTTATTCAAGATTCTCTATCTGATGGTACTAATAATGTAAAAATTTCAGAAATGAAATCTATAATCGACGGAGGAATTACTTCTACTGCAGGTGGAGATGAGAAAAAAATAACATCTATGACTTATAATCCAACTACAGGAAAAATTTCGGTTAATTATCAAGAATAATTTTTAAAGATAAAAAGATAAAAGATATTATATAATATCTAAAAATGGAGGAAAATAAATATGGCTATTCTAACAATTACATTCAATCCTCTCGATGGTTCTACTGCTATTGTAAATGCTAGTACTGCGGATTCTAAAGCTGTCGTAGCTTTAGCTGATGCTTCTACTGGTATTGTGAACGCAAGTACTGCTGATTCTAAAGCGGTTGTAGGTCTTGCCGACGCAAGTACTGCAGAAGTTGATGCTCAAACAGGTATCACTAATGCTTCTACTGCAGATAGCAAGGCTGTTGTAGCTTTAGCGGATGCTAGCACTGGTATCGTTAATGCAAGTACAGCAGATTCTAAAGCGGTTGTCGCTTTAGCTGACGCTTCTACTGCTGAAGTCGATGCACAGACTGGTATTACTAACGCTTCTACAGCAGACTCTAAAGCAGTCGTTGCTTTAGCGGATGCATCTACAGCTGTTGTAAATGCTAGTACTGCAGATAGTAAAGCAACAATAGCAAAAGCTGAAGCTGATTCTGCTATCGGTTCTGAACCTTCTGCTGGTCAATATATTGTGACCGATATAAAAAGAGACGCAACTGGTTCGATAGTGGTTGATTACAACGATAGTGCCATAGGTTCTTGATAGACAAGGACTTATGTAAATAGAGGGGAGATTAATTTCTCCCCTCCCAAAGAAAAAATGATTAAAACAGAATTTAAAGAATATCAGAAAAAATGGGAAGAAGCAAATCAAGAACATCGTAAAGAATATTTAAAAAATTATTGTAAAATTAATAAAGAGAAAATTAATGCTCGTAGCAAAAAACATTATCAGGAGCATAAAGAAGAATATCAAGAGAACCATAAAGAATATTACGAAACACATAAAGAAGAACATTCTAAAAAAGCAAAAGAATATTATTTAAAGAATAAAAATAAAATTAAAGTGCAACATAGAGATTATTATCAAAATAATAAAGATAAAATTGTTAAACAACGTAATCAAAGACTTAAAGTAGATTTTAAATTTAGAATTAGAAAAAATTTAAATAGAAGATTGCATCATGCTTTAAAAGGCGAAATTAAATCAATTTCAGTAACAAAGTTAATTGGTTGTTCTTTGAAATTTTTAAAGAATCATTTAGAATTTCAATTCAAATCTGGTATGTCTTGGTCTAATTACGGTAAATGGCATGTAGACCATATCAGACCTTGTGCTAAATTTGATTTATCCAAGTCCGAAGAACAATGTAAATGTTTTCATTATACTAATCTTCAACCTTTGTGGGCTAGAGATAATTTAAGTAAGAATAAATATTAAAAGAATAAATATGACCGATTTAAAAAATATAACAATGGTATGTGCACATCCTGATGATGAAGTTATTTTTGGTTGGTTGGTATTAAAACAAGCATCTAAAATCATAACAGTTGTTGGTAGTTCTAAATATGATACCTATCATCCGAAATGGAGAGATATGGTTTTAGAAGAAATGGGAAAATTTTTAGGCATCGAAGTTATTAATTTACATTATGAAGATTGTATTTGTAGACTTCCAGAGAATGAAATAGAAATATTGTTTGAAAAATTAAAAGAAGTAACTAAAGATTCTGAAATTATTTTCACACATAATGAACATGGCGATTATGGGCATCCAGACCATAAACTTTTATTTCAATTAGTAATGAGATTAAATAAAAGAGTAATGGTAAGTAATATTACTAATTTTACAAAAGATGCAATTAATCATGCATCCGTAAAAGTTACAGGTAAAGAAATTAAAAAATGTATAAATGATTTAGATTTCTACGAAAAATGTCATAAAATTTACGATAAAAATGCTAGTTGGACTTGGGGGAATCCTCCAATAAAAAAAGCAATATTAGTAGAAAAAATCTGAAAGTAGGGAGAAAAAGTGCCTTTAAAAGATTTACAAGCAAGAAAAGAATATAACAGAATGTATCGTAAGACCCATAGAGAACTACGTAAAAAATGGGCAGAGTCTTATCGTGAAAGGCATAAAGAATACGATAAAAAATATCGTAAAAATAATGTAGAACGAAAACATAAATATGATAAGGATTATTATAAAAATAATAAAAAAAGAATTTTAAAAAGAAATAAAATTTATTTTATAAATAACAAAGAAAAAATTAATCAAAATAATCGAAATTGGTATCAGCTAAATAAAGAAAAAGTAAAGAAATATGTTAGAAAATATAATTATAATAAATATATTATCGATATTAATTATCGAATAAGATGTAATTTAAGACATAGGATTTGGGGTGCTTTAAAATATAATTATAAATCTATTTCTACAATGATTTTAATCGGATGTTCTTTGAAAAAATTAAAACAGCATTTAAAATCTCAATTTTTAGAAGGCATGTCTTGGAACAACTACGGTAAATGGCATATAGACCATATCAGACCTTGTGCTTCGTTTGATTTAAGTAAACCTAAAGAACAAAAGAAATGTTTTAATTATACAAACTTACAACCTTTATGGGCGAAAGATAATTTAAGAAAGAAGGATAAATATGATAGGTAAAATTACTCATTGGTCGAATTGGGCTCCTCGTAGGTCTGGGTTATACGAATGTACGAGAGACCAAATTTTTTATGAGAGAAAACAAGGAATTGATTCTCGTCTCGCAATTACAGAAACTGAGAATCCTCCAGAAACAATGGTTGATGATTGGTTAAGACCGATTTCATGGAAAGAAACTGAAGATTCAATTTTATTCGTAATTCATAGAGGTCTTCCTAAAGAATTAGAAGATTTAAAAAAGCCAAACATTATGATTATACATGGTAATGTAGAATTTCTTGTTCTTGAAGAAATTTTTAGTCATGCAGAAAAGCAAGCAATCAATACTCACGTGAATTTAATTTCTGGGTGTAATGCTTCTGTTTCAGTTAATCGACATGACTACGATATATATAAACTTTATGACCCAAAAGATAAATTAACTATAATCCATGATGCCATAGATATTGAAAGATATACTGCCGAAGGTAATCAATATCCTTATTTTCATCATCCTCAAATATTGTGGGCAGATTCATTAAGACCTACAAAGTTTCCAATGCATATTATTTGGGCTATGAATGAAATTGTTAAACAAATACCAAATGCGAGATTAACAATTGTTGGATTAGATTTATTAAGTATTTTAACATTTCGAAATTTAATTTTACGTAGTCCTAATCAACATCTTGCAGCCAACATAGAGAATATTCAATTTTTGACAAACGATAATCCTTCTTATTTTAGAGGAGCCGATATTTTGTTTAATTCTAATATAGCAGGTATTCCGTCAAGAGTCGAACTCGAGGCTATGGCGTGTGGTTGTCAAGTAGTTGGTTATGGAGATTTTACGAAGTGGACAGCAAAACCCTTTGATATTAAATCAATCGCAGAACAGATAATAAAATGTTGGGAATCTATAAAAGATAGAAAAGAAGAAGCAAGACAAGAAGCAAGACAATACGTATTAGACAATCACAATATGGAAAAACAAGTAAAAGAGAAATATATTCCTTTATATAATAAGATTCTTTCGGAGAAAAAATAAAATATGATTAGAAAAGAGTATAATAAAATTTATTATCAAAAACATAGAAAAAAAATATTAAAAAGATTAAAAAAATATCAAAAAACTCATAAACAACAATATAAAGAATATTATGAAAAAAATAGAATAAAAATATTGAAACAACATAGACAATATATAAAGAATCATCAAGAACAAAGAAAAGAATATATGAAAGAATATAATCAAGAATACAATTTAAAATATAAATCAAAAAGAAAGAAATATAATAAAAAATATAAAAAATTAAATAGAAAACAAATTAATAATAGAGAAAGATTTTTATATAAAACAGATATTAATTATAAATTAGCTAAAAATTTAAGAAATAGATTGGGACAAGTAATAAAAAATAATTCTAAATTTATTTCTGTTATAAAATTAATTGGTTGCTCTGTTAAATTTTTAAAACAATATTTAGAATTACAATTCGAACCAAGTATGACCTGGAATAATTACGGTAAATGGCATGTAGACCATATCAGACCTTGTGCAAGTTTTGATTTAAGTAAAGAATCTGAACAAAAGAAATGTTTTCATTATACCAATCTTCAACCTTTATGGGCTAAAGAAAATATCAGTAAAGGGAGCAAAGAAAAATGGGAATAAATACCCAAACATTATATCAATTAAGTACTAATACTTGGAAAAAAATATATGAAACTACTTTAACAGATGCAGCAACAAGTGTAACTATATCTTCTTTAGATGGAAATACTGATGAAGAATATAGATTAATAATAAGAGCTACAAATTCAAACATATCTGATTCGAATATAGGTATAAGACCAAATAACGATTCTGGTAGTAATTATGGTTATCAATATTTATACGGAAATGATACTACAATAGGTGCAGCAAGAACTACATTTAATTATTTTAGATTAGGTGCTTATTTTTATAGAAATTTTAGCGATACCTTAATTCACGCTAAAAGCGGTTATGTAAGAACTGCTATTACCACATATCTTACAAAGGATGAAAGTACTATATTTATAATAGGTACATTCGGTCAAGTATGGAATAATACAGCCGATAATATAACATCAGTGGTTATTGTGTCCGATGCAACAAATGGTTTAGGAATAGGTACAGTAATAGAATTGTGGAAAAAAATTTAAAGAGGAATAATTATGTCTATTCAACAATTAAAAGGCTTCATTAATAACGATTATAAAACAATTTATGATAGTGGAGAATTAGTTTTAAAAGAATTAGATTATATGGAGTATTCTTCGGACGCAAATGCTCAGGCTGCGTATGTAAATGGTACTAAGACTACTAATGTTATAAGCAATGCTGTTACCGAAACAGGTTCTGGAGGATTGGGAGATTGGGATAATCAAGAATATCGTTCTGCCCAGATTTTCACATTAACTACTCCTACTACAATAATAAGTTTTCAAGTAAGACTATATAATGGTCAAGGGGTAACAGGGAATATAGTAGGTAGGATAGAAACTACAAGTGGTGGTTTTCCTACTGGAACTTTAGCCAATGCTAATCTGACAAAAGTTATTGTTCCTACTGGGGCATTACAAACTGTTACATTTGATACTCCTGCAACTTTAGCTGCAGGAACTTATGCCTTAAAAATAAATTGTGATAATCAAGCACAGGGTATACATCTTTCTGTAGCGTGGTCTGGTGATAATATTCCAAATTCAAATGCTCAACAATCTGTTGATGGTGTTTGGAATAATTATGCTAACAGCGATTTCTGTATGCTTCTTACGGTTGAAGCCCTGCAATGTTTTTCCGAATCCACTATTAAAACTCAAGGTTCTTATTCTCTTGGAGTGAGTGCTTATAAGACGGATAGTTTAAATGAAACTCTTACTCGCACAGTCTCACCAACAATAAATTTAACAGGAGTAAATACTCTTAAATTTGATATTTATGCTTTAAGGACTGGAGCAAATATAAAAATAGGTATACATGATTCAGGTGGAACCACTACCGAAAAAACCTATACAGTATTAGTGGCAAATACTTGGGAAACTGTAACTTGGGATATATCAGGAGTTAGCGATGCAAATAAAGATGCAATAGATTCTATTATAATTACAATAGTAAATGCCGATGCAGCAAATACATTTTATATAGATAATTTTTATATGGATATTGCAGGAACTGTAAGAGGAACATCTTTAACTATTTCAGGATTAGATGGAAATACTGATGAAGAATATATTTTAATTTGTCGTTTTATTGACGACGATACCACAGGTGGTTATTATCTTCGTTTTAATAACGATAGCGGAAATAATTATGGTTATCAATATATAAAAGGTTCATCTTCTACTGCATCAGCAGTAAGAGATACATCAGAAGCACAAATAGATTTAGGTTATACTAATACAGATGGTAATATTTGTTTTTCTAAACATTTAATTCATGTTAAAAGTGGTTATGTGAGAACAGTAATAAGTGAATCAGCAGAAGACATAGCAACGACCACAGTAACAAACATTAAAGAAATAGGTCAAGTTTGGAATAATACAGTCGATAATATAACATCAATAGTTATTGGTGCATTAAATGATAAAATAAATATTGGTTCAAGAATTATTCTTCTAAAAAAAGCAAATATAATTGGTTCTGGTTCTGGAATAAAAAATATAATAGCTGGTACAAGAAAAGGAAGTTGGGAAAGAATTTATTCTACTACTTTAACAGAAGCAGCAACAAGTGTAACTATATCTTCTTTAGATGGTAATACAGATATTTTATATAGATTGAGAGTAAGAGGAATAGGAGTTAGACCAGATACTAATGTAATTGATGTATTAGCAAATGGAATAACGAGTGCTGTTTATGGTTATCAATATGTGTCAGGAAATAATGATACTGTTGCTTCATCAAGAGGTACTGGAGAAACAGAGTGGAGGGCAGCTTACTTTTCAGATAATAAACAATGTATGTTTGAAACTTTAATTTATGCTAAATCTGGTTATGTAAGAACTGCTTTATCTACTTCGATTAGGGATATATCTGGAACTACAATAACTGCAATATATCAGTATGGATTTGTTTGGAATAATACAGTAGATAATCTCACTTCTTTAGTGTTAATAAGTCCTTATGGTTCTTATATAGGTATAGGTACATATATAATTTTAGAAAAATTAGTTTTATCATAAAAAGGAGAAATAAAAATGAGTATTAGATTAAATAATTGCAATTGCAATTGCATGTTTGAAGAAATTAAAAATAATGTTGAAGATTCTACTGCTAAAGGTTATGTTTTAGTTTCTGAATGTAACGATTGTAAAACTAAAAGAGAAACAAATGCAATCGAATCTGCTAAACAAAATCGTAAACAAGAAATTATAAATGAACTTAATGAATTAGATAAGAAAGTAATTCGACCTCTTTTAGATGGCGAAATAATAAGAGTTAACGAAATAAAAGCACAAAAAGTAGTATTAAGAGAAGAATTAAATCTCTTAGGATAGAAAGGAGTAAATATAATGGCTAATTCGGGATTAGGAGACGGACTTTTTTCAGCTTTTATTAATTGGCTTTACACAACTGGTGATATTTCAGTTCCACCTGATTTTCATAGTCGCTGCGAAAAAATTAAAGGAATGATAGATAACGATATTTCGGGGGTTATAAATACAGTTTTAGATTATTCTATTTCTTCTGCTTCTAATGCACAATATAAAATAGAATGTAGCGATAATAATTTACAAAAATTATTAAATACTTGGTTACAAAAAATTAATTTAGAACTAAAGGGAGTCCCCACAGGATTACAAGAACTCTCAAAAGAATATTTTAAAGAAAGATGGCAGGGTTCTTCTTTATGTTTATTAAGAATAAAAGGTTGGGAAACTTTAACTATAGATAAAAATACAATAGAAGTACCTACTATTATGTGGTATGTTAATGGTTCTTCAGTATATGTAAAAAGAGATGCCGACAGTAATTATAAATTAGGTTCAGATATTTATTATTTAGATAAAGAACATAAAGTAAAAGTTCCAGAAGGAAATAAAGAAGAGATAATAATGCAAAAACCATTTGATAGGTGGTTTGACCAATATGCTACTCCTTATTTAATTCGTAAAGGAGTATATAAAAATTGGTTAACAATGAAAGTTTTACAAGAAAAATCTGACGAAGTTATTTCTAAAATTTTACCTTACTTATTTATAATTAAAAAAGGAACAGAAAGATTATTTATAGAAGGCGATATTAGTTACGATGACCCAGATTTAAAAAAAGTAGTAGATGGATTAAAAGAACAATTAGAATCTTATAAAAATCAAAAAAGTAAAACTCCTACAAATGCTACTACATTTGATACTGAATATGACCATTTAATTCCCGATTTAAGAAAAATTTTGACAGAAGACCTTTATAAACAGGGTTTTCGTTTAATTTTATCAGGATTGGGATTTGTTGACATGTTAGAAATTGCTTCTTCAAGACAGGAAAGTAGAATAAATCCTAAACCATTTGTAGCAGAAATAAATAATGGTGTAGAAGGTTTTAAGTCTATGTTACTAGATATAGTTTATAAAATTATAGAACGAAATAAAGAAAAACATCCTAAATTATTTAGTAACAATAATAAATTATTAATAGTAAATTCTCCTCTAAAAATAAATGTAGAACAAATTTTAGACCAATTAAGAAGCGGTTATATTTATGGAGCAAGTTCTATTACTACTTACCAAGAAGTATTAGGATTAGACCCCGAAACAGAAAAAGAAAGACGACAAAAAGAATTAGATGAAGGATTAGAAGATTTATTTTATCCACATTTAATTCAGAATAGAGAAGATATACCTGATAGAATAATTCCTTCTAAGCCTAAGACAACTAAAAAAGAAACAGAAAAACAAAAAGAAAAAGAAACACTTCCAGAACATATGCAAGAAGCAGTTACTCAAGAAGATTTAATGTATCCCCATATAATTAATAATCAAGAAGAAAAAGGAAAAGATACATTTTCTCCAGCTAAACCTAAAAAAGAAAAAGAAGAAAATGAAGACCAAAATAAAAAGAAAAATACACCAGAAACAAAAACAAAAACTGCTGAATTAGAAGAGAAGCAAATAGCAAAATGTAAAAAATGTGGATACGAATTCGATTATCTTTCTGTTCCAGAAGCAGGAATGGGATATATAAAATGTCCTAAATGCGAAGAAGTAGTTACACAAGAAGATTTAATTGATTCTTCTTTAATTGAAGATTTAGAGACCGCTCCTTATAAAAATTTAAATGAATTACCTAAATATATAAAAAAAATGACAATTGGATGTCAAGAAGTTTTTATGGCAACATTTAATTCTGTTTATGAAGATACTGGAGACGAAGGCAAAAGTTTTGCCATAGCCAATTCTGCTGCTCGTAGATGTATGAAGAAGCAAGGTTATAATTATGATAAAGAAACTAAAACTTGGAAAAAGAAAGAATAATGAAACATAACAAATGTATAGATTGTAACAAAAATTTGCATCCACTATCAAAATATCAAGGTTCTATACGATGCAAGTCTTGTGCAAGAAAATATCAATATGCTACAAGACCAGAAACAAATCCATTGTTTGATAAAAAAGGCAAAAATCATTATCAATGGAAGGGTGGCAAAGATTCGAGAAAATGTTATTGTATAGATTGTAATAAAGAATTAAACGAAAGTGCACATTATAGAAAAGATAAAAGATGCAAATCTTGTTATTATAAAACATTAAAAGGTGAAGGCAATCCGATGTTTGGAATTCATCGATTTGGAGAAAAAGCTCCTACATGGATAGATGGTCGTTCTTTTGAACCTTATACAGAAGAATTTAATTCCGAACTTAAAGAATTAATTCGTGATAGAGACAATCATGAGTGCCAGAATTGTAGTATGACCGAAGAAGAGCATTTGATAGTTAGAGGCAGAGTTTTAGATATTCATCATATCGATTACGATAAAAAGAATTGTTCAAAAGAAAATTTGATTACTTTATGTAATTTTTGTAATATACGAGCCAATTTTAATAGAGATTATTGGCAAGAACTATTTATGAATAAAATGGAGGAATTATGCAAAACGATAAAAAATTAATCGCAGAAGCCCTTTTAGAAATTGCCAAAAAATCTACGACTGAATTTATAGAAGATTCTAAAATTGATAAAGAAATTAAAGATGCTGCAAAGAAAATTGGGATTGAATTACCATCTCCAGATATTAGTATTTTTAAGACAGTATATGCAGAAATTGATAAAGTTAATTTGAATGGTGTAATCCTTCCTCGTAAAGCAGTTGAAGATGGATTAAAAACATTAATTTCTAAACAAGTAAATTTTGAACATGAAGGAGCAGGTCGTGTATGTGGATATACAATAGATGCAAAAATTAATGAAGATAAAATAGAAACAATCAATGTTTTTTTTAAATCTCTATTTTTTGACCAATTTGATGAATTAAAAGAAAAAGTAAAATCTGGAGAAGCTGCGGTATCATTTGAGATTTGGAATAAAGACCCAGAAACAGGAGAGTCGGTAGTTAAAGAATTAAAAAATGGTTTTAAAGAAATCTCACCAATTATTTTTCATGGTACGGGATTACTATTAATTAATTCACCTGCTTGCCCAAAGGCAAAGGTATTTCATCTTGTTGCGAATAAGGAAATTCAAGAAGCAGAAAAAATTGTTAATAAAATATTTGATGAGAATTTAATTTATGCTTCTTTTGCTATAACAGATTCAAAATGTAAAAACTGTGGTATTTGTATATGCGGAAAAGAAGTAAAAGTAATAATAAAACAGATAGAATCTAAAGAATGGATTTGCCCTTATTGTGAAAAAGAAATAGGGGAAAAAGAATTATTTTTGGATGAAAAAACCAATAAATGGTATCATCGACCTTGTCAAGAAAAGGGAGAAATAATTCTACCAAAAGAAACTGCAAAAGAAAAGGAGGAACAAAAAGTGGAATTAGAAAAATTATATGCTAACGTTACAAAAGAAGAAGATATTACTTTCGAAATTGCTATGACATTTTATTATTCTACAGAGGAAGAGCAAAAAACATTGACAGAAGATGCTGCAAAATGGACTCGTAAGTTCATTAATAGCTTACCTGATTCAGCATTTGCTGCAATTGAACCTGCTTATCCTGAAAAATTAGAAGATAAAAATTGTAGACATCTTCCTCATCATAATGGCGAAGGTGATTTAGGGAAAGACAAATCAAATGCGAATTTAGATTTGCCCCATTATAAAAATGCTTTAGCAAGAGTAAGTCAAATTAAACCAGTTAGTGATTCTATTTCTGCCGAAGATTTAATAAATAAAGCAAGTTCTCATTTAGAAAGGCATAAGGATGTTTTAGAAAAATCTTCCGAAGAACCTAAGACTGAAGTTAAACCAGACGAAACCAAGCCAGTAGATGCTGGTGCTGAAACGAAACCTGTGGAAACTGAAGTCAAAAAAGAAATAGCACAACCTTTAGAAGTTATTGAACCAAAAATAGTAGTTAAAGTTACTCGTAGTTATACTGATGTTTCTGTAGACACTTATGTCGATGGAACTCCATCTGGAACTTCTCAAGGAAAAACTACTTCAAAAATTATAACAGAGTATAAAGATGGAACTCAAGATGTGGTTGAATCAGAATCAGAATATAAAAGAAAATATGACCTTGCTGAGCTAGAAGAAGCAGTAAATTCTGCCAAAGCCGAAAAGGATACAGAAATTGCTACTTTGAAAGCTGAACAAGATAAAGTTTTACAAGAAAAAGATAAAGAAATTAATACTATCAAAACAGAACTTGAGCAGAAGTCTCAAGAGATTGAAAAGGCAAAAGTCGAAGACAAAAAGACGGATGACCTTACTGTAGGTACTGTTGAAGTAAAAGATAATTATCAAATCAAAAGAGAAGGTATAGATAATAGAGCTTTTGGAAAAAAGAAATAAAAAAAGCAAAAGACATAAGTCTAGCTTAAAAGATAGTAACAAAAAACGAAACAATCGATAAAAAAATAGGAGAAATAAAAATGAGTGATAAAAGAGTGGATTTAGAAATAGCAAGATTAATCGGGCAACCTATTAATCCAAATCTGCCTTCGCCATTGGCGTTGACAGAGGCTTGTAACGTCGAAGCAGCAGCTCCTGGAGAAGAAATTAAAGCATTTACAGGTGATACTAGTGATATAGATGACATTTATACTGCAGACGCAGATGGTAAATTAACGATTCATAAATGTACTCCAGTTACACCCGCTGCAGTTACTTGGGTTGGTTTACAGTCATTGTTAGAGTATGTATTAATTAATGATGTACTTCCTAGCGAAGACCAGGGTGCATTAGCAAGAAAGAAAGCTGGAATTACTAGAGCTATGGATAAACAAGAAGTAAAATTAGTTTGTGATGCCGCATTAGGAGTAGTTTCTCAGAGAGTAACAGCAGAAGCTGGTAAAGATGTTCTTCATCGTATTATACAATTAAAGCAAAAAGTTGGAGTTTATGGTGATAATTTTGTACTTTTAGTTGGCACAGACATTGCAGATGCAATCGATACTTATGACATTGATTATGTTACTACACATGAATATAAAATAGGTATTAAAGATGTATTAGCTAATTTGGGAATTACAGTTATAAAAATAGTTGGCGAAGTTAATGGTGCAGTAATTTTAGGTGCTAAGAAAGGTATTTTAGTAGCTAGAAATTCTATGTTAGCTGAAGGTAGACCTATTTATTTTCTTAGACGTTCAATTAGTCCTGAAATTGCAGCTCAGATGGGAATCGAAAGTGGCGTGAGATTAATTTCCGTTGCTCAAGTTCCTACAATTATAGATACTAAGAATACATTAGGTTATGGATGTTTTGGTTATGAAAGTTTTATGTTAGTTATAACAAACTATAGAGCAATTGCTACTATGGTAGACTTATTAGCTGCATAATCTTTAGATAAAAAAGAGGGGGATAGGTAAAACCTTCTCCCTCCCATAAAATTACTAAAGAAAAAAATGATTAAGAAATTAAATAAAACTAATATACAAGATATTTATGAATTTGTTTCTAAAGTTAAAGATAAAGAAGAAGATTTTTATATTACAGAAAATAAACAAAGAAAATTTCTAAAAGAAAATTTTAAGTTAATAGAAAAAATTTTAAAGTATCAAGAAGTATATGGTAAAATAGAAAAAGATAATATAAAAGCAATTTTTATTATATATAAAGAAAAAGGATTTAGACCTTATTTAAAAATTTTAGGCGAAACTACGGAAGATAGTTTAGATTTAATTAAATTTATAAAATGGAATTTTTCAGAATTGGAAGTATATTGTAAATTAAAAAAATATAATCCATTAACACAAAAATTACAAAGAGAAGGATTTTTTCCTATCGGAAGCAGAGGAAAAGAAATATTATTAATTAAAAAAAGTTATAAGACTAATAAAATAGTAGCAAAGGATAAAGGAGAAGAAGATGGATACCATAATAGAAAAGATTCGTAATCTCATTGAAGATATATTAATAACTACTGGAAGAGATGTGTTTCAATACGAATCTATAACTTCATCAAAGATTTTTACATTAACAGAAAGTAATATCTCTGTTTCTACAATAATAGTTTATAAAAATGGAATAGTTTGGGCAGGAACTAATTATTCTTATTCAACCACTACAGGAAAATTAACAGTAACGGGTACTTTAGTGGTAGGAGATTCATTAGAGATTATTTACTCATATTATGCTAAATATTCGGATAACGAATTAAGAGGATGGATTAGAGCAACATTATCTTATATTTCTGTAGAAAAATATAGAACATTTGTAGCAAAAAGTGATAATATAATTTTTCCTACTCCATCTGAACCTGAATCTAATTTAATAGCAGTTATTGCTGCAATTTTAATAAAAGGAGATATAAGACAATATCGTACACCTGAAATAACTATTAATTTTGAACCTTCGGAATCTAAAGAAAAAAAGATTAGAAGAGCAGTTAGACAATTTAAAACTAGTTATGGAATTTTAGATTATGTTCAAATGGATAAAAAAATAGTAGAAGTAGTTGACCAAGATATTTAATTAAGAAGGATTGCAATGAATAAAAGAATAAATTTATTTGGTATTTTAAAAAATGAAAACAAACTCTCTACTTTACTAGTCTATTCTGCTCAGGAAGTAACATTAGACCCGTACGAACGAAACACAGAAAAGAAATTTAACAATCCTTTACCAATTAAAGCATTGGTAAGGCAAATTTCTCAAGAATCTTTACGTTGGAAGTATTATGGTATGATTCCTTCAAAATCGATTGAGGTCATAGCAGAATTAAAATATGAAACTTTATTTAAAACAGCAGATAAAATTAAATATAATGAAGAATATTATAAATGTTGGAAAGATGATAGTCAAAATTTTATGATAACTAAAAGAAACGATTACATTTTAGTTATATTAGGAATAAAAAATGATTAGAATAAGTATAGATTGGAAAGATGGTAAAAAATTCGATAACTTAATTCGTTATATCGAGAATAATTTTCTTTATGCTCAAGCACAAGAAGGAATTAGAGTTTTAGGTCATCATACTGCAGATAAAATGAGACAAGTTATCGATTCTGAAAGAAAAAGACCAGATAAAGGAACTCATAAATTAGAAAATTCAATCACCGCAGAAACTTTAACTACTACAGGTGGAGTAGAAATAGGAATAGGTAGAATTTCTAAAATGACTGAAGAAGCACCTTATTGGGAAGTTTTAGATAGGGGCGGATATGTTCCAAATTATGGTAATTTAGTTCCTTTAGGAGCTTTTATTCCTGGAGAACCCATACCCAATCCAAAAAATTTTAGACAAGGAAATTGGGAAGTAGGAGAAGGAAAATATACTTTTAGAGCAACCAGACCAATCGAAGGAATTGATTATGTAGGAAAATCGATTCGCCATTTAGATTCTGAACTAAAAGAAATGATGTCTAAATTGGGTGCTAAGTTTATTGGTGATATGGAGAAATCTTCAAAATGAAAACTTGTATAGATTGTGGAAAACAAATTTATCAATATAAAAATACTGAGAGATGTCGGTCTTGTTCTAAAAAAGGCAAAAGAAATATAAATTATATACATGGTAAAAGTTCAGAAAAGAATTATTGTATAGATTGTAATATTGAGATAAATTGGAAAAGTAAAAGATGTGCTTCTTGTGCACAAAAAGGAGTATTACATTCTCATTATATAGATGGTAGATGTTCTAAAAAATATTATTGTAAAAATTGTAACTCATTAATAAATTATAAAACATTTAAATATGGTAAGCAAATGTGTTTATCTTGTGCAATTAAAGAAAGATTCAAGAATCCAAGAAATAATCCTAGATTTGGTAAACCAATTGCTAATGGAAAGAGAATTTATTATAAAAATATTTGTTTCCGTTCTTCATGGGAAGTTGTTTATGCTAAGTATTTAGATAAACAAGGTATTAAATGGCAATACGAACCAAAAGCATTTGATTTAGGAAATTGTACATACAGACCAGATTTTTATTTATCAGAAACTGATACTTATATAGAAATAAAAGGTTTTTGGAGAAAAGATGCTTTAAAGAAATTTAGATTATTTCAAAAACTATGCTCTAACATTAAAATAAAAGTATTAATGCAAAAAGATTTAATACGATTAGGAGTATTATAATGAGTTATCGTATAAGTCGTAATCTTGAAGCCAGCTTAATTGATTGGCTCACAGAAGAACTTGAAGATGCTGGCTGGACGGGCATCCGTATAGAGAAGGCTTTTGCAGAAATTTATCGTGGTACTTTACCAGCTATCTGTATTAATGTAATAGATATTTCTCCTGAAAAATTAGAAATAGGAAGTAAAACTAATCTTAAATATTTTACAGTAAATATTAGAATTTTCGCTTTGAATGATGGACAAAGACTTGACCTTTCCGATTGGTTACTTGATTTATTAGAGGATGATATAAATTATTATTCTTATGTTATTACCAATGGTCAAGTTGCTTCTAAAGATTTAACAGGAAAAATAGTTATAAGAACAATTACAAGAATGGAAAAAGAATTAACCAATACTGAAGGATTAGCTAAAGAAGATAAATATAGACATCTTATTGAATTTATTTGTTTTGTAGCTAAATAGGAGAATAATATGAATTGGTTAGCTAATTTAGGAATAGGATTTTCTATTATTACAGCTATTATTAACGTTTCAGTTTTAATAGCAATGAAATTTAACGACTTACATCACGTTCAAAAAGATTTAGATGAAATAAAAGAAGATTTAAAATGTTTTAGAGATAAATTTATAAAATTAGATGAAAGAGTTGCTCATATTGAAGGAAAATTAGAATAAATTAAAATAAAAAGATAAGTTTTTGTGAGGAAAATAGTAATAGTAAGTTGAGTAACAAATTCTGTAAAGAAGACAGAATGAAACCAAATCATTAACAAATCAAAGGAGGATTTAAAAGATGATACCCAGTAAATTTTGTAAACCTAGAATATTCCCTGCAAATTCGGCAAGAGTGCCAGAACAGGTGGATAGGCTCCAGGACATCGGAATGGATTTAACGCTTAATAGAGAAAAACAGCATGAAATCGGTAGAGTTGGTATTTTAGCTTATAAGGAAGGAACTCCAGCATTAGCTTATTCGATGAGGCAATTTGAATTTGGCGATATGGCTCTTTGGTATGCTATGGCTAATAAAGCAGGAACTCCTAATTATGTTAGTTTAGATGATTTTAAAACCAATACTTTTGACATTGCTGCATTTTTAACAGATGATAACGATACATTTAGAGGAACAATAGTTCTTCCTAAATTAAGAGTTAATGGATTTTCTATTAATATCGGAGACCCAGATGCTATAGTTGAAAGAAATTTTGATTTAGTTGGCGAAGATAAAAAATTATTAGACGAAAAATATTATGCTTATGATTCGTTAGCAGTAATAGATGCAGACCCAATACAAACATTAACATTAGACCCAGTAGCTGTGGAATATGCAACTGGAAAATTTGTTTCTAAAGTTTTAAGAGTAAGAGCAGGAGCAGTTAGTGAATTGGAAGAAGATGCTACTTCTACCTATGATGCAAATACTTGGAGATACTCTGCAGGTGCTGTAATTGTTCAAACATGTGAAAATAGTGATTTAATAAAAGTTTATTATGTTTCTTCAACTGCTTATGATACACTTTGGACAGACCATAATGAACCAAGTTATTCTAACTTTTTATTGGCAGATTCTTGTACAATTCTTATGAAAGTAGGTGTTGGAGATGCTGCAAAAATTTACCGTTTACAATCTGTAGGAACGGATATTGCTTTTGAAAGAGCTGATTATAAAGAAATAGGTAATAGTGAAATAGTTCTTCGTGGTTCTAAAACAGAAACTGTAATAATCGCATTAAATAAATTTGCTGAAGATTTAACTCTTGAAAGAATCTTAGCAGGCGGTGGTACAGATGTTTTAATCGACCCTAGAGATTTTGTTGACACTATTCAACTTAGAATAGAAGTTTATGAAGATAAAACAAAAGAAACATTTAAAATTGGTTATTTAATGACAGGACTTACCCCCACTACATTAGGTACAACTCAGGCGGTAGAAGATTATCAAGTAAGAACAACTAATTTGGAAGGGGCTAACTGTAAAATATCTCATTTAATAGCTCAATTAGCCTGGTTATAAAATAAATAAAGAAGGGAGGAGTCAATTTGCCTTCTCCCTTCCCAAAATACTTATCAAAGGTAGGTATTCTACAAAGGCTTTTCTCATTGAGCCAATATTAATCAATGAGAATGTAAGGTAAGAGATAATGGATATAAAAGTAAGTAAAAAATTAATTATAATACACGCAGAGAGGAAACTAACGCCTATCGTATATGAAAGGTCTGTTTCCTCTTTTTTGCTTTATGGAGAATAGATGCAATTTAAATTTTGCTCAGAATGTAAAACGAGAAAATCTATAAATCAATTTCATAAATGTATTAGAGATGGAATATCTAGTTGGTGTAAAGAATGTTATAAAGAATATTATATATTGCATAAAGAAGAAATAAAGAAATATAAAGTGAAACATTATCAAATTCATAAAGAAGAAATTAGAGAAAAACACAAAGAATATCAAAGGATTCATATAAAAGAAATTAAACAAAAGCACCACGACTATTGGTTAATAAACAAAAAACAATTAAGACAAAAACAAATAAATTACAACATAACTAATCGAGATAAAATTAAGCAGTATCAACATAATTGGTATATAAAACATAAAGAAAAAATAATAAAACGACAAATCGATAATGAGAAAAGCAAATATAAAACAGATATTTGCTTTAGAATTTTAAAAAATTTAAGAGTCCGAATAAGATTGGCATTAAAAGGCAATCTCAAATCCGAAATTACTATGAAGTTATTGGGTTGTAGTATTAAATTTTTTAGAAATTATTATGAATCTAAATTTACCAAAGGTATGTCTTGGACAAAAGTAATGAATGGAGAAATCCACTGCGACCATATCAAACCCTGTGCTTCGTTTGATTTATCTAAACCAAGCGAGCAAAAGAAATGTTTTAATTACACTAATCTTCAACCTCTATGGGCAATTGATAATTTAAGAAAAAATAAGAAGGAATTTATATGCAGCCAATAAGTTTATTAACGAAGGGTTTAATTTCTCAAAAAGGAGAAATAATAAATAATTATTTCTTCCCATTTCAAATTTCTATAGATTATGGTGAAAAAATAATTAATGTGGAAGTCGAAGATAACGAATTATTTGTATTAATAGAACAACCAGTATTAACAGTTCAGGCAGGACAAGAAAATATAGAAGTAACTTTAGACCAACCAGATATAACAGTAAAAGATTAAGGAGAAAAATAATGAGAAATGATATTACTTTAAAGACAAAAGAGCAGAAGGTTCTGAGCTTCACTTACAAAGATAGTTCGGGAACAATTATTCCACTTACGGGATGCACATTTTCATTAGTAGTTGAGGATGCTGATGGAGTTGAAAAAATCACAAAAACTGATGCTTCATTTGATAAATCTCAAGTTGGAGTGGGTATTGTAAAGGTAACATTTACTGTTACAGATTTAACTTTACCAGCAGGAGTATATACCTTAGAAATCAAAACTACGTTTACTACAGGGGAAATCGATAAATCGGTTTCCTTCGCAATGAATTTGGTGCAAGCATTAACCGAATAAAGAGGAGCAATCGTGATTCTTAAAAAAATACCTATAATTCTTGAGATTCCAGAGAATACTTGTCAAGTTAGTCCTAATTATACCGACAATATTCTTACTAAACAATTTTCAACTATTCAGGCTGCTATAGATTATGCAGTTAGCCAAAATCCATCTGAAAACGATGAGTGGACAGTTTTAGTTGAAAATGGGATTTATAATGAACAAGTTATTATGGCAGAATATGTTGCTCTTAAAGGAAGAAATAAAGAAACATGTATAGTAGAAAGGGGTACTTTACCTCTTGTTTATAATGTAGATAATACAGTTATTAATACTATAACTTTTAGAGTTACAGATACAGATGGTAAATTTGCTTCTATAGATGGCGGTGGGTCTCAAATAGAAATACAAATCTATGATTGCTTTTTACAAGGTACAGGCGATGATAGGAATGTTTTAGAATTAGCAAATAATGTTAAGGCTTATTTATATGAAACAGAAGGAGATAATTGTGGTAGCGGTGATATAGGAAAAAAGATTATAACTTCTTTAGCAAGTGGTTCAAATATAGAACTTTATTTAGAAGCAGCATACATCTGCGGTGGAATAACATGGGGTGGTGGAAATCTAATTATTTTTAACATAGAACTTTTAGACGATGCAACTCTGGACATTAATGGTGGCGATGTTAGATTAGATTATTTATGGATAGAAAATACAAGTACTTATGCTATAAAATTTAATACAACTGGAGAAGTGATATGTAAAAATCTTATTTTAGAAAGTGGTGGAGCCGAAAATACAATTCAATTTACTGCAGTTCCAAGTTATACTGAATTTACTTCTTGTTCAATTCAAAGTTCAGGACTTTATTCTATTTATGCTTTTACTCTTATTTCTGAAGTAGTATTAGAGGCTTCATATTTAGAAAAACCAACTTATAATATTCAAACTCGAAATGTCTTTTTATATAGTCTAACCAAATTAGAAGCAGGAGATAGTGAAACTTTTACACATTCATCAGATAGTAAATATGCAAGATTAGTTCAGATTAGTAGAATTGGTTCTGCAAATTATACAGACATAGATTTTGATGAAGCAGATGAATCTTTATTTATTCAAGAAGATGCTACTAAAACTAATTTTATTGGTGGACAAGTACAATTAGCAGGAGATGCTACTTTTGTTTTGGATTCATCTGGTAATGGAAGAAATGGAGTTACTGTAAATAATCCATTATGGGTTGTAGGAAAATTAAATAATTGTTTACAATTTAATGGAACCAATCAACAGGTAAATTGCGGAGATATAGCAAATTTTGAAAGAACACAACCATGTTCTTATGAATTTTGGTTTAATACTACTTCAGTAGATACAAGACTATTTCTTTCAAATATGGAAATGCCTACTCCTAAAGGTATGAGAATAGCTATGATGTCTGGAAATATTGACATTGGATTCTATAATTCTGGTAGTAATATTCTTAAAGTTCATACAAATTTAACCTTTAATAATGGTATATTTCATCATTGTATTATAACTTATAATGGTTCTTCTCTTGCTTCTGGTATAAAAATTTATGTGGATAATGTTTTACAATCTATAATAATCGATAATAACAATTTAACTGCTACAATTTTGAATACTGCAACTTTTCGTATTGCAGGTAGAAGTGATTTGATTTATTTCTTTAATGGTAAAATAGACGAAGTAATAATTTATGATAGAGAATTAGATTCAGTCGAAGTTGCTAATAGATATAATGGTGGAACAGGAACAGAAACTTTATTTGGAACTGCTTATGCTCAGTATCATTTAAATGGTTCGGGTTACGATACTACTAAAGGTTGGTATGTAAGAACAAATATAAATCAAATAGATACATCTACTTGGTATACTATAGGACATATTAATATAACAGCAACAGTACCCACAAATACAAATATAAAATATTTAATTAGTGTAGACAATAAAGTAACATGGAAAAAATGGACTGGAACAAATTGGGTTACAGTTTCTTTGGTAAATATAGATACACAAGGAAATACAGAAGCAGAAATAGAAGTATTAACAGATAGTGAATATGGATTATTATTTGTTGCTGGAACTTTAGACATTGTAGCAAGTTTAAAAACAACAGATGCAACAGCAACTCCATCATTAAGTCAAATAGATGTTAATTATTTAGTAGGAAGTAGACATTTATGTTTTGATAATGATTTAATAATTGAATTTTTAGATGCTACCCATACAAAAATAACGAATACAATCAATCCCCCCGAAACTCTCTTTGGATTAAAAGTAAATATCTTCTTATGGGGGGGGGGCTATAGCGTAATATGAAAATACTTGTAAATAAAATAACTAATAAAATTATTGATTATGGAAATGATGTTAGTCCATCTTCTGATAATGAATACGTTACAAATATTGCGTCCGACCTTTCAATATGGCAGGGTAGTAAAATTTTTTATAATTCTGTAAGAAGAACTTTTGAAAAAGGAGATGGATTTCAAAGTTGGAATAATACTACTAGAATAGAACATCCAGTTGAAGATTTAATTGGTTACAATACAGAAAAAAATAGAATAGAATTTTATATAAAAGAATTAGATAAATGGCTTTATTTATGGAGTGAATTTATTGCAATAACAGAAATACCTACTATACCTTATTTCTTAGAAGATTTTGAAACAGGATGGTTAGTAGAAGGTACATTTAATAATATATTTGATGAATTATTCGAAACAGAATGGTTTATAGATAATTTTTTTACAGGATTATTTGCTGAAAATTTTCAGGGAATAGATTGGTAAATTAAAAAAGGAGATTAAAAATGAAATCAGATTGGACTATTACAGGAACAGGTGGTCAAGCAGTAATTGATGAAGGTGGTTCTAAAAGATGTCAATTGACTGCACAAAAAACGATGTTATGGAATGGTAGAAATAATTTACTTAATGCAGAAATAATTGGGCAAATTAAAGTTGGTAGTAATGCTAATTATGCTGGGGGTTTTCTTTTAAGATGTGATAGTTCATGCAATAATGCTTATAATTTAAGAGTTTCTGCAAATGGTTCGGTAAAAATTTATTATATATATCGAATATTAAATGGAGTATGGACATCCTTAGCAATTTCAAATTCGTCTGAACAATATGGAGTATATACCAAAGTAAGATTTAGAGTAGATGGAAATCAAATTTCAGTAGAAGAATGGATTACTGGAGTATGGAATTTAATACAGTTAGTTACAGATAATTATGTAACCGTTGCTGGATATGCAGGATTAAGAGGAGATAGTTCAGCAGGTTATAGTGTACAATTTGATAATATTGAGGTTAATGAGAAGGCATAAAATGGAAAAAATATATTGTTCGATACATAATCTTAATATTAATATTTATTCAAAAGAAGAAGAGGATTTATTTGTAGATGATAATGAACAGGAATCAGTTATTTTTGATAATGGAATTAATAAATATTTAAAAAGATTTACCATAAATCTTTGTGATGAAAATTGTTTAACCATAAGACAGATTTTAGAAGAATAAAATGATAACTCTATATAAAAATATAGCATATAAACTTGAATTAGTGGTGCTAGATAACGATGGTAAATTTACTCCTGGACTTACTGTAACATATGAGATTAGAAAATGTTCAGATGATTCTTTATTTGCTTCAGGAACAATGTCTGAGACATCTTCAGTTTATTATGTAGATGTTACTTTTACAGTAAATGCAGAATATAAAGTTAAATATGTTACTCCTGTTGGTTATGAAAATGGATTTGAGGAAATTTTAGTAGAAAATAATTTAGCCAATCAAGTTTGGGATGCATTAACCGCAGAACATACTTTATCTAATACTTTTGGGTACATGTTCATTCACATAAATTCTACAGTTGCAGCAATAAATAGTTTATTAGAAAGTGTTTCTAGTACATTAAATACTGTAGAATATTATTGTGAAAATATGGCAGACATTATTTGGAGTAATTCAACAAGAACATTAACTTCATTTGGAACATTAGTTGCAAGTATTTGGTCATATGGAACTCGTACTTTGACATCTTATGGAACTTTAGTTAGCGACATTTCTACAGCAGTTTGGGGAGCAACAACAAGAACACTTACATCTTTTGGTACGTTAATTGCAGACATTTGGAATTATGTTACTCGTACAATAACTTCTGGAGGAATAACTGCTGCGGAAGTTTGGACATATATTACTAGAACTTTAACCGCAGGAACCAAAGATTCAGAAATAGATGCAATAAAAACTCAAACTGATAAAATTCCTAGAATTTTAGGATTATCTATGGAGAATCACAGAATTTTTTCTCCAGTTTATGATAGTAATAATTGTTTAACTTCTGCGACAATAAAAATTTATCCTACTAAGGCAGATGTTTTAGCTGACACAAATTCAATAGCAATCTATGCGATGGTAGCAACGTTTGACGTAGATGGAAAATGTTTAACCTACAGAATGACGAAGGAATAAAAAATGGATGAATTTAAATCGATTATAGATTATATTGTTCAACAAGAATCAAGAAAAACAGTTGGCATCCTCTTAAAAAGAATAGAATTATCAGTAGAATTAGCTAAAAAAGAAAATAGAGATTATCTAACTTTTCAAGAAGTTGAAGGATTAAAATCTCAAATAAAAGAGGCGACCTATGAGGCATATAGGAATATAAGAGATTTTTTAAATACTGGTAAAATTATACTTGTAAATGCAAATGAACAAAAACGTAAGGAAAACCTAAAAAAGGAGTAAGGAATGGAAGATAATCATATGGAAGAAGCAAAAAAAATAGTCGAAGAAATGGATAAAGATATAAATTTAAAAAGAGCAGAAGAACTTATTAGAGATAATAAGATTCAATTTGAATATAAAGATAAACAATATAGAGTTCGTATGCTTAATTTAAAAGAAAAGGAAGAATTAGATATGCTTCGTAGAAAAAAATTTGGACAACTTATTCAGGATAAAGATATTCTTCTCGAAAAAGACCTTATTAAAGTACTTAAAACAAGAGATATAGATGTAGATAAAATTAATGACGATATAAAAAAATTAGAAGTTGGAGAATTAGATTTACAAATAAAATTAGGAGAAGCTATTTCTAAAAACGAAAATGAAACTATTTTAAAAAGATATAAAGAGCAAATCGAAGAAATAAGATTAAAAATAGCAATATTAAATACTCAAAAAACTTTAATATTAGAATTTAGTTTAGAAAATCAACTTTTAAATTATATTTCGCAAATAATTACTTATTTGAGTGCAGATATTTTAGAAGATGGAATTTGGAGAAGGATGTTTAATTCTTTGGTAGAATTTCAAAGTTATTCAGACGAATCTTTAATTAATAGAGCAGGGCAAATGAGTATGATTTTGCAGTATATTTAAAAATATGAATATATGGTATAATATCAGGTTATTAGCTAAGAGTATAAAGGCTCAAAATTTATTTGCAGCAGCAAAAGAAATTTCAAGTATTAAATTATTTAAAAATAATTTTAATTTTTCTAAAATACAAGAATTATATCTTAACTATTTATATATGTACGATGCTATTTTAAAAGATATAATTACCGAAAATATTAGTAAACATGTAATAGACAATGAAATTTATGAAGATGCTTATATGTTATGGCGAAAAGAAAATAGATACAAAAAACAAAAATCACAAGATAAAAATAAAGGCATTCATTTGGTTGCTGGAAACAAAATAAAATTTAAAGAGGGATAATACTATGCCAAGTGGAGATTTTCTCGCACGTATAAAATTAGCATTGGAAGGAAAAGAAAAAGTCGTAAGTGGGTTATCAGAAACACAACGTGCTGCTCAACAACTTGCCAAGACTAAAGTAACTACTACCTTCGATAAAGAAGGTCTAGCTACAGGTAAACAAATAGAAGAAACTTTTAAAAATATAACTCCAGCAGCATCGAAAGCCTCTGGTATGATGAACGATTTTACCAAAGCATTATCTAGAGTTATAATAGTAGCTCCTATTTGGATGGCTTTTAGAGCTGTTATACAGAGTACGTTTGCTTTACTTAGTGAAGGATTTAAAACATGGGAGGATTTTGATAGACAATTAATAAAATCTAAAGCTGTTATTCACGATTATTCTGGAACTACTGACCAAGCTATGGTTGTCTTAGAAGATAGAATTAGAACTTTTTCTAAAGAATCAGGAATAGCTTTAGACCAACTAACTTCTTCTTTTTATAGATTCGGAACTGTAGGAATAGCTTTCGAAGATGCTTTATCAGGAGCAATTGCTTCGGCAAAATTAGCCAAAGCAACTTTAGGAGACGTAGATACAATTTCTCGTTCTTTAGCTATGACTTATAGATTGTTAGGAGATACAATAGATAGTAGTCTATCTCCCATGCAAAAACAAGAAAGTTTAGCAGGTAAAATTTTTCATTTATGGAAATCTAACGCTTTCGAAGCAAACGAATTTGCTGCTTCTTTAAATAATTTTATTTCTACAGCTAACATCGCAAATTTTACAGCAGACCAAACAGTTGCAACTTTAGCTGCGTTAGGTACAGCAGGTGTTCAGAATTCGAGAGGTGGTGCTTTATTAAAAACATCTATATTTAAATTAATAGAAAATATGGATAAATTAGCAGGAAGTTTAGGATTAGCAGTCAATCCTGAATTAGAAACAACATTTGGTCTTTTTACGAGAGTATTAGATAAAATAAATTTATTAAGTCAAACTAAAGGAATTCCTGCAGAAGCAATGAAAGATATACAAGAAATATTTGGTGGGGTAAGAGGAGCACAAGCAATTTCTGCTTTAAATGCTTTACTCCCTGAATTAAAACAAAATTTAATAGATTTAGGAAAAGACCCTCAACAATTTATAGCAGGATTAAACGAAAGATTTGAAGAAGTAAAAAGTACAGTTAGTGGACAATTAGATATTTTTAGAAATTTAAGAACTCAAATCGGCGAATCGTTTGTCAAGGCTTTATTAGGAGCAGATGATTTTAAAATAGCTTTAGAAGGTATTAATTACGATATGGAAAAAATGATGGAAACGGCAAAAAATATAGGAGAAGTACTTTATTTTTTCCATAATCCAGTAAAAGTAGCCGAACAAGATTTTATAAATATAACAAAAGAAGAAGCAAAATTTAATAAATATATATCCGATGGAATTAAAGGTGCATTATCTTTAGCAGATACTATAAAATTAATGTCTTTAATTGAAGTTACTGAAGAAACAGAAAAATTAGTGAATAAACTTAGAAAAGTAGCTGTAGAAATGGTAAAAGATTCGAATACAGCTATAGAACTTGAAAAAGAATTACAAAGAGTTGCAGATATATATAATAAAACATATAAATTAAGAGACGAATCAGCAGATAGAAAACTATCTCCCGAAGCACAACGTAAAGTAGAATTAGTTAAAACGGAATATGAAATACTAAAAAAACAGAAAGCAGGAGTAGAGGATACAGTTATAGCTTATGAAAAAATGAATAATTTTATTAATATTTTAGTAGACGAATATAATAAATTAGAATCAGCAAATGGAAAAACAGTAGAACAAATTAATAAACAATCAATAAAAACTGCACTTTTAAAAGGAGATTTCGAAAAAATTAATGATATATTTAAAGAAAGAAAATTATCAGAAGAAGAATTAAATTCTTTAATAAAAATTTATTCGGATATAAATAAAAGTACTTTATCCGACGTGGAAAAAAGATTAGGAATAAATTCTTCTTTATTAAGAATAGCAAACGAAGAAGAATCAGCTATTATCAGACAAGAAATGGCATTAAAATCTATGATGTATGGTGAAGATTATATAAAAAATAGTATGGATGATAGACTTAAATTAGCTCAGGCATTAACTAAAGAAGCAGATGAACAAGAAAAAAAATCTAGTAGAATGGTAGAATTATTTAAAATAGTTCAAAAATATGGTGCAGGAACTGCTCAAGAAGTTTCAAAATATCTAGCTGGAGTTTTAGAATTTAGTCAATTAAGTGCAAGAGCTGTACAAGCATTAAAAAAAATACTCCCTGGAGAATTTGAACAAGGAACAGCAGAAACGTATTTTAAAGGAACTACTTTTGAATTTCCAGAAGATTTAGAAATAAAAAGAAAAGCTGAAAGAAATAGAAAAATAATAGAAGATGTTTTTAGTATGCCTATCCCCACAAATATAGATGTAGAAACAACTGATTTTGCAGAATTAATAGATTTAACACCTAAATTAAGAGTATTAAAAGAAGTGTTTGCTCAGGCTTTTTCTGAAGGAATAAACCAAGCCCAATTAAAAATAGGATATATGGCAGACATTCTTAAACCCAGAGAAAATATTATAACACAAATGAATATGTCAATTAATATAGAACCTATGAGAATGAATGTAGATTTAGATTCTGAACAAGTTATAGAAAAAGTGAAACAAAAAGTTAATGAAGAATTAGATAATAAAAAATCTGAAACGTATAAGAAAATACAAAATCAAATAGAAAATTTTTAGAGGAGATAAAATATGTCTGTGAATTTTAAACTTTATGCAAGTAACGGTTCAACTTTAATTCATACTTTTTCTACAGTTTTTCAAGCTAATTATCCTCATACAGAAAAAAAATTAATTGAACATGAGAATGTAAGAGGAAAAGGAAGTATAATAGTAGATGGTGGTGATTCTTCATGGACTTTAACGCTAAGAGGAGTATTATTTGCTAACGATTATGATGCTTTAATGGCATTAGTAGATACTATGGAATCTAGTATAGTTTTAAATACTCCTTATGTTTTAAAAATTTTAAGTGGAGTAACTACTCATAGTTATAATTGTAAAAGAATAGTACCGATAATATACCAGGAAGATTCGCTTAGAACTAATTTTATAGAATATACATGCGAACTAAGATGTTTATCATGGTAAAAGATAAGGAGAAATAAAAATGGCACTAACAATTTATGTAAACAAAAGTACAAATGATTTAAGTAGAGCAGCAAGTCCAACTGACTTTATATTAATGAACCTTACTAACGATTCTTTAATTTTTTCAGCAGGTTCTGATACTGTTAAAGATGGAGAACCTATACCTACACCTACGCAACTTAATTCAGCAGCAATTTTAATAACAGTAACAGATGTAGAAGTTCCTCATTTCTTTTTAGCAGATGCTTCGGACGACGAATTAAAAGAAATACATAACGCTGGTAATCAAAATAAGCAATATGTATTTTGTGCAGCTTTTGGCGGAGCAACTGCCTCCGAACCTATATTAGAACTTTGGGACGACGAAGATTTAGATTCTATAAATAGTTATTGTTTAGGAGCAGGAGTAGCTAATAATAGTTTTTTTAGAGGAATTCAAACCACATCAGGACTTCCAGGAGACGGATGGACAGGAAGTAGATTAGCAGGAAGTTCAGATAATCATTTTCTATGGCTAAATGACGAAGACGGAGCATTATCTGGAGCTTCAGATTTATATTGGACTTTAAGAATAACAGTACCAGCAGATTATGCAAATGCTGCTTCGGAATCACCAACTATGGTTATAAAGTGGACAGAAAATTAATATGAAAGAAAAATATACTTTCGTAGGAGAACAAAAAGTAACTGCGTCTTTTGTGAGTGGAAACTACATATGGATAGCTTTTTATGGAATATCTAATAAATGTAGTTTATATAAATCTTCTATTTTTAATCCTAATCTAATTTACTGGGATATAGAAATTACAGGTAATGAAATCAATTATATGATAGAAGATACTACTTATCTTTATTTGGCTTTAGATGATTCTACTTATATAGGAGCTAAAGTAGAAAAAAATAATCCTTCTACTATTACTTATTTTACGAAAGATGTAGGTATAACAGAAAAAGCAATAGATTTAACTAGAGATACTACTTATATTTATTTTTTAATTCCAGGAATAGCTTTTGGAACCAATACAAAAATAGTAAAATATAATGCTAGTACAAGAGCATATGTAGAAACGATAGACTTAGCAACAGTAAGTAATGCAAAAAAGATAGATACAGATGTCAACGGAAATTTATGGTTAGTTTCTGATTTAGATTTGACTCCTACCATTACAAAAGTCTGGTACGACGGTTCTTGGCAATTTTTAAGTTATTTATTATCATAGGAGCAAAAAATGATTAAACGAAATGATTTTGTAGAAAGGTCTATTTATTTATTAAGAGAAAAATTAGAAGAAAATTTACCACTAGAAGCAACTTTGGATGAGATGGTAGAAATAGCAAGAGAATTAATTAAAGAAATTTTTTAAAAAGGAGGTAATTCAATGTCCGCCACATTAAATTGGAAAGAAAGTAATTTAGTAGGAGAAGTAGAAACAGCAATTACAAATATTAATTTTGGTAATGTTGACGAACCAAATATTGTTCCAGCAGATGACCCTGTAATAATCGGTCAGAATTCTTTTTCAAAATATATTAGAGTTCTTTTTACAGGAACTTGGACAGAAATTTCTAATATGAAATTTTGGAAATCAAGTGGAGATTATAAAACAGATGAGATAATAAAAGCAGTAGCTAATATTGCTTATTCCACACCTTCAAAAGTATCTACAGGAGATTCGAGTATTCCAATTACAGAAGGAACAGCGTTAGTAATTCAAGCAGCAGATGGAAGTCTTACAATTACGCCACCTGAAGATTATACTAAATATATTAGATTACAAACTCAATCTACAGTTTCTACTCCAGTAGGAGCAGGAAATCAAAAAGAATTTACTTTTCAATGGGATGAAACTTAATTAGGAGAAAATAATGGATACAACCATTAATACAGATTTAAGAGTAGGTAATAATACAATAGAGCCTTGCTCTTTCTTTTGGATTTCATTATTTCAGGATAATTCTAAGATAGAACAATTTAATCCAGATGGTAGCGAAAATAGATTCCAATTAGTTAAAGATAAAATGAATGAACTTGCTTATTTTAATTTAACAGATAGAAAAGGACACTTTTTTACAATTGATTTAATAAATGGAAGAATTGGTTATAATTATTTGCCATTTCCTTATTTAGAAAAAACCGATAAACAAAATATAAGACTTATTTTTTTCCGTAGGCACCAAATGAAAATGTCTATGGATGGAAAATTAAAATCACATACAATAATTTATCATCTTGGATTTCAATGGCAAGATTTTGAAAAAAGAAATCATAAGATTATTCTAAAAATAGATAACGAAGGCAGTTGGATTTTGGGAGATAATTAATGTCAGGATTAGATGGATTTGTAAAATTATTATTACACTGCGATGGAACAGACGGGTCTACTACTTTTATAGATTCTTCATTTAGTCCAAAAACTATAACAGCAGTCGGAAATGCTCAATTAGATACAGCTCAAAAGAAATTTGGTACAGCTTCAGGTTTATTCGACGGAAACGATTCTTTAACAGCAATAGCAAGTACAGATTGGAATTTTGGAACAGATAATTTTACTATAGATTTCTGGATAAGATTTAATGCTATAGGAGGTGGAGGAGGAGTTTCTCCTAATAATCAATATTTTATAGATATAGGTTCTAATAAATCTTGTATAAAATGGTATAATGGTAATTGGGAAGTTTATACTGATTTAATAGGTGGACAAAAAGTTTTAACTTGGGCTAATACACCTAGTATAAATACATGGTATCATGTAGCAGTAGTAAGAAATGGTAATACTTGGTATTTATTTGTAGATGGAATATCACGTAATTCAAATACTAGTAGTAATAGTTTTGGTAGTTCTTCATTAGTTCTTACAATAGGAAATTATGGCGGAGGAGGAAGTTATGGATTAAATGGTTGGTTAGATGAACTTCGTATTTCAAAAGGCACAGCACGTTGGACTACTACCTTTACTCCACCCACTGAAGAATATAATAATAAAGTTAAACAAACAATTACTTCAGATATAGAATTTTCTCATTTAAGAGAAAAGATAGAATCTGATATTCATTTTAAAGTAGAAGGACTTCAAGAAATAATAACTTCCGATGTAGAATTCTCTCCTTTAATAGAAAAAATATCATCCGACGTTCATTTCAAAGCAGAAGGGTTTCAGCAAATAATAGAATCAGATGTAGAATTTTTAAATAGAAAACAAGAAATTATTAATTCAGATATTTATTTTATAGAAGAATACGATGGAAAATTTATTCATGATAATCATTTATTTTTAGTTACAGATACCAATCCAACTCAAATTATAAAAATAGATTTAACCAATCCTGCAAGTTATACTAAATATACTATAACAGGAAAAACTAATGGAAAAGATTTAGTAATTAATCATGATAGAGAGTATTTATACGCTTCTTTATCTGGCGGATATATAGTAAAAGCTAGTACAGATGACCCATCTATCCAAACTATTCATGATATAGGAGAAGGAAATCAACTTTATTCTATCACTCATAATCCTAATTATTTAACTACATTTATTGCTGATGCGGCAGCAGGAGATAGTTTATTTATTTTAGATGAAGCTACTTACGAAAAAATTAATACAGATTTTAGAACGAAAGCAGAAGAAGAATCTCAGATAAAAACAAGTTTCGGTACTACATTCGGTTCTAAGATTAATACAGATTTTAGGACAATAGCAACTAATAAATCACAAATAAATACAGATTTAAGATTTATTAAAATTAGTTATCCAGAAATTAGTTATACCAATCCATTAGCCAGAACAGATTTTCACGTAAAAATAGACGATGTAGAATTAGGCAATGATGATTTAAAATTAGATTCTATAAAAATAAATCATACAGCAGATAACAAAAGTACAGCAGATTTTGTTTTAAATAGAAAACACGACGATTTAAATAATCCAACTACTATTACTTCTAATAATAATGTAAAAATTTATTTGGGTACTAAATTAGAATTTGAAGGAATAATAATTAAAATTAATTCTAGAAGCGAAGAAGAATTAGTTGATATATATTGCGAAACAATAAATGTAAATACAAATTATAATATTGTAACAAAAGATTTACCTCTTACTGTTTTAAACGAAAAATTACATCTATATGATATCTTAGTAAACGATATAAGTATAGAAAAACCTTATTTAAGTACATTATTAGTTATTTTAGGAAATAATAATAAATATTGGAACGGAACTATATGGGTAAGTAAAATAACAGAAGCATTAACATTCGCTACATTTGCTTTGGCAGAAAGTTATATAACAGCCAATGAAACTAATGATAGTTTTTATTCTAAAGAACCTACTGTAAGTAATTATGAAGAAAGTCCTCAATACTACAAGGGAATAAAGGTTAATCTAGGTACAAGAATAGACGAAAGAGATATACAATTTAGTGGAGAACATGACAATTTTCGTACAGCTCAAGAATTAGAAGAAGGAACATTTAAATTTACTCCAAATTATACTTATTTTTGGACAGTAGATGTTAAATGGTTTAATTTAACAGGCAGTCAAAGAACTTCAGGTCAGAGATATATAGGAACTAGTTTAGCTCCCATAAATGAAGACTTATTTGAAATTCGAGAAGCATATTATAAAAAACAAAGAATTTTGGATGATATAATAACAGAATTGGGATATTATACAATAGGAACAGCTCCTTTTAAAGAAATTTCAGTAAAAAATGGAATAAAAAAGGCTAGATTTAGATATGAAGATAAGGATGATGGACTTTATCGAACAATAGGAAACATTTATGATTACGAACAATATTGTAAAGATGTTGCTGCTATTGAATACAAAAAAATAAAAAATATAAACGGAGAGGTATTACCTAAGAGTTCAGCTAATTTACAATTAACCATAGATGGATATTTATATTATGATTTAAAATTATTAACAAGAACAAATATAACTAATACTACAAGTAGTAATATTTATAAAAATAGTAATGGTTTTCCTGTTAGTATAAAACAAATTACAATAGATTCTTCGACTATGTCAGTAAATTTAGTTTGTGATAATACTAAATCTAATTATGAATTAGAATTATTAGATGGTCAATATCCTATAGAACCTGCTGAAAAACCAGCATTTTCTTATAAATTTTATCAAAAATGGGATTTATCAAATTGGGAAAACATAGAGGTATTTAATTAATGAATAATTATTACGAAGATAAACATAAAATTAGAACAATTTATAATAATTTACAAACTTCGAAACAGCAATATGATAAATTAAAAAAACAACTCATTAATAAAACATCTATAAATTATATAAAAACAAAAAACGAATATATTATAGACGAAATAACTACCACAGATAATTATTACGGTAAATCTTGGTATATCGAATTAAAAAATTTTCCAGAAAATATATTACCATTTATTAAGATTATTCCTATTATTTCTACAACAACAGCTTTTGAAGACGAAATAGCTACTTGGTTTCAATTAGGAGATAGGAGTCAATTTGTCTACTTTATTAATAAAAGATTAGATATAGAATCGGATAAGGATATATTTTATATTAGCATTTATTATTATCATGGGATTAATTATATAGATGAACTTCCTCCGATAATTTTAAAATTAAAAATGTATATAGATTTACCTCAAAATTACGATGAATTACGAACAAATAAAACATAAAATTAAAAACTGTTATAACGATTCTAAAAATTTACAACAAAATGTAGATAAAGTAAATTATATAGGTGAAAATTTAAATAGAGAAAAAATAGTTCAAAAAATTAGTTATTTAGAATCTATTTGGTTAACATTAATAAGAGTAAGTTAAGGAAAAAATATAATGAGTTTTGTTTATCCAGAATATTTACATCCTGGTATAGTAGAAAAATATAAGTGGATAAGTTATAATTATTATTCTTATATCGATTTAGATATAAAAGAAGAAAATTTAAATTTAGTAGATTATCAAACTTTGATTAATTCAGAGGCAGATTTAGAAGAAAATTTTCAAACTTTATTTAATGAACCTAGATGGGAAGAATATTGGACTGCTTATGTAGGTTCGACTTTAATAGCTCAAAAATTTCACTTATATGATTCAACTGGCAATTGGTTTTATGCTGTAGTTCCTTATGGAATAACAGCTTCAGATGTTGCTCTATATTCTAAATACGATAGTGGATTACGTTTAACTGTTATATATTGGGATTCTACTTTAAAATATAAGATATACGCAAGAAGATATTGGGTAGGAGATAAATTTGAATATAGAATATATCCCCCTAGCGGAACAGGTACTTGCCCAGAGTTACCCTCTACTTTAACTTTAAAATTAAATTATCCAGATGCACAATTTGCTAATTCTGAATATACTTTTTGGGAAAATAGTAGAAAATTTGATATTGCAAGGCAATATAGAGTTTTTCTTAAAACAAATAGTAATCCTGTAGAAAAATTTAGATTAATAGAAACAGGAAAAATATACGAAGTTGTACCTACAACTCGTGATGATGATATAATATTTTATAGAACTACCGAAATAGTAACTAAACATCTAATATGGGTACCAACTCCACCACCTGCCCCCGAACCTGGATATTGGACATTTCATTTTGATACTTCGGGAGTAATTTATGGAGCAACAATTAGAAAAATAACATATGTTCGTGCAGAGGGAGTAATTCCTATTGAAGATTTACCTCAAATAAGAACGAAATTAATAGTAAGTATAAAACCTAACTTTAATTATAAAGAACGACAACAATACGAAAAATGAATTACGAACAACAAAAAAATAAGATACATAATGTTTTTAATAATACACAAGAAGTAATTTTTGATATTGATAATTTACAGAAACAAGAAATATTAACAAACGAAAAAATAAATTTTAATGATATTTCTTTTATTAAAAATATAGCTTATTTAGATACAGGATGGCAAGATTTTGAAAAAAAATACGATGGGGGAAGATGGGAAAACGACTATTTTTATTATCCCCTTTCTGTTAATATTAATAATTTTCCAGGAAGATTAATTCCTTTCATTAAATATGCTGATTTTTATTCTGCTTTACAGATTGACGAAGATTATATCGATATTAATTCTTATGGGTGTATATTTATAAATCCAGATATGAAGAAAGAAATAAAAGACCAAGAATTCCCTATTACTATTTTTAGATACATGTCTTTATGGTTTCCTTTCAGTTCTGTTAATAATAAAGCTAGATTTATTATTAAATTAGCCAATCCTCAAAATTATGTTTAGATTACTTTATAGGTAGGGGTAGAATCCTTTATTCCTTCTTTCCATCCAGAAGTTTTCTTTCCATAATATTCCTGTCCAAATTCATTTATTTCTAATTTAATTTCGTTATCAGATAAATCAAAAATAAAGTTATAAACTCTATTTTCTTTTTTAGCCATAAGTATTACTCTAGTTATTTTAGTTTTATTGTCATTTAATAATGATTGTACTTTTTCAATAAGATGATTATAAGATTCGTAATTTTCAAGAATAAGAGTATGTTTAAAAAGAGTATATTCTATTTTTGAAATAGGTTTAATAGGCATCTCATTCCAAAGACTTCTCTCTATACTACCGCCCTGCCATATTTGTCCGTCCTTATGAGTTATAGTATACATAATTATTCACCTTTATTGAATGTTTATTCACGTTCTAACGATTCTTTGATAAAATTTAATACGAAATAAATGACTTCTTTAATTTCTCGAAAGTTTGTAGTTGAAGAAAATAATCTAAATTCTATAGTCTGATAATCTTCTTTAGGTAGATGTGAAATATTTAAAGAATAATATTTTTCGTCAATGTAGCTATAATGTCTAAAATTAGTTCTTAGATTATTTCTAAAATTATGTAATTCTTTTTCTGTAAGTTTATGCAGCTCACTCTTTGGTAATAGTTTACATGTATTAGCAATGCGTTCTTTAGAAATATTAAACCTTTTAGCAATATATTTTTGTTTATGTATCCATTCTTTTATAATAGTTATAATTTGTTTATCTGTTAAATTTTTAATATTACAATTATGAACAATTAAACCATTAGCAATGTAGGTATTTGTCCCAGTTTCAAAATTATATACTCTTACTTTTTTTCCTTTTTTGTAAGTAATTCTTGATATATCTTTACAACCCCAATACTTTAAAGGTTTATATTTTAGTTTATTGGGATGTGTTTGAGCATAAAAATCTATAGCGGGCATTATTCTTAGTTCATAGAATTTTCTATTAGATATTTGAGTTTTTCTAATTCTTAATTTAAACGAAATATTTAATTCGTTACAATATTGTTTAATTTTATTTATTTTTTTTAAGTTTGTATTGCATAAAATTATTTCATTAGATGTTTGTGTTCCTTCTGCATCAAAAAAACCTGCCAAATATCCGAGTTTATAAAATGTGCTATTTCTAAGATGAGAATTTCTTAAAAAATTATATACATCCTTTCCTCCTACACATGAATAAAAATAATTTTTATTATCTTGATGTATTGACATATTTCTTTTCAATCCAACTTTGTTAAAACATATATTAATAAAATTCAACAAATTTTTATCTTTACAATGAAAAGTTATTTTTGAATTTTTGTTATGTTTTGCATTGATAATATGTCCGTCGCCAGATATATATCCATCTAACCATCCTCGATGCCACGATTTGTCTCTATAATTTTCATCCTGTCTATTGTTATTGAATGTTATATATTTTGTTTGTTTTATATGTTCGGCAGGATAGAAATAATTAATTCTTCTATTATTTACAGGCGTTTGAGCTAAATATTTAATAATGGGATGTTCTGGAGTTACAGATACTAAAAATTTATTATTATAATATAAATCGATTGTATCTGCATTTCGACAATATTTTTTGCTTATTTTAGTAGAAATAAATTCTCCAGAAATTAAATTCAATCCCAAAATATTGTCCCCTATTTTAATTCGTTCAATAGATTTTGAGGTGTAATCAGGTAACATAATTTTAGTTCCCCATTTAAAGCAATGAATATGTAAACCACAAGTAGGTTTTGCTTTTCCTCTATAAACACGTACTAAAGCTAATATTTCTTTTATTTGAAGAAAAGAATCTTCATTATAATATAGATGATTAGAATTTTCAGGAGAAAGTTCAATTCCATTATTCAAAGACCCATCGTTTTTTATCTCCCAACCCTTTAAGGTTTTACCACGTTCAATAAGTCTATCAGATTCTGTTTTAGCTGGTAATTCGAATTCAAATTCAGGAGCAAATCTGATTTTCTTAATATCTATAAGTTTAATTTTGTCTTCTTTTTTATTTATTGACTTAACCATAATTTATATATTTTTATTATTTCTCTTATATCTAATTTATTACTAAACATTAAATAAATAGAAAAAGGTAAAACTAAAAATACAATAAAAAGCATACCTAATGTAAATATTATTATTGCTAATGATAAATTAAGCATTAGTTTCTCCTTATTGTTTTTTTAACCAAATACTATACGCTTGATTAATATCATTAATATCTATAGGATAATATTTCCATTGTTCAATACTAACATTACAACAATCTGTAAATTGATTATTCTTTTTAATTCTAGAAAATTGCCATTTATTATGTACATGTCCTACTATGTTAAATTTATAATTAACGTCTGCAAAATCTGGATTATGAACTAAATTAATTCTTTTTCCTCCATGTTTTATAACTAATCTCTCTATGGGAGTTTTAAGAGAATTATTCTTATCATGATTACCCTGGATAAAAATAATATTTTTACAATTAAGTTGATTAATGAAGTATTGAGGTTTATCTTTTTCGCCTTCTCCTCTACCAGAACCTGAACGAAAAATAAAATCTCCTACAAAGAAAACCATATCTTCTTTTTTAACTCTTTTATTAAAATTAGAAATAATGGTATTATTCATCTCATCCAATGTTTTAAAGGGTCTACCTGTGTATTTAATTATATTGAAGTGATTTAGATGCCAGTCAGAAGTGAAATAAATATTCATAAAATTATCTCCTATTTTTTAGGATAAAGTATTTTATCTACTATTCCATACTTTAAAGCATCTTCGGGGAACAACCAAAGTTGTCCATTTTTAATTTGTGTTAATTGTCTTTGATTTAATTTAGTATGTTTTTTTAACATTTCATTCATTCTTTTTTCTAATCTAAATAAAAAACCAGCTTGGTCTTTAATATTTTGTACATTACCTTGTAAAAGGTCAGAAGTACTATGTTGCATCCAAAATCCATTAGGAGTAATAAATCTTTTTTTACATACTATACTTATCATTGCTGCCATTGAGCAGGCTTCTCCTGAAATGATAGAATAAACAGGAGCATCTATGGCTTGTATTGTATCTATTATAGATAATCCATAAGTTACCCATCCGCCTGGACTGTTTATTTCCAAATTAATAGGTATAGTTTTATCTAGATAATTCATAGCTCTTATTTTAGAACAAACAATATCTGCACTAATATTATTAATTTCGTCGTAGAGAAGAATATATCTATTTTTATTTAAAATTTTATAATAAAATTCTTCAGAGTATTTATCTTTTTTATCAATTTTCAAATCTTCTTTTATTTCTTCGTCGTCGTTATCCCGATAGATTTTATTCATTTATTCCTCCTATTTTTAATTTATTAATTAAAGGCAAGCATAAAAAAGATGTAATCGCACTAATACATATTAATATTTTTAATCCTACTAAAGGCAGTAATAACGCACCGCTAAAACTAGATGCAGTACCAGCAGAAAGATTATTAATACCACAAAGTAAAGCAAATGTAGTTGCTTCCAATCCATCAATTGAAGATTTAGCCATCCAATCCATAACAATAAGAAAAATAAACATACCTATAATACTATAAAAGAAGGTGTAAATTATTGCACTTATCGGTGTAAAATAAAGATAAGATAAAGTTGTAATTGCACCTAACCAGACAGAAATATGTAACCATTTTTTTATGTTGATTTTTTGACTTAATTTCCAATAAAATAATGCTCCTAAAATAGAAACTCCAGAAGCAACTGCTTCTAAAACTCCCATAAATTGAAAAGACCATTTAAATTTATCTCGCATAATGTAGGAAAGAGGAGTTCCAAACGAAGGAGAATACTTATAAAGAAATAAAAATAAACATCCCCATAAAAAGGATTTATTTTTAAAAATTTGTTTATAAGGTTTAATTGTCTCCATTAGTGATAATCTTATCACTTTTTGAGATAATCTTTTTTCTTCTTTGTAAAAATATAGAGGAATAAACATAACTAAATAAAAAGGTATAATTAATAAGAATCCTATCTTATAATTAAAATGTTCGGCTAAATAACCTCCCAATAATCCTGTAACAATCGAAGCAATAGTAATCGCTATCCATTGAAGACTTTGAATTTTACCAGTAACATTATACTTCTTACCCTCAATACACATTGTACCATCTACAGCTACATCTCGAATAGCCGAATCCGTTGAATTCATAAACATCATTGTAATTAACATTATTAAAGGTAAAGACCAAATTCCCAAAAACAATACGGTAATTAAATCTATAATTAAAGAGAGTGTTATCCACATTTTTCTGGACAAAAATTGGTCAATAAAAAATCCCCACAAAATTTTAGGAATCCAAGCTAGACCTATAATAGAATTAAGAAGCATTAATTTTTCAGGAGGATACATAAGAACTTCTTTAAAATATTTAAAAAGAGAAAGAGACGGCAAGCCTTCAAAGCCTTGACAAAAATATGTCAAAGCAGATAAAGCATATATCCAAAATATTTTTTTAGAATTTAGGTATTTTATCATGGCATTTTTTACAAAGGGTTATTCCCCAATAAATATCCCATAAAAATTTACAATGCAAAGCATCTTTAAATGATTTTATAGTTGAATGTGATTTTTTAATTTTTAAAATAGTAGACTTAGAATGTTTTTTTCCTATCATCCATTTTCCAAAATTTAATTTTTTAGCTATTTTTTTAAGTTTTTTACTTAATAATAATTTAGTTTTTTTACTATGATGCTTTCCTTTAAATCCTAAACTGATATATTTTGATTTTTTATTCATTATAATATTTTATCTATTATTCCTTTTACTAAACATTCTTCTGGAGATAACCACATTTCTCCATTACGTAAGGTTTGTATTTCTGTATCAGTTAATTTAGTATAAGTTTTTAGATGACTTTCAATTCTTTTCCATAATTTTTTAATAAAATCAGCTCTGTATTCTACTTTACCAGAATAATCTCCAGTAATTCCTCCAGACATATCATGACCCATCCATATAGCATTTTTAGTAATATAACGTTCTTTTCCTACAATAGAAATTAATCCTGCCATAGAACAGGCTTCTCCAATTATTATAGTGATAATAGGACTCTTAATCAATTTTATAGAATCTATTAAGGAAAAACCAGCAGCAATGTTGCCTCCTTCACTATTAACATATATTTTTATTGGTTTTTTATTCAAAGCATCTAATAAGAAAATCTCTTTAATTAATTTTATAGTATTTTCAGATTTTACTTCTCCTATTAAGAATAGAGTACGATGTTTTAATAAAATATCATCTACTTCTAATTTTTTATTTATATCTAATTTTTGAGGAACTATAGGTTTTTTATTTTTCATTTTAAAATTCTCCTATTTTAATTTTAAATTACATTTTTTACAAGAAGTGATTAAATTGGTTTTTCTACAATCTATACAGTAATATTTTTTCATATTTGAATAATTAAGATAGATAGAAGGACAATTAATCCCCAAACTATAGTTTCGACCCAATTTAGTGTTTTACCAAATAATTTATAACTTCCAAAATTTCTCCAACTCATTAAAGCATTTATCATACAAATACCTAAACTACATAAGATGTATACTAACCAATTTTTCTTTAAAATAGGAATTGAAATCAAAGATAGGGCAATTAACACTCCTATCGTTCCTCTCGTAAATACATTAGCTAAACTTTCATTATGATTGAATAAGTTATAAAAGAAAGCACCCAATTTACTTCCTTTATCATCTTCACAAGGAATTCCATAACCCATAGAAATAGGTATTGACATTAATATTATAGTTATAATTAATAAACTTTCTGTAGAAGAATAAGCTAAAGAAGTAATTAATCCAGGAATTAATATTCTTCTATATAATTTAGAAGAATTATCGGCTCCTCCCAATGCTCCTAAGAAACCACCCAATAAAGGTAAAGCACAAGTTATTATTTTATTTATTATTTTTTTCATTTAATAGAACTCCAATATAATTGGAATAAATTATTTATCATTGGAATACCCTTTATAACAAACCAGGGGAGTATAATAATATTTAAAAAAGTAAATATTCTTATAAATGTAGTAATCAATTTTTTTAATATAATAATACTTTTCTTTTTTCCTATAAATTTTTCTAGCAAGACTAATATAGGATAACTTCCATCCAATCCAGGAACTGGAATTAAATTACTCATTCCTGCTAACAAATTAAAAAATCCTATATACCACAAATAATAATTATTTATTTTTAAACTTAATAAACACATTAAAATACCAAAAATAATATTCACAAGGCATCCTGAAATTGCTATTAAAAGTTTTTTATAATATCTTAAATTCATAAAAGCAGTAGGACTTTTAGAAAAATCTAATTCTCCTTCTAATTCGCAATAACCGCCTAATAAGAAAGGAGTAATTTTATATATTGTTTTATTTATTTTTATTTCAAATCCAAATTTTCCAAAACCAAGACTATATTTAATAACTTTACATTTACATAATTTAGCAGTTATAAGATGGGCTGTCTCGTGTATACATATTAAGGCAATCAATGAAATTAGAAATAGTAATATCATCTAGTTCTCCATTAAATAAATAAAATAAGCATACCAATAATCACGATTTATGTTTACTTTCAAATTGCATCCACGACAACTAGTAATTAAATTATCTTCTTTATTATTTTGTTTATTATAATTAATATGATGTACTGTTTTATTTCTTTTAAATTTATTCATTTTATTTGCGATAATTAACATCTCTATATCGGCGGTCGAATAAGACGATTCCTGATTGATGGTCGCACTCATGTTGTATTGCAAGTGCTTCTAAATCTTGTGAACAAGAAGTAAGTTCTTTAAAATTCTCATCTAAATATGTAATAGTAATATAGGTATATCTTTTTGTTGTTACGGAAATTCCAGGAAAACTTAGACAACCTTCATTATTAACTCTAATAGGTCTATCGTGTTCAATAATTTTAGCATTAATCAAAATAAATTCATTGTATTGCATCTGTTTATTTTTGTCAACAAACTTTGGTATCTTAATATAAGAAATTTTCTTATTAATACCTATTTGATTGGCAGAAAGACCGATACCACCCTTATTAACTAAAGTATCTTTAAGGTCTCGAATAATGTCATCAACATCTTCTCCTTTTTCTACAAGAGCACAAGGCTTTTTTAATTCATTAATGTTTGTTATAATAGGAAAACCTGCTGGTTTTACTTCTATAAAAGTAGGTTTATAATCTTTTTCTAGCATTTTTTTTAATGCTTCTCTCTCTGATTTAGTTAAATAACCTTTTTCCATTTTGACTTTTTGTTCTACTTTATAAATATCAAATTCTAATTGGTCTTTAAAAGTTTGTTTAATCATTTTTTGCTCCTTGCTCTTTTTAATAATTCTAAAATTACATCAGATTGCGTTATTCTTTTTGTTCTTTCGAGATACATCAATTCATCATAGTTTAATTTACTTAAAATTTTATCAATCATTTTATTTTCCTCCTAAAATTAATAAAATTGTTCCTATAATCATACCCCACCAATAGGTATAAGGTAATCCTAAGAACCATCTAAGATGCCATTCGATTTGTTGTTTACGAAATCTTCTCCAAGTGTAATGAGGATTAAACATGAACCATAAGGCATCTTCTACGACAAAAAACCAAGATACTAATCCTAAAACTTTTAATTCTGTTTTTAGACTACCTAATTCGTTAATAAAACCTCCATGAAAAACAGTAATAAATAAAAGTAATAAATATATATGATAACCAGTTAATGGTTTTCCTCCTAATAAAGTTCTAAAGAAAACATTAATACGAAAAGTAGGAAGTTGTTTAGCCCATCCGTTTCTTCCTTCTACCTGTATTTCCCACAAAGCAGTTATAATAGCTAAGATTAATGTAAAGATATAATATTTAATCATTCTTTTTCCTCGAATAGATTATTACAATTTAAACATTTAGCTTCCAAATAAGTAGCACACCTAATTGTAGTACATCCACAAGAATATTTTTTCATCTTTGTAGGAGCAATTATTGTAAAATGAGTTTTTCTGTATAGTTTAAACGTAACTTCATTAGGTTTAATTTTTTCTATGATTTTCTTTAAATTATCAGATAAAGAAGTTAATCCCCATCCATGTCTTCCGTCTTTTTCTACGTTTAAACCGTAAATTTCTGCTCTTTCTTTAAATGCTTTATTGTGATATTGTTGTGAATTACAATCTTCAATCTTATCACAAGTATTAGAATAATGTACCATTTCATGAACTAAAGTTTCGATAGGATTATTATTTAATTCTTCTGCACAAATATTAATTTCACTAATAGTTTGTTTACCTCGTTCCCATTTATTTTCCCAATGCCAACCAAGAACTTTTTGTCTACCTTTGGATTGAATGGTAATAATAGGTCTAGGATATTTTAATTTAAATTCAATAGCTAGAGCATCATAGATTCTTTCTAATTCTTTAATAACTGGTATAATTGAATTATTCATTTTTCTTTTTATAAGTAGGAAATATACTGGGGAATTTTTTTCGTGCTATTCTCAATGCGATTAATCCCTGACATTTATGAATAGCTTCTGCAAATTCTTCTTTTTCAGAAGGATGTTGTTCTTCCAATTTAACAAAAGAATTATATGATTTAGTTAAATAATCCAATACTTGTTTTTCTAATTTAGTCAATTTTACTTTCTCCTTTTTCTCTAATAATATAAGTAAAGTACGCAAACCAATAATCTCTGTTAAAATTTGCTATGGAATTACAGCTCTTACATGTAGTTATTAAATTCTCCTCTGCACAATGTTCTTTATTATAATCTATGTGATGTACAGTATTTCCCTTCTTATTACATCTTTGGCAAGTATAATTATCTCTTTTTAGAATTAATGTTTTTAATTCATCATCAAATTCAAATGGATAAGGCAAATTACTTATTCCTTCTTGCCAATTGGGATGATTTTTACCTTTAAATAAAATAGGTTGCAAATTAGTCCAATAACATTCTTGACATCTCGTTGATTGCCAACTAATCAATTTTTTACAATCCACGCAGTAGTTAGATTTAGTAGAACGCCCATCAATATAATTATGAACATTTTCAGGATTTTTAAAAAACTCTTTCATAGATTTACTATTAGCACAACCTCTGCATCTTCCTTGACCGTAATATCCCGATTGATATGTAATTTCTTTTTTACAATCTACACAATAGTATTTTTTCATGGTTCTACCATCTATCAATCTACGTTGATTCTTTTGAGTCGCACAAGAACCACATTTGTTTGCATAATCGCAGATTAATTTTCCACAATCCATGCAATGGTGATTTTTGATATAATGCTTTTTATATAATTTTACTTTCATTATTTTCTCTAATAATATTTATCTGTTTTACATTTTCTAATTCAGTATTTATATCTTGTTTAACTATGATAAATTGAAATCCTAAAGTTTTTAACATATCTACTAATTGTTTAAAATTTTTATTGTCAATTACGTTCATTCCATCGTCACAAAGTATGACTCCATTAGTTATATTTTTCTGATAAAGAATTCCCAATTTAAAAATAATATTTAAAAAACAACATTGACCACTACTTAATTGAGAATATTTTAATAATTGACTATTATCCATAATTAATAAAAAATCTTTATCTGCAACAAATTTAACAGATATGTTAATGGACTGTAATAAATTATTAATTATTATTTGTAACGATTCTAACCATGTTTTGATATATACGCCAGCAAATAAATCAAGTATTTTTATTGCTTCATCATAGATAACAATATCTGCTTTTGTGTATTTATAATCCTTAAACTGAAAAGCTCCTTTTAATCTTATTAATTTTTCTCTTGCTTTACCTTCTTTATTACGAAGAGCTGACAAAGTATCATCATAATATTCTATAGATTCTTCTTCAGATTCTAATTGTTTTTTATATTGTTCTATAGTATGGTTTAATTGTTCTATTTCTTGGTACACTCCTGTTTTATCGGGTTTATTCTTTGGAGTAATCTTCTCGCATTTCGTCTTGAGAACAGGACATATACCTTCATCTACCTTTTTCATTTCTTGCTGTTTGTAATAAATAATTTTTTCTCTACTTTGTATTTCGCTTCTAAGAGAATTAATAATTCCTTGTTGTATACCTTTTTCTTTTTCTAATTTTAAAAAATCATTTTTCATCTCATTTAATGAAGCGATTAACAAGTCTAATCGCTTCACCGAAAGATAGTGTTTATATAATTTCTTATCTATCGAATATCGTTCTCTTTCTACTTTTTTGGCTAATAATTTAGTTCTTATTTCGGTAAAATAAGATTCGATAAAATTCATTAAAGATTTCCTGAGCGATACAATACCTAAATCTAATGTATTTATTCCATTTTTTAAATCGCAACATCTATATTGTCTAAAAAAATTAATATCTCCGAAAGTTTCGTTTATTAAATTTTGTTTAATACTTGCTGTGTTTGCTTGAATTTCTTTTTCATTAAGGAAAATCTGTAATTCAGAAGGTATTTTTCTTATTATTCTGTAATTTTCGTTGTTATTGGTTATTTCTAAAGTAACTGAACTTTCTTTTTCTCCAAATCTTATAAGGTCAACTAATTTTAATCCTTCCTCTACATATCCGTAGAGGCAGAATAAAATAGCACGCAATACTAATGTAGATTTTCCGCTACCATTTCCTGATTCTGAAGGACTGTCCAAATTTTTCCCAGAAATAATATTAATCTTATCAAAATCAACCTGAGCTGATTTGATAAGTTGGAGGTTTTGTATTTTTAAGGATTTTATAATCATCTTATCTAAAATAATATTCGGTTAAAAATTTAAATTCTTTTTTCTTATTTTTGTATCGTTTATCTATTAAAGCACAAATAATGTCATAGGTATAATCATAATTTCTTCCTAATTTAAATTTACAAATAAAGTAATGACCTAATTCATGTACAATTGTTTCTATTTTATCTTTTAAAGATAATTTCTTTTGAATTCTAATAGTATTATTTAAATAGTCATAAACCCCTATAAATTTATTCCCCTGCCAAACATCTTTTACGAACTTTATTTTAAACATTTTCTATTTTTTCTATAAAATAATATCCATCTCTTATTAAAGTTACATAAGATAATTTACAAACTTCTCTTGCGTCAAAAGGAGCAGTAATTATATGAATTCCATTCTTTGATAAATGAGATTCTTTGATAATACCATTGAAGTTTCCAATTATAGTATGAACTTCCTCAATTTCAGTTCTAGTATTTGCGTCTACATCAAACATAAAATTATTTTCTGCTTTACATTCGGGTTGTAATAATGCTGTTTTCCAAAGAGAATCAATACAGCCATCAAATTGCGAGGTTTCTATAAGTTTATGTAACATCCAGATTCTTGCTTTTTTAGTATCTCTTGCATTAACTGTATGATGAATTGTCCAAATTCCACCTAATTTTTTACATTTTTCTCTTAATAAAAATAAATCTAAATTATAATCATTAATAATTACTCTAATACATTCGTTAGTTAAATTGGGATTATTTTTTCTTCTTCTAAAAGCTAATAATAAATGTACCATATTTCTTATAGGTCTATCTTCATGATTTGCCATTTATTCGACCTCTTTTTGTAAAATTTCCGTAATTTTAGGGTCTATTTTTTGATTATTTAAATAATTCTTAAAACTTTCCTTAAAAGAAGTCATTTCGGTACGTATACTTTTTTCGGTACTATCCGAAATAACTTCAAACGATGTTTCATACTTAAATGTCGCAAATTTTGTATCATAATTACGACATAAAGGAAGAAATTCTCTATAACTTTCAAAATCAAGGATTTTGACTTTAACTTTGGTATTTGGTGGTAATTTATCTAAATAAGTTTGACATTGAGCTAAATTTAAGGCATTTTTGCCCTGTTTTAGCCCCGTAGAGCTACTTTTTTTAGTTAAAGCATCATTCTTACTACCTTCAATTTGATTGTTTTTATCTAAGTCGTTGTCTGACATATAGTTAAGTTCTCCCATTTGGGTTTTATATATTTCAAACCTATTTCTATCATTTCCTCATATGTTAAAATATTACTTTTCATCGTATTACAAATTCTGCAAGCCCATACAATATTATCAATAGTATATCCTAATTTTGGATTTTTCTTATCAACTTGAAGACTATATTTTCCTTTTATTTCTTTAAATATTTTTTCAGAAATTCCACAATATGTACATTTATGGGGTTCATTCCAAAATTTTCTAAATTCTTTTAAAGTACAATATTTTTTGTTTAATTTTTCTGACCTTAATCTTAATGCACCCCATCTCAGTTTAGCATAATCTGGAATTGTTTTTGTTCTTCGTATTAAATTTAATTTCCTATAAATAATTCTATGACAATCATTAGAACAATATATTTTTTTAGATATACTTGTTAAAAATTCTTTTTTACAAATTGGACAAATTTTGGATTGCAATTCTTTTTTAATATACATATTATTCCTTACTAAGTTCAATCTGTACCATAGGGATAGGAGTTTTAAGAGGTATGAAATCAACCTTTTCTTGAGAAGTATTATAATTAGTAATCAAAGCCACTAATTTATATTTATCTTTGGCTTCATCAAAATTAACAAAACGACAACTTCCTAAATGTATTATATTAGGGTCAAAAGAATGTAAATGTCCCAAAAAAATAAGCAAATAATAATTTTTTAAATCTTTTATAGATATTTTAGCACCATAATTTTTAGAAGATTCTTTTACAGAAAAATGTCCACAATAAAGATGATTTTCATCTCTAATTTCTTTTACTATAGTAACGTTAGGAGAAAGTATTCCATAAATATCTACAGAAGATAACTCTAATGTTTCACTTTCATGACTTTGTGCAGCCAGCAAAATAATTTTTCTATTTCCTAATTTCCGAATAAACCTCCCTAAACAATTAAGTTCGGAAGCAGTTGGTTTATTGTTATCAAAATTATCGCCTAAACTAATTATATGAGTAACAGAATATTTATTACATAATTCTACAATTTCTTGTAAAATTATTTCACATTCTTTTAAATTATTTTGGTTTATGTGTAAATCCCCAAAAATTAAATAAGTCATCTAGTTCTCCATAATATAAGTAAAATAAACATACCAATAGTCTCTGCCAGTATTGGTTTTATTATGACATTTATGACATAAGGTAATTAAATTATCTTCCTTACAATTTTTTTTATTATAATCAATATGATGAATTGAAAGTTTTTTCTTTAAATCTTTTAATTCTTGTGTTTGCGTTTTGTTACATAACTGACATTTGTGGCTGTCTCTTTTAAGAATCTTAGTTTTTAATTTTTCATTCCATTGTTGATTATATGGTTCTTTGCCATTTCCATCAATATACATTGGATTTTTCTTTCCTAATTTATGGAAGCGTTCATTACAAGACTTACAACGTTTAACTTTGTAGGATTTGGCTCTATTTCCACAATCAATACAGATAGATTTACCGCCAGTCCATGTAGGCGAATTAATCCCCATTAATAATTTTAATATTGGAGAATCATTATAACATTGTTTATTACAATAATTATGTTGATTATGTTTTAATTGATATGGATAAATTAATATAGATTTTTTACAAGTAAAACATTTAACTCTTATCAATCCTTTATAACTCGGATTTGATTTCCCACTTAATGTTTTTACATAACACTTTTGACATCTTTTTGATTTATAAATAGATTTTGCATTTCCGCATTTGCAGAAATATTTTTTCATTGTTCTACCATCTTTATAAGATGGATTATTTTTCCCTACATTAATATGATAACCCTTACGAGTATTCATCTAAGCGTTTCCTATTTGTTCTACTTCTTTATTAATAATTTTATTTTTTATTTTTTCACGTTTATCTTTTTGAATTTGCGTCTTAGGATTTCTGTTCCAAATTTTTCTTGAATTTGAATAAATATCACATGCTTGATTACATTTAGTACAAATATAATAACAAGTACCTATTATCATATTCTTAGGATTATCTCCAAAAAAATCGGGAGACATACTAATTTTTACTTTAGCATTACAACATAAAGATTTTAAATTATTTTTCTTTTTCATTATCGAATCCTCCAAATATGTCTTTAAAAAAATCAGGAATATTCTTATCTTGACATTTAGCACATAATCCATTTTTAAGTGCGGTAAAATTATTACATTTTTTACAACAATCTAGATAAAAGACATCTTCGTTATAAGGCATCTTTTCCTTTTTCGTCGTTTTCTATAGTTTTTTTGAAATAAACATTAGCAGATTTATGATAAATAATAATTCCTTCGGGATTCGCAAATCTAGTTGAAGATGAAGCATAACTTCCTGTATTTTTTAAATTAGTCAAAACGTTTTCTATTTGAAAAGTATCAAATATTCCTTCATAAAGAATAGGTACGACATAACAACATTCAGGACAGTATTCTTGTTTATCTTTTAGAGGAATATCTTTATCTTTTATCCACCTACTAACATTAAATAAAGAAAATCTTTTTTCTTGTAAATTATACCCTCTTTGTATTTCCTTGCCCCAAAACTCTCCATAATGATAACCTTTACCTAATTTTAATAATTCTTCTTTATTATCCATTACCCAATGCCAAAATCCATGATTATCGTTATGGTCGTCTAACCATTTATTTTTACTTCCTGCATAAATATTATTATTTTCATCAATAAAGATAAGTCCGCATGTGCCATCAATTTTTTCTGTAATAATAATATCTCTACTTAATCTTGGTATTTTAGGGAATCCTCTAAATTCTGGTAATATCATTTGATTTCCTTTTTTCTAGGAGAAGAATTATAAATATTCATAATTTCTTCAGTAACTTTATTTAAATTTTGTAATCTTAATTCAAATATTTTATCCATAATCATTTTACATGTAGGGCAAATTTGTTTTATTTCTTTCTCTACATACTTTATATAACATTCGTAAGCACTATAATAATCATTTATATTTTCATATTTCTTAGGGTCTGGAGAAGGATTTTCTGGAGAAGAACTATATAATGTATGAAAATTATTTTCTTTTAGGGGTTGCGAACACAAATCGCAATAATTTACAAGCATCGTTTCTCCTTTATAATCTACGTCTAATACTGTTTGGTAAAATAGAATTGATTGTGTATAATATTATATTAGGTTTTTTAAAATGAGATAATCCTCTACATCTATAGGGATAATATTTATAAATTTGCCACCATAAATCTATCATACAAATTAATGCTAAAATACTAGAAATCATAATAAAGAAATCTTTAATAATAAATCCATATCCTAATTTCACAAAATCATTTATTAAAGCAAAATTAATGAAACGCCTCGACATAGATTTAGCGGATTTTACTTTTTGAATTTTACGTGCTTGAATAGAATATTTTAAAGCATCGAATATGCTAGTAATTACTAATAATCCACCTAAAATATCTTTTAAAGTTATATAATTAAACATTCCATTCCCTGCCTTTTTTTAATCCTGGTTTAAAATTATTAAAAATACATTTCATTTTTTCTTTCCCTGATTTAAGAATAACTTTTTTCCAAAAAATACAAGCTGGGCACATAACTTCGGAGGTTTCTTCTATTTCTATTTTCCATCTGGGACAATATTTTAACATTTTTTATCACTTTTGGGAGAGTGCGGTTTCCCAACACTCTCATTTTTATTACTTTTTGGGAGGTTGTTGTTCTTCTTTTCTAACGCCACCCATTTGATTTGTTCTAATCGAAACCAATAACTTTAAAATTATTCTCATAACCTTTACTAATTTAGCTATATCACTAATTTCTTCTTTACAAATAGCTTCGTAATCGTCGAATGCACCTTTAGCTGTAATCACTTTATTTTCCTCCTTTTTTATATTTATTATTTCTTTGTTACATTCAGATAGACGTATGCTGCCATTCCTCCTATTACTATTCCTAATATTAAACCTAATATCAGACCTAATATGAACATTATTTTCATCCTCCTTTTTAATTTGATTAAATTTATCTTGTAATTTTTCTTGCCAATTATTCATCTTTTAATCCGTATAATGATAACAATAAAGAATCTGTAATGTTATCGTCTGTTTCTTTCGTATTGAATATATTATTTATCCAATCTATAATTTCTTTTTTCTTTTCAACTTTTTTAGTATCTCTTTTTAATTGAGATTTAAATCCTACTTCCTTTCTAGCAGTTATTGCGAATACTATTTTTATAGTTTCGAACGAATCATATAATTCAGAAAAACAGATTCCGCACATAGCCTTTAATTGACCGAAAGAATAACTATTAAATCCCAAATAAGAATTTTCTAATACTAATATAGAATTCTTCTTAGGTTTTATTTTTAATTTAAATTCTCTTATAAATTTTAGCATAAATTCTAATTTTTCAATATATTTTTCTGATTTTTCGTCGTCTTTATTTAAAATAGGTATTCTAAAAATAAAAGTACTAATACTTAAAGTTTTATTATTGGTTTCTAAAATAGATAAACCTGTTGTACTAGCAATATCTACCCCCAAAACGTATGAATTTCTTTTAATTTTAAATCCTAATTTTTTTTCAATGTCTTTAATTTTAAAGTTCATTTAAATATCTCTCCATAAAATATAGTTTATTTCCTATTTCTATTATAGAATAAAATCTATAACCATTCATTGTATAAGTATCTATTTCCCATTCATCCCAGATTTTTATTTCTATTGTAAAATTATTTTGTGCCATTTATTCTTGTAAAAAAGTAATTATGGAATTATGATGTAATCCATATTTATCTAATAATTGCATGAAAGAATCTTTAACATAAGCTGGAGAGTTTCCCATTATTTTTCTTTGTTCATTTTCTGCTTGCATACCCATTGCTTCTATTATCGCACACGCTATTTGAGAATTTAAATAGGCTACTTTATCCATTTTAAACCTCCTTATAAGGCACATGAATATAATCTAATATCTTACCTACTCCTAATTCATTAATACAATAATTATAAAGTTGAGGATGAGTTTTAGCCATGCATTGAAATTTATTAGGTTCCTTTTCTAAATGAGTTCCAAACATACAAAACATACATCCAGTTCTTAATTGTCCTTTATCATAAATAGTTGCATATTTTAGATTGTTCTTTTTAATATATGCCCAAACATCTTCTTCTAACCAAACTGATAAAGGTCTTGATTGAATCTTACCTTCAAAAGAATTACATCCATATTGTAAATAAGTAATTTCTCTCAATCTACTTTCATTTGCCATTGTACCGACATAGGGATGCAATCCTGTTTTCTTAGTATAATTTTTGAATGGAAGTTTTTTCATTACATCACAGCATTGGTCGGAAATTTTAAAAGGAGCCTTAATTAAAAATCTCCATTTTTCTGGTACTTTCCAACTTCCAGATGCTTTTTTTCCATCTCCTCTTATACCTGTTAAATAGAGGTTCCTTATTATTTTATTTCCTTTTGTAGGATTCTGTAAAGTTGAAATCATTGAAGCAATTTTTTTACTAGTAACTGGATAACCATAGGTATCTAAAACTTGTTTAAAAGTCATTTCGGGTCTAATAATTTCTACATTTTCAGTTTCTCGGACAAATTGTATCACTTCCGGCCATTCTAGACCTGTATTTACGAAGACTGCTTTGACATGAGGATATATTGACCTTACTAAATGTAAAAGAACTGTACTGTCTTTTCCTCCAGAAAAAGAGATACATACATCTCCTTCTAATTTTTCATAAAATTCTCTTATTCTTTTATTAGTAAACTTAATTTTTGCCTCTAAAGGTAATGATTGTCTTTGTTTAAGTTCCCAAATCTTTACTTTAGGCATTAATATCCTCCTAATTTTTTATCAAAAATACCTTCTTCTATTTCTTTCTTAAAACGAACATCCAAATCGGTAACATAAATTGGAGGAAATCTATCTTTTCCTTTTTTATTATTAATATGCCCCACTTTAAATGGACTTTTGGTTTTAGATTGCATTTTTAATAATTCTTTCCATAAATCGGGAAAATTCTTATACAAACCTCTTAATGATGTCATTGGTTGTAAAGGACAGCACCAGCACGATGCACTACTCATACACTTATAAAGATTCTCAAAATTGAATCCTTTATCTTTACAATAATCTAAACAATCCTGTTCAGTCATTCTCCATTCTATTAAAGGAAGTATTACTGTTTTATCATCTGCATATCTTTTTGCTCTATATTCTTCACCTTTTGTAAGTCCAAGATAATTAACAAAAGGTTTTTTGTCTTTTAAATATTTGTGAATTGCAGTTTTTTTCAATCCTGTACACCAACGAATATTGAAACGAGGAAATCCCAATCCAATTCCCCTTTTATTTGGTTTTTCATACATATACCATTCAAATGATTTTTCTGGTTTAAGCCAAACAATAGGTCTTTTAATATATTCTTCAACTTTTTTAACAGTAGTATAAATAGCAGGGAATTCCCATCCTGTATCAAAGAACAAAATTTCATCTATTTGCTTTTTTTCTTCAAGTAATCTTATAAGCATAGCAGTAGAATCTTTCCCACCTGAATAACTAACTATATAGTGCATTTCTTTTTCCTTTTTAAGAGAGAGAAGGAAGTTAAAACTTCCTTTTAGTTAATTCGTTCTATTGTTTTACCATTATCATTAAGAAGATAAACATTATTGACATCAACTACAATAACTTGAGCCAAAATTTGTTCAGCTTTAAACATATAAATCTTCTTAACTGAATCATTATCAATAATTATACTTCTCATTAACATAAATTGTTTATTCAAATCAGCATCTTGTGCATTTTTTACAGTAGTTTCGATAACCTCTACTGTCTCAATTTTATCAAAAAACTTCCACCCACAATTCATTTGAACTTTCATTATCATTTTTCTTCCTCCTTTTTATCTGCCTTTCTATCTATCTTCCTTCTCTCTTTTTTAGGTTTAATTTCTTTTATTAATGATAAATCCCATTTTAATGCTTCAAAAATATGTTCAACCTTTGAAATTATACTTCTTTCTATCATTTTAGACCACGCAATCTTGGATTTATCTAATAAATCTACAGTATTTTCATCAAAAGCAATTGGAATCATTATTTTGCTCCTTTTTTTAAATTATCAACTGCCCACAGAGGTTGTAAGTTAGTATAATGAAAACATTTGCGTTGTTCTGACTTTTTTCGCAAATCAAATGAAGCACAGGGTTTAATATGGTCTATGTGCCACAATCCATAGTTAGACCACGACATATTTTTTAAAAACTGTGATTCTAAATGTTGTTTTAATTCTTTTAAAGAACAACCAATTAATTTCAATATGGAAGTAGATTTATGAATTTTTTTTAATACTTTTCGCAATCTTTGTCTAAGACAAATTCGTATTCTAAAATTAATATCTCTATGGTACCTATTATATTTGTAAACATTATCTTGTTCGATGGTTTCTTTTTTATGGTCTTGATAATACTTTTTTCTTTGTAAACTTATTTTTTCTTTATTTAGTCGGTCATACTCTTTTTTATATAAAGCAATTTCTTTTTTATGAATTTTATTATAAATTTTTCGAATTAAAAGAATTTTTTTCTTATGTAATTGATAATATTCTTTTGCGTATTGTTTCCAATCTTCTTTAGTCCACATAATAAATCCACCAATAATTATCACCCAATTGCTTATCAAATTTTCCAAATATTTTTTTGCTATTATTTTTTGCTTGAATATGAATTGGTAATTTTCTAATAAAAGTTGTTCCTTTAGCATTTGTTACTATAGTTTTGTACTCTCCATCTTGTTTTGTTAATCTTGCAGGAAATCCAATATCTTGCAGGGGTAATGTTTTAATCTTTTCTTTTTCAGAATTAATCCATTTTACTATTTCTTCTTGTGGTTCTTCATTCATAATCTTTTCAATTAAAATCGTTTGAAATTCTTTAATGAATTTTGAACTATCTTTTCTTTTGGCTTCTATACCTTTGATTTCTTCTTTTAATTTTCCATTTAATTTTCTTAAATATCCTTTATAATGGCACATAGCTACGATTAAAATTTTTTCAAATCTACCTTCACATTCAAATTTAATATCAATTCTTTCTCTATTATATCTTTCTTTAGCCCATTGTTGTATTAATTGATTAAACAATTCTGTAGGATTTTCTTTTGATTCTATCATAATACCATCAGTATCCAAATAAATAACATTGATTCCTTTTTCTTTTATTTTATCTTCTGTATAATGAAGTAAATCTCTTGCAATTGAAGTAATTGCTGAAGCAATATGAACATTATAAAGTCTAAAAATCTTTAATCCACATACTCCAAAAAGAGAATTAACAACCGCTTTGATTGCATCATATTTTATTTGTAAATCTTTACCTTCTTCAGATTCTGGATTTGCTTGTTCTAATTCTTTTTTAATAGTATCTTTTTTATTTAATAATTTTCTTGCAATAATTGGTAATAAAGTATTTTGATTTTGTGTCATGTAAATAGAATATTTAAAAGTATTTGTTTCTCTATCAGTAATATCTATTTTCTGACTATGTTTATCTTCTGTTAAATTTGAAACATCTAAACATAAATTATTAATAATAGATGGATAAGTTCCCGAAATATCCATTTTCCAAATATTATTTTTAAAAAAACCTAAATCTGCTCTACGATAAGCTCCTTCAAATTCAATTTCATCAGAAATTTCTTGTCCATAATGTTTAGAGGGTAAAATGATTCCTTTTTGTTTAGCTTCTCGAAGTAGAATCATATCTATCATTTTAGAATTCCAACAAACATCCGACCACTCGCACATACTCATTCTTCTAAGTTCATCGTAATATTCTACAATTTCTAATTTCTTATCTAAATCTATCATCCTTCTTACATCGTTTATATTTTTTTCTTTAATTTCATCAGCCAATCTACTAAAATCTACCTTTTTATAAGACTGTTCTTTTAATTCTTTTTGACAAACTGCATCTAAAGCATAAGAAGATTCTGTACGGTAAATTTTCTTATACATTTCTAAATAATCCATAACACTTATACCAGCAGGAATAAGATTTGGTTCTACTTCTTGTTTACCCCCCAAATATCTTGCTTGAGCAATTGGACTTAACATTTCTGCCAATTCACATCCAAATAATTTTTTATATCGGGCACAAAGATAACGCCAATCGAATTCAATAAAATTCCAACCGCAATTATGTGTAAGCAAATTATTTGCTATAAATAAATGATGTTTGTCCAGAGTAATATCTATTAACTTTAAATTTTTTATATTTTTAATTTGTTTTATTGAATTAAAAAAATATGTGTTTATATATTTATTCAATTCATCTAATTTTGTTATTTGATACTTGGATAGTTTGTTAGTTTTTATTATATCGATAATATAATGCACAAATTCTCTTGTAATTGTTTGATTTGAACAAAAAAGTTTCATTTTATCTTTATAGGAAAGTTTAACATTCCATTCTTCGATAAGTTTTAATAATAAATTTTTAATGGGAATGGTATCTATATGATTAACTGTATGTTTTAAAAATAACTTCTTTTTTGGATGTTTTAAAAATAAACGATAATTCTTAGAAGAACTATAAATTCTTAAAGTATAACATTTTTGTTTTGATTTTTTACCCGAATATCCATTATCTTTTTTATTCGGGATTCCGATTCCCCACAAAACCCAAGACATCCAATCAATCAAAACTTCATTAGTATTGCTAAATGATAAACTATTTCCTGTATAAGTGCCATCTGCATCTATCAACCCACTAATAATATTAGTTTGTTGATTTGTATTTAATCCATAAAGATAAATACTTAAATTTTTATACAATATATCTATACTTTTTTTCCAATCATTAGCTTTTAAAGAATTTTTGCTATATAGATGATAACAATTATTATACTTATGAAGATACATGGCTATTCCATTTCTATTGAGTATTTTTTTAACTATACCCATCATTTCTTCATTGTCATCTCTTACTTCCAATCGATTCTGTTTACCTTTTGTACCATCTCCCAAATAATACCCCACAAACCAAAAATATTCATCTTCTTGTCCATAATAGGGTAAATAATTTATTGGGGTTAAAATAAAATCCTTTTTTGTTAATTCTTTTGCTTGTTTTATTGTTTTAAAATTATCATGTTTATAAACTAAATTATTAAGATTAGTAATTAAAAATGGATGATTTTTTGAAGATTTGATTGTATTTGTTCTTGTTTGTATTTCTAATCCTTCTTCTTGTTTCTTTGATATTCTGATAATTTTTGCTTTTGTAAAATCATTATGGCGATTAATTGATAACACTTCCTCTTCTAATTCTATATCTTTTAAAATTTTAAAACCTTTATGGGTTTTAATTTTTGTATTTTCATCTAAACACAATAAATCAAATTGTTGCTCTTTTATCCATTTAACGAAGGCATCCAATAATTTTTTTTCTAATTCACTCCAATCTTTAACAGCAATTCTAGGGTCTAAATAATCTTTTAAATAAAATGTTTTAATCTCTTCTGTATAAGAATTAGAACATGAAATACATGAAATCGGCTGTTCTGGATAAAGATAATTGGGTAATTCTTTAGTAAGAACTTCGATGTCTATGAAAGAATACTTTAAATCTGATTTACCAAAACTGACGATTTTATCTATAATATATCGCTTTGTGAAAAGTATATCGGCTTCATAACTTCCTTCATCTCTACGATTCTTTACATCAGAAGGACGAGAACAAAGGACTTTATTAACTTTTTTATTGTCTATTGTTTTAAAAATTCCAGTAGGCGAGACTTGATAGAAATAAGGAAAGAAAGTTTTATCCTTAAACAAAGAAAGAGTTTTTCCGATTCTATGCCACACATAAATTTCTCTCCCCACATTAGCAATATTACAAACGTTAAAGTTTAACATAATATTTTTTTTAAATTAAATAAAATTAAACAAAATTTATCAAACCAATTCATTTCTATCTCTATCCATAGTTTATTATCTTTAATATAACTTTTTGATTTTCTCAAATAAAAAGGTAATTTCATTTTATCTCCAATCCACAATTACCACAATTATTCGATAATTCATTTTTTAAAGGTATTTCACATTGACAAGGAATTCCATTTGTATTATCTACTGGAGTAATCAAATCTTTTGTTGCTGCTATATAATCTGCGGTATAAACTACTAACTCTAATAAAGTATAATCTTTTATTTCTTTTTTAATACTTGCTGGAGTCCATCGACCCATATGATAACGAATACAATTATCAATTTTTTGAATTAATTCTATAGATAAAATTTCTTTTGCATAACATAAACAAGCATTAATCGGATGATTTTCAAAATCTGCATAAGTATATTTTGGGTCATTGGATGGAGTTTTCGCAATATCATGTAAAATAGTAGCAGCCAAAACTATATCTCGGTCAAGATTAAAAATCCCCCATCCTTCACATAATCTATTGACTATATATACTACTCTTTTAACATGAATAATTAATCCACCTTTTTTACAAGTACATTGTGGATGATATTTACCTGTTGAAGATGCCATAGCGATAAAAAAATAATCAGAAGCATTTTGCAAAGTTTTTTTAGTAAAGTCTTTAATTTCTTTATTTTGAATTAAATTAATTTCTTTTTCCAATACATTTTTATTCATTTTATGCACCCCCAAAACATCCTATTCCTGGTTTTCGTTTATAAATGGGTTTTAGGTTTTTAAATTAAAGCTATAATTATTAATATCCTTAAAAATGTAATAATAATTAAACCTATTCCTATACCTATAATATTAGCTAACATATCTAACCAATCAAAACCTGTTCCATAAAAACGGTCATATATTTCTTTAAAAAATCCTAATAATAACGTTAATAATACTCCTAATGTTATACCTAAAAATAATCCTAATAAAATCATTAATGTTAAAGATACATAAAAATGCAATAATTTATCTTCCATTAAATTTCTCCAAAATAACCCAAACCTGGTTTTTTTCTTGTTATAGGTTTAATTTCTTCCATTTCTTTTAAAAAATGAGTAATAGCAAATACTTGAAATGCTTGAAATAAATGATTTGCTCCTTTACAACTATATAATATTTTTCCTTGTTTACTTCTTACTACTATAATATTATTTATTTGAGTATCTAATTTAATATCTTCATAACATTGTATTTTCTTATTATAAAAAATATCCTTTAAACATTGAATAGACCAATCTACAACGTTTGCTTTTTTCATAACAGGATGTCCTTCTTTATCTCTTATTTCTTTACCTTTATCATCTCTTTCAAAATCTATTTCTATATTAGAATTAAAATCTATAGGGATGATATTTTCTGGGTATTTTTTAATTAAATGACTATATAAAGATTTCCCTACACCACTAGAATGGTCTAATCCTACAATATTAGGTTGTAAAATTTCTATTAAATATTCTATAAAATCCTTTTCTTCATCTGGAGATAATTGAAAAGTAGTAATTCTATAAATATATTTATAAATTTTATTTGTTTTAGAAACGATAATATATTCCGAAGGTGCTCCGCCTTCTCCTACGTCGAAATAAATTCCTAAACTTTCTGCATTATTTGGTTTTTCTATAATAATAATTTCTTTATATCTAAAATAACTATCTTTATTTACTTCGAATGATTTTATAGGAATACCCATACCCTGCTTATCTAAAATATAAGTTTGTCTAATTCGTTGAATATCAAATACACTTTCTGCTCCTTCGATGACTTTTCCATCTATTTGAACTTGATATCCGATAGAATCCTTTCCTCCGAATTCCTTTATAGCGTCTGCTTCTTTTTTATCGTTCCAAGTCGGATTCACGTAAGAAGGAAGATTAACAATTTTCTTTTTATTTTCTAAATTAAAAAATATTTCTCCCATTGGAGATGTTTTTGTAAAAGTTGTCATACCGCTATTATGAACAATAAATCCATTAGCTATAAATGAATGACATTTAGTTTCTATATCATATACTTGTTGATTTTCTAAATATCCTTTACATTTTATCTGTTCTTTATTAAATATTGGTCTACGAATATTAAGAATAGTTTTCCTATATCTTAATCCTTTTTTACAAGGCATTTCGTAAAAAGGTAACTCATATTTGTTAATCGAAAACTGCACAGATTTATTAGATTCTCTATAATTTTTACAATATTTTAGTTTTAATATATTTAAAATAGATTCTATTTTTTCAACTTTATTCCTATTAGTTTTATTTGATTGGGTAATCATCATGGAACCATCATTTCCCAAATATCCATCTCCAATAATAAATCCAATTAAAAAACCATACATACTATCTTTCAATATTTCTAATTCTTTATATGCTTGTAACATTATATAATTGCTATTTCTATTAATATTAAATCTATATGGAGTTTTTTTGTTCCAACCATGTTTTTTTTGTTCTATTTTAGTATACATTATATTCAATTTTTGTAATAACCATTCAATAAAATCAACTTCATCTGATTGATGTATTATAAATTGATGTAAGATTTCTTCTTTTCCTTTTAATATATAATGAGAACCATCACTTTCTATTAAACCTATTAATACCCCTCTTAAATAATAATCTATATTATGCAGATAATTAATACTTTTCATAAAATATTTATATCTCATACATCCATAGGCTTCTCGCCATTTATAAACTTTATCTCCTTCACTCAAACACCGAATTTTATGTTCGGGAGTTAACCACAGTTCATTTCGACTATCATCTATTTTAATAACATCTCGTATTCCAGAATCAAATAAATTTAGTACTTCAGTTTCTATTAGAGAATTTTGTTTTTCATCCCAAGCAATAATTAAATCGTTTTGTTGTATATCTTCTATATTTTTGGTAGAAAAATCAAACATTAATATTTTAGTTCCTTCTCTAATACAAAAACGATTTATACATCCTTTTTCAGATTGAGCCATTAACATTTTTCCAGAAACATCTTTAGTAAGATAACTAGATTCTTCCATATATTGTCTATCATAATGTTTACCGAAATATTGTCCACCTGGATTTTTACCTGTAATATTTTGATTAACACTTTCTAATAAAAGTCCACTATCAAAATTTAATTTATAGGTGGGACTCCGTAAGGGATGACAATTTAAAAATTTCATTATTTTATGATTCTCAAAACAATTAATTAATTTTTCAAAGATTTCTAATAAATGTAGTTTATCATAAGAAGAAATAACAGCCCATTTATAAACTTGATTAAAAGTACAAACTAAAACATCTATTGTAATAGCAATAATAGATTTGCCTGTAAGACGACCTCCTAATGCATAACTTTCTGCTAGATTATTTTTTACTTCCCAATTCTTTTCTTTAGATAATTTTTTATCTTCTAAAAATAAAGAATCATAACTCAACATAGGATATTGATATAATCTTATAAACCCAAATTTATTCTTATCAAAAACTCCTAGAGAATCAAAATCGTGAAATAAAATCTGAGATGCACTTATTGGATGAGTCATTACTTCAAAAAATATTAAATCTTCTTGTTTAATTTTTAGTATCATAAATCTAATTCTCCAAAAAATATTTAAAATACACAAACCAATAATCTCTATTATAATTAACTTTTGAATTACAACTATTACAAACTGTAATTAAATTATTTTCGTTACAATTTTGTTTATCATAATCGATGTGATGAATTAATATTCTTTTTTCTTGTTTAGTTAGATTTTTATTGGTAATCATCTTATTTCTTGATAATATTTTTTTAAATTTTCAATAGTAGCAGGAATTATGGTTTGCGTAAGATTATTACATTTTTTACATAATTTTTCAAAACATAAATCAATTCTGCATTTGGGATATTTATTTTTTATTATTTTTAAATTATTAATTAGTTGTTTTAAATTTTTAGCTTCTGGTAAAGATATTTTGTTAGGAAATTCAACACAATCACAAGGTACTACTACTTCAAAAGTAAGATGTTCATCACGAATAGTTTTCATTCTATTCTCCTTTTTTTAAATGCTATCAAAAAACAAATAATTAAACTTGCTATAATAATTAAAATTCTTTGTAATATAATCATCTTTGTTTTATTTCTCCATTGTAAAGATGTTCAATACAAAAAGAATTTCCCATTCTACATCTAATTATCCCTAACAATTCAGAAACTTTCATATTTTCATGTAAAACATAATTTTTGTATTCTTCATTTATAATTCTATGTAAATCAGATTCTAATTCGTGTAATTTTTCTAAATAAGTCATCTTATTCTCCCTTTTTTAAATATAAATTTTCGTAGAGATATGTAATTTAATTGTATTAATTTTTTTAATTATTTCAATTTGTTCGTCTGTAATATAACCTTCATAATCAGAATAACCTTTAGCATTTCCTCCTGAATTTTCTAAGCCAAAAGATTCTAATAAATTTCTATTTATTCTATTATCTTCTGGTTGTATTTGTAACCAAACGAAAGTTTTCATTTTATTCTGCCTTTTTTAAATAAATATTTTCATAAATAAAAGTAATATACTTGCTATTAACTCCCATTATTTCTGCACAATCTTCTAATGTTACTTTTTTATAATGATACAGTTCCATTAACTTTACATTGTAAAGGGTTGTACCTCTAAACATACTAGCTTTTTCTATATCATAACCTTCTAATTTCATAATCTGTCTACTTAATGCTTGACAATATGGGCATTTATAATAAATTTCTCCGCCATGTTCGTTATAATAATTTAATGCTTTTTCTTTTAATTCGTTCCAAGTATTTATAAAAGAATCGTTTCCTTTATCTTTAAGCATACCTAATTTTTCTTTTAATTGTAAAATTTGGGTATCTAAGTCTAATATTTTTTCTGTCATTTGAAGAGGAATAGCACCTTGTTTTTCGTCTCCTTCTTTTTTAATAAATGTTTGAATTCTTTCTTTTAAAAGTTCTAAATAAACTAAATTAATTAGAGTACTTTTTTCTGCAAGACTTTCAAAAGAATTTTCTTCTACATATTTATAATAAAGAGAAATGGCTCTATCTATCTCTTCATCTTTAAATCCTATAAAAGAAGTAGTTAATTCTTTTTCTTCTAATTTTCTTTGTGCTAATTTATCTATTTCTTCTTCAGAAAAATCTTTATACTGCTTCAAACCTTTTAATCTTTTTATTAATTTATCTTTATCTATCATTGTCTTTTCTCCAATCATTTAAATTTTCATTCCAACGTAATTTATATTGGGTATCCATCCAGAATAATAACCAAAGAATTCTAATACTCAATCCTCCTAAATTTAATGATAAAATATTATTACTCCAATAATAATAATTTTCTTCGCACCAATTGTGAAAATCATTTAAAGTTTGTAATCCTAAATATCTAAAATCTGGTAATTTCTTAGAAGATTTTTTTCTCATTAAAGCATAATAATTTTCGTACATTATTTTTTACTCCAGTTCTTCCCAATGGATTAGTTCCATAGTTCTTTCTACATTTCCTATTCCTACACATTCATTATCACAAAAGAAAAATTCTATTTCAGGAATTCCTGTTAATTCTTCTATTGCCTTTTCTAATTTATAAATTTCTTTAGAATAATTGTCTTGAATTAATTTATAAGTTTTTAAAAAAGGTTTTAATCTTTTTATTGATTCTTTAGTTTTTGGATATTTATATTTTTTCATTCTTTTATTCCTGTTTTATAATTAAAAATAGTAGCTATTTCGTTTCCTTCTACACAATTCGATATTTGAGATTTTTCTACATGAACAACTAAAGAAAATCCTGTTTGTACTTTTTCTACTACTTCCTTACCTTTTTCGTCTATCTCACCTGTCTTTACTTTTTCAAACTCTCCATCTGCTTTTTGACCTCTACGTAATCTTAATATTAATCTACTATTATGAGCAAGAGCATGTCCGCCACTTAAAACTTCGCACTTAATAAACGAACCCAAATCTAATCTACTTTGACCTATTAGAAAAATTGCACATTTAGCGTCAGCAACAAAAGGAGTAGCCATTCTAAAAAATTGAGAAAGTTTTCTAGCTAGAAGTGCCATCGAATCGTCTGCTACTGAACGTTCTTTATCTGCTTTACCTTCGTATTGTTCTCCGTGAGGAGACATTCCATGTAAAGAATCTAATACTATTAGGTCTGTTACTTTTTCTTTACATAATTTAATTACTACATCTAACGTTTCCTCAGCTTCTTTTGTAGCAATATAAACTAAATTTTCAGTATCTACTCCAAAAGATTTTGCCCATTCCGCATTATAAGACCTTTCCATATCTATATAGGCAACTATTTTTCCTTGTTTTTGAGTAGTAGCAATTAGTTTATAAGCTATTGTAGATTTACCTACACCTTTACTACCCCAAACTGTAGTATATGTTCCTGTAGGAATTCCTCCATTTGTTAATTTATCTAAACATTTATATCCGAAAGATAATCTTTCTCTTGCTTCTATTTTATTAGCGTAATCTATAGAAATATTTTTATTTCCTTTATTTATATCTCTTAATACTGTATTAAGTTTATCTTTTCTTTCTTGAGAAATTTGTTTATTATTTTCTTCTATTAAAGGATTAGATACTATCTTTCCTTCTTTGGCATCTTGTAATCCTTTTTTTATTAATGCTTCAGTTTTACTGGATAAATTTTTAGGTAAATCTATAAAATCTCCTGTACCATTAAATTCTATCGAATTATTTTCTAATTTATTATCTTGTTTTCTATCTTTTAATAATTTTTTAGATAAATTTTTATTTGCTTCTTTTAAAAGTTCATCAGAATTTTTACAATCTATATCTTTAAAAATATTATTACCCCCTCTAGAAATTTTATTTTTACTACCTTTGGGTCTTCCACGTTTAGACATTCAATCCTCCCATTATTCTATTACAAAAAGGACATTTATATTCAAAAACACTTTGTCTAATTATTATAAATGCTGGATAATTAAATTTTCCATGACAATCAGGACATTCATAATTAAATTCTTGAATAGGAACTTTAGAGGGAAAACGATAACAGCAACCATTACAAGTTCCTCCGTAACATTCTCCTTGTAAATAATTACAATACATTTTATTCTCCTTATTCTAAATTATTTAATCTTTCTATTTCTTTTTTTAGTTCTTCTATTTCTTTTAATGCTTCACAAAGAGGACAATCTCTTCCCTCATAAGCAATATCACAACCATTACAATAATTCATTATAGTTCTCCTTTTTCTATAAAATCTCTTTCAGTAAATGTTGGATAGGATTTAATTTCGTCAATTTCTTTCTCCCATTTTTTCCAATTCTCTTTTGATTTTTCTGTTTCGTGAGGAATTCTAATTCTAAAACCGCAACACATTAAAACAAAAGTAAATTCATAAGCACCACACATTATATCATTTTCAAATTCTATGTTAATAAATTGCCAAGTATTCCAATTATAGGTTTTCCATAAAAAAATCTCGGTTAAACATTGCCAAAAAGAAATCATTAAACCATTATTAAATTCAAAATTGATACAATCAATAAATCTTCTTTCTATTTTCATGTTTTCTCCTTTATAATCCTGTTTGTAATCTTTTTATTGTTTCTATTTCTTCTTCATGTTCGGATAAAATTCTGTTATATTCGTCTAATACTTTTAGTCCTTTATCTACATAATCATTTAACCATCCAGATGCTCCAGGAATAACTCTCCTAACATATTCCCATAAATAATTGTGTAATTCTCTAATATAATCAAAAATCTCACTATCTTGGTCTATTTTATCTTGTGCTAAAAATCCATCGGGTCTGGGTTTCATGTTTGCTCCTTTAAAATTTTAAAAAAATCCTCACAATCAATTACTATCCATCTTTTACCGTCATGATTTTCTAATGCTAACAAAGGTATTTTTTGTGTATTAATTGGTAGTTGTGCCAAAAGATGATTCCATACATTATTATTTACTTGAACAGATTTTGTATTTCTTTTTTTACATTCTACAAAAAATTTATAACTGACTATATCTCCTATATCATTTCCACAACCAGACCCCCTACTCAATCTTGCCTGTGGGTCTATTTCTTTTACTTTAGAAAGAATATACTCTTCTAATTTTTTACCTATTTCTCTTTTAGTTTTCATTTTCTATTTGTAATCGTAATTTAAGATAATTAGAAAGTTCTTTTACAAGATAAGGATGAAAATTTTCTATTATATAAAAATGTCTAATTAATTTTTCTAAATTTTTTATATTATTTTTTATTACTTCTAATTCAATAATATCATCACGAATACAATCACATAGATGATTTAATCTTAATCCTTTTAAACAATTTTTATGAGCCATTTTTATTCCTTTATTTATAAATTAAAACAAAATGTTTTATTTCGTCTTTTGTCCATTTTTTTGAATAAATTTATATAACTTTTTTGGATTTATATCTTCCAGAATACAATGAGATTTTTTATAATATTCTTTACAGGGAAATTCACTTAACCAAAAGGTAATTAAACATAATTGCTTATCTCTATGGTTCTTAAATTTAGATATTATTTCTTTTTCTTTTTTATTTAGGTTCATTTTTTAATCTAATAAATAATCCATCTCGTTTGAATTCAGAAATATGAGCAAGATAAATATCATTGCCTTTGTAATAAAGAATAAATTCTGTTTCATCATCAGTAAAAGCTCCGAATCCTTCAAAAAAAGAACCTATTTGATTAATATCCAATTCTCTTACTTTTTTTTCTAAATCTTCATTTATTTTTATCATTTTTTATTTCCTTTACAATGCGATTGAATAATTTCTTCCAGTAATTTCTATCATGATTTACCAATATTATTTTTTTTCATCTTCTTTTATATTTTTAATTATTTTATTGAATTCTCTGCGTTGCTCTACGATTTCGAGTTCTTCTTTTATCATTATAAAACTCTGCATAAGAATTTGTTCGCTCAAGATTATTTTTTGTTTTATTCCAGAATGATTTTTAAACATTTTTTTTAATAAAGAATATTGTCGATTCATTATGTGATACACTTCATTTAATTTTTTAATTTGTTTAATTATCATATTAAATCTTTTATTTTAAAAATTCTAGTTTGATGGTCATACATGCAAGGAAGTATATAAGTACAAAAATTTCCTCTAGGTTCTTTTATTTTACTAATATCCCAATGACCTTCTGTATGATTTTCGTTATCTTGGATATAACGTGCTGCAAAAGTAGGAAAATGGTCTATTAAATTTGGAGCAAACCATTCATAGTTTTGTTTTAATTGTGTAAATATAATTAATATACCTCTTTTTCTTTGTAATTCATCATTCAAATGTTTTAAAGTTGTATCGGTTTCTGCTTTATTTTCCAAACATAACCAATCTATTATTGTAAAAGAATTTGGTTCTAGTTCTACAGCTAAAGGATTAGCATGTTGACAATGAAAGAATTTACCTTCTATTTCTAATAATTTAGCTATCTTTTGGAAACGAGACCCTGCTTCGTTATAAACATAATAGGGTTTAATGTCTTGTTCTATCATTTCTTTTAAAATATTAAGTGCTATTGTAGTATTGTGATTAACAAATCCATTACACCAAAATTGATTATTTGTACTATATTTTTTATTTTCTATATTAAAGTCATAAACATATTTTTCTTCATTTAAATAAATTTTAGAAATTATTTTATCTATAAAATATGCATCTTTATAAAATTGATTATTTCCAAAAGTTTTTATTTTTGATTTTCTTTTTATATTCTTTAGCAATTTAATATGTTCATATTTAATCGGATTGAAAATATTTAAAAATTTTAATCCAAATTCAGATGTTATAAAAATTTTATAATATTTATTATTTTTATATTTTTTAATTATTTTTTCTTCTTTTTTACAAAAAATACCAAAATTTAATAACATTATATGTAATACATCTATTATTTTTTTACTTGCCATTGTTAATTCCAAAGAAGTTCCATGACCTAAACTACTCTCGCAACTAAACAATGCTCCTATAAAATTTCTTTGAATTTCTTCATTTCCTTGTAAAATACATTTAGGAACATATCTATCAGGAGATTTTATATTTTTAATATGAGTTGATTGTTTCAATACTCTTTGTTTAAACCATTTTAATAAAATAGACGAATTTATAGAAATTTTTAAGCAATTATTTTCTATAGTATAATTTGGTTTTAAACCATAAATATTTACAATTAATTTTATATCTTTTGCTATTGTATTTTTTTCTGTTTTGCTATTAGTATATATATGTATAGAATTTTTATCTAAACTTCCGTCTCCTATAATATATCCTATTAATCTTGCTAATTCTGGAGTTATTTCTTTTATAGATTTGACTAATTTTTTTGGATTTGATGTTAACGATTTTTTATACCAATAATCTTTTTTAAATTGTTTTATATTTCCTGCAAAATGTTTTGGAGATACAATTAAAATTTCTTCATTTTTTTGAATATCTTTTAATGCTTTAAACTCTGTTTTATATTGTCCATTATTAAAGTTTTTTACAATTGTCATAATTTTATGATTTGGAGTAGCTTCCAATTCGTATCCATATTCTGTTGATATTTTTATAGTTTCTTTTACTTTTTCTTTCCAAAAATAATTTGGAGACCTATAAGATTTATCTTGTAATTTTCCTGTAAACAATTTAATATGTTTTCCTTTATCAATTGAAATTCCATCATGTTTTTTATTGCCAAAATCTGCAATATCTATTAGTCCATAATTTGTTGTTAAATATCCATTTGTTAAACATTTTCCTTCGTTAGTTTTTCCACCTAAAATTAAACAATCTGCATCTTGAAATAAAGCTATATTATTAAATAAAGGCATTTTATATTGATATTCTTCTATAACTTCGGGAGTAGCATCCGTCCAATCAATTTTTTCTTTATATTGATAGCGACCTCTACCTAAACGAATAGCTTTACCTTCTTTTACAAATTTAGAAAGATATTTATCTATGATAGCTCTAGATAATTTTAAACTTTCCATTATATCTTTGGCTGATACGTCATTTTGAATTAATTTCAAATATTCGTAAATCGCTTTTTCGTGGCTTTCGGATTCTGAGACCTTATAAGTTGAAAGACTACCTAACATTCCTTTTATTTCATGATAAGGTAATGGAGGTTTAAAAAAATTATTTGAAATTAATGATAAAATATAAGTAGTATCTTCTATACTAAATTTATTTATTAATGCTCCACCCATACTTGTAAGAGTATTATTTCTTCCTTCTCCTTCTTTTATTTTTTCTACTTCTGGAATAATTATTTCTGAAGAAGATTTTTTTTCATTTCCTATTTGTTTAAAAGACAATAACATAGTTTTTATGTCTTCTGGTATTTGTTTTATTTCTATGCCCAAATTAACCCATTTATATTCAAGATTATCTATTTTAGAAGGAGCTATAACTATCTGACCGCCTGTATTTCTAATATCTATATGTAATCCTCCTAAATTAGTACATTGTTGTAAATCTTTGTCAAATTGAAATACAAAATGTTTACCATGAGGAGTATTAGCTGTTAAGGTTTTACATTCATTTATTTTTTTATAAATTTGTTCTAATTCTTGAGCAGGAGCTACTTTTAAATCAATATCAATAACAGTTACATTACTTTTTGAACAATTTAAACCTATATTGAGTCCATTATTTAACCACTTAATCCACGTTGTTTTTTCTCTATGTTCAGTATTTACCCAATCTTTTTCAAAAGGAATTTTAGAGTTATTTAATAAAGGGATTAAAGACCAACCATAATTCTGATATGTAGTTAATTCTATATACATATCTAATTTTAATTCTTCTATGAGATAACTAATAATCTCGGCATCTGATTTATCTTTTTTATCAGGTTCTATTAAACGAACTGCATCAAACATATTTCCCTTCCATCCACAAATTAGACAATTTATTTTATCTGAACTAGGGATAAAAGTAGCTGTAGGATTATTTGTTGAAAATTTATGTTCGTTTATACGTGGACAAGTAAATAAAAATTGTCCTTTCTTTGTTATTTTTTGAAATCCTTTTATTTTTTTAGAAAGATAATCGAATAATTTATCTTGTAAATTCATTCTTTATTCCTTTTTCGTATTCTTCTTTTGTGATTTCTTTTCCATTAATATAATAAATTATTGCTAACTCAAGTTCTAATCTGCATAAACTACAGATTTTAATTTTAGGATTTAAATCTTTTACTTCTCTTTTTTTACATAACAAACAAATCATTTATTCTGCTCTCAACCATTCCAACAATTCGTCTGCTAACATTTTAGTGAATTGAGATGCTGTTTCAGGGTCTGCAAACTGTTGAGAACTCGCTACTGCTGCAGCAGCATTTAAAGCGTTTCCTCGTTGAATCTGAGCTGTTTTTTCTGGATTATCATAAGATGTTTTAGTATAAGTTTTAGTTTCTTTATCTGTAGCAATAGATTTTGTTGCTCCTTTTTTATTACAAGTGTAACAAGTTTTATATTTATTATCTTTTAATTCTTTTCCGCAAGCTTCACAAGCAAATCCTGTAGATGTTGTTTCTTTTTT